ACATAGACTACTTGAGAGATACCATAGCAGAAGAAATAAAAAAACACAAACTCAAAGTAATGCCTCTTGAGTTACCCAATGGATATTCTGCATCAAGCGCATCTATGTGTCCGTTAAAGCTGCCAAGTGAAGCAGAAGCTAGAGGTCATTGTCACCAACTTTGTGAACAATATTGGAAACAAACATGAAATCGCTACAAGAACGCCTACAGGGTTTCAAACAAGTAAAATACACCAGAGTCAAACGTGATGGTGCCAGCTATGCTCAAACCGAAACATTTGCTCTGCGTGTGTTAAAAATCTGTGTGTGGACCTATAGCAGGTTGCAGTCCTCGGATCAAACCGCAAGACTACTACGCGACATCATTGATTTTGTGCTGCGTAGATATCATGGCTACTGTATCAAAGAAAACATCGGAGCACATTATCGTGAGCTAGGTCTCAAACCTGATACCAAGTGTGACTTTGAACATGTGCTGCCTGCTGCTGTGGCTAGAGATCTGCTGTTAAACGGGCGTATCTCTGCTAGAGAAGCCTTAAATATCCCAACCTGCCTTGTGAGCAAAAAGAACCACAAGAAACTCAATAGTCAAAGTCTGGCCAGTACCACGCCTGACATCTATTGGTTTTGGCAACGCTATCAAATTCTGGGCATCCAAGTTGAAACACATGATGGGGTGGCGATTGACACTGTGACCTGGAACCTAGACAGTCATTATCAGCATTTTGGCATTCACTAATGCAATTTAATACTTGTATTGATTCCATTAAAAAATACAATGGAAAAACCTAAAAAAATAGATTGCAGTTATGATATATAATCTGTATAATTGCAATGCAACATTTTTTTTACAGGAGAAATCAAATGAAAGTAACAGGAACCAAAACCGAACAGCATCTAAAGGATGCATTTGCAGGCGAATCCAAAGCTAACCGTCGCTATCTGTATTTCGCAAACATGGCTGACATCGCAGGTGCCACTGACGTAGCCAACATCTTCCGTCACACCGCAGAGGGTGAAACAGGTCATGCGCATGGTCACATGGAATACTTGATCGCAGGTGGTTCAGGTGATCCAGAAACTGGCCTGCCAGCTGGTGACATTGTGCAAGCTCTAGAAAGTGCTATCCATGGCGAAACGCACGAGTACACAGACATGTACCCAGGCATGGCACGTGATGCACGTGACGAAGGCTTTGATGAAATCGCTGACTGGTTTGATACCTTGGCCAAAGCAGAACGTAGCCATGCTGGCAAGTTCAAGAAAACCCTAGACGCATATCGTTCAGAGAACGCCTAAAATGCTTACCTCACAAGACCTATATTCGTTAGAACAGTATAGTGCTCGCCGCCCGGAATTCAAACTCCGGGCAGTGCAACATCGTAAGCAAAGGCAGCTTCAGCTGGGGGCAAACGTCACTCTGCATTTTGAGGATCGCGTCACTGTACAATACCAAATTCAAGAGATGCTGTTGATCGAGCGCACTTTCAGTCAACAAGGCATACAAGATGAACTTGATGCTTACAATCCCTTGATTCCCACAGGCTCAAACCTCAAGGCCACTATGACCATTGAGTATAGCGACCCAACAGTGAGAGCTTACCAGCTGGCGCTGTTGCGTGGTATCGAGGATCGTGTGTTCCTGCAGGTAGAAGGACACCAGCCTGTGTATGCAGTGGCTGACGAAGATCTTGATCGCAGCAACGATGTTAAGACTTCGGCTGTACACTTTCTGCGTTTTGAGCTCACAGCAGACATGATCACTGCTCTACAGAACCAGACCACTGGGTTGACTGTGGGTGTTGATCATGAAAACTATCTGCACAGCACTCCTGTGCCTTTGAGCACTATAAATAGCTTGATCGCAGACTTTGCTGATCAACCAAGACTGGCTTTATCCTGATCAGGGGACTGTGTGTTAGATTGTTTGATAGTAGGTGATAGCATTGCCAAAGGCATTGGTCAAGTTAGGACTGAATGTGTGACTCTTGCACAGAGTGGCATAAACAGTCGAGACTGGAACAATATCTATATTAAAAAGGTCAAGCCTGCCCGGACCACAATTATCAGTCTGGGCAGCAATGACTACAAAAGTCTTAACACCGAAGTAGAACTCATAGCATTGAGAACTCACGTAGCAGCGGATCAGGTGTTCTGGATAGTGCCAGCAGTGAAATCAGACAAGCAAGATCTAGTGAAAAAAATAGCCAAACAGTTTGGTGATACGTTTATAACAATACCAGAACTTGCACCTGATCGAGTGCATCCTACCAGTCGTGGATATAGACAGTTGGGAATACTAACCAAATGAAGTACGTTGTAATTTTAATGTTGTTCAGCAGTTCTGTACTAGCCAATGAGGCTGAATCACTAGCTAAAAAATCAGCATGTTTGGGCTGTCATAGCATTGAACATATTGGTATCAGTTACCCACCTGCTCTGACACGTGTGGCAGAAAAACACAAAGACGATCCTGAGCATGTGAAAAACGTGATAAGAAATGGCAAAGGAAAAATGCCTGCTCATCCCACGCTTACCGATGAAGAGATTCGTATACTGACCAACTGGATTTTGAGCCTAGTAAAATAAGCCCCGAAAAGGGGCTTTTTAATGGAGGTAAAAAATTGTTAGAATCGCACAAAAGAACCATAGCCAGGGCAGTATGTTGGCGAATCATTGCCACACTGGTCACAGCAATCTGGGCCGGTTGGAGTGGAGCAATCATGGCCAATATCGTGTTAACCGTTCTGCATTATGTACATGAACGAGCCTGGTTGCGAGTGAAATGGGGACAACACAATTGACAAAAAATGTCTAGAGCTGTATACTGATCTGAACGCCATTGTCGGGAGTCTTTATGTTGCAATATCAAACCATCTATGCAGTGAATCAAGCCAATTATAGATTGGCAGTGGGCAAACGTGATCGATATGGATGGAGTAGGCAAAACAATCGTGAAGCAGATCAGCTCACTGTGTTTACTCTTGGTCAACAGGCAAACCGCGAAAGTTCGGAGAACCTTGACAATCTACTGAAATTAGGCGAAAAATTTCAACAAAGCTATGTGGTTTTTACCGACCACAAGATACAGTTTTTGGGTGCTGCTACCACTGACGTGGTATCAATTGCTAAAAATCTATATTCTGATGAGTGGCGAGAAGAATTTGAAGAGTGGGGCGATCACAAGGGCATCAGTCGTTTGAGGCCATATTCTGAACGCAGCAGTCAGGGCGCTGTGACTCAACTGTTGACTTGGAAGAGATGTTTTGCTCTTGCCAAACACCAAGGTGTATACAGTGTGAAGTCTGGTAAGAAAATAACCAACAGACGAGAAATCATTCAAAACTTTTGGGACTTTGGTTTTGCTTCTCTGCGTGGCAGACCCTTGACTGTGGCCACGATAGCCAGTGTTGGTGAAAGATCCGATCTAGAAGCGATCACAGAACTGGCGCAAATATACTATCACAAGCGTGGCTTCAGCGAAGCTGCTAAAAAAATGGTAACTAATTTTACCAGTTTGAACAGAGTGGCAGCTTGGCCTGATGCATGGTAAAAGGCAACCCTAGACCTTGACTTACGTCAAGACTCTGTGTATAATTGCCTAACCTAACATGGTATAGGACGACCTATAAAAACAAACCAGCCATGTACTGGCCTTTTTTTGAAAGGAAAAAACATGGCTGGACGTAACTTTTTATTTGTACCTGGACCTACCAACGTTCCTGATCGCGTACAACGGGCTATGGTTGTATCAATGGAGGACCATAGATCGCCCGACTTCCCTAGTATTACTCATCAAATCACTACCGGACTCAAACGAGTGTTCAAGACTGAATCAGGCACACCATTTGTGTTTCCCAGTTCAGGCACCGGCTGTTGGGAAGCAGCCATAACAAACACACTAAGCCCGGGTGATCGAGTGCTGGCCGCTAGATTTGGTCAATTCAGTCATCTCTGGATTGACATGTGCGTCCGACTTGGGCTAGAAGTAGATGTAGTAGATTGTGAATGGGGTACTGGTGTTCCTGTTGACACATATCAACAACGACTAGCGGCCGACACCACACACGCCTATAAGGCAGTGCTAGTATGCCATAATGAAACTGCCACTGGTGTTACATCAGATGTGGCTGCGGTTAGAAACGCATTGGCTAGCACCAACCACCCTGCTCTACTGTTTGTGGACTGTGTGAGTAGTCTGGCGTCAATTGACCTAAGATTCGATCAATGGGGTGTGGACATGGCAGTATCAGGATCACAAAAAGGTCTTATGCTGCCAGCTGGTCTAGGCATCCTGTGTGCTAGCCCAAAGGCATTGGAACTACGCCATACTGCCAAACTCAAGCGAGCATATTTTGATCTAAACGATATGCTTAACAGCAACAGCACCGGATATTATCCTTACACACCAGCACTGAGTTTGTTGTATGGCTTGATTGAGTCGCTAAAGATGATAGACGAAGAAGGCCTGGATAACATTATTCGTCGCCATGCTTTCCTTGCCGAAGGTGTTCGGGCTGCTGTTCAAAAGGGATGGGGTCTAGAGCTCTGCGCTCGATCTCCAGAGTGGTACTCCAACACTGTGTCTGCAATCATGGTACCCGAAGGCATCAACGGGGCAGATGTGATCCGCAGAGCCTATACCAGGTACAATCTGTCACTGGGAGCAGGGTTGAGCAAGGTCGCTGGCAAGCTATTCCGCATTGGGCACCTGGGTGACATGAATGAAATACATCTCATGGCAGCGATCTCGGGTGCAGAAATGGCCATGCAGGACTGTGGCATCAATGTGGAACCAGGCAGCGGGGTAGCAGCGGCCAGCGATTATTGGCGGCACACTGTGTTGCTATAGTGCATGGTTGTCACAAAAACGAAAACGGTTGACTATAAATCACCGTTTTCGTATAATGTGTGATTACATAAACCGGAGCGTATATGTTTGCACACAGTTATATCGCCAAGTACAATGTAACCAATAACAAAAAAGCAATTGTACAATATTACAAGATACCTGCCACAACAAAATGGGTAGAATACATGCTAGACAAGCATGATATTAACAACATACTAATGGCTAGCGATTTCGCAACAAAAATGGACTTGTTAGAAGTTTTGCAAGTTTTAGAACGCAAAATAGACTACATGTACCGGCACCCTAATTTCAATTTTAAAAAAGCAACAGATTTGTTCCATATTATGAAAAATGCAACAAAAGTTAAAGAAGTTGCAACAGTTAACAAAAAGCAAAAAAACAAGAAAAAATAAAGATTTGACCAAAATTCCTAATTTGCCTATAATACAAGAACACTAAACAACAAGGAGCAGCAAATGAGAACAGCATTCCAAGGTCTTACTACCCAAGAAATCCGCGAAGTTTCAATGTACGGCTGCACCGAAGCGCAGATGCGCGAAGCAGTCGAATCCAGCATCACGTTCAAGCTCTCTGGCCCCGCTATGGTTGTTGCCAGCATGATGTCCGATGCACAAGAAATGGTTAACACCGAGTACGGTGAAGTTGACTTCATGCGAGCCGAAGATGCTCGCCAACAGCTTAACCGTGCCAAGTTTGTGCTGTTCACTTATATCATGGATCAGAAATAATCATGAAATTCATAACCGACCGACTCAAGATGGTGCTCATGGGTATCATAGTCATAATCGTTGGTGTGATCAGCCCACGTCGCTGCCGTGAAGAGATCTTTGGTATTCCAGAGCCTTTGGATCCTGTTAAGATCCGCGAAGAGCACCGTAAAGAGTTTCTCAAACGCCACAAAGAAATGACAGGCACCTAGGAGATAGCATGGCTGACCAATATATACTAGATGTGCTGTACAACGAACTGGTTCATCTTGATGAGCAGGCAGGATGTTTCGACGAAGAGACCAATTCCAAAATTGACGAGCAGCGTAGTAAACTTTGGAAGCAAATTCAAGAGTTGGAGGCAACCACATGAAAATTCAATTTGACAAAGACACCATGCCGGACGAGCTGTATAACACACTGCTTCAACACTTTGTAAATCAAGCGGTAAGCCTAGGTGTAGAAGTTGACAAATTCACCGAGTTCCGCAACTGGATCATTGAATGCGAAGTAGCTGACCATACATGATATAGTGGAGATACTATAGTGTTCTGGTTCATGATAACCTTGGCAATTATTGTTTGGATTATACAATGAAATTTGATTGTTTGGTAAATTTTATCACCCGGACCAGCGGCGACGGCTACTGGTCTAACCAGATCAAGACCGTAAAAATTCATCGTGTGGCCCTGGCTTATGTCAGCGACAACGGTGAGTATGGTGAGCTTAGAGCTTACTTTGAGCCTAAGGAATGGGACGTTGACAACGATGGATTGATATATTCGGACATGGGCTGGAAACACTCATTCCTTACCTGTATGGAGAATCATTTTGGTCTCAGTCCCGACGCCATACTTGATGTTTCATATACCGAGCAGGGCATGCAAGGCGTAGATTATGTCAGCATGGATGTTGGTCAACAATTCCTTTGGGAATGTAATGCACTGTATAGATTTGCAGTGCATAAGGAAGCAGTGAATTTGTGAAATTAGTTTGGGAAAGACACTCGCGTCCGTTCTATCTGTGTGCTAGAATGGCCTATGATCATGGCGCTGTGACCCCCACTGGACTACGCGATGAACACCTAGAGCCTGTGGCCGCCTGGTGTAGAGAAAATAATTGTGGTGTTCGAACTTCATTTGATCAGTTTCGTTTTCGTAATGAAAAAGAAATCGCTGTGTTTTTGTTGAAGTGGTCATGACCTATTATCGAGCCAAGATGCCAGAAGCATACGCCAGAATTGAGTGGTGCAAGAAAACTTTTGGCCACACAAGCGAAGACACTGGCTACGCTCCGGGACGGCCATGGTGGCGTAATCGTGGCTATGTTTGTTTTCGTAATCAATCAGATTATCTGTTATACTTGTTGAGGTGGTCGTGAACGCCAGACAACGTAGACGACTTAGACGTCAATATCCTTACCTTGTGATAAGTCGTTTTCGCGACTATGGTTCATATGTTGAAGCCTGGGAGTATCTAGCCAATCGTTACGGCATAGGCCGATTGCAGCCTCAAAATAGAAACGATGCAGCATGGCATGAAGAATTTGATACCAATGAGTTGGATCTTGACAACTGGCAGTTTGCAGTGAAATGGCACTTTAGGCATTCGCTTGATGCCATGGAGTTTGCATTGAGGTGGTCGTGACAGTATTAGATCGCGAACAATTTATCAAACATTGGAACGCAGTAAAGCCCGGGCTGGGAGACCCCGGCAGTGGTCTATGGGCCTATGAGCACAGCTCAGGAATTCGCTGTCAGTGGTTTGTGTCAGTATCTCCAATTAGAGTATCTATCGCTAATGAAACCAAAACCAAGTTTTGGGCATGGTGTAGACGGAATTGTGCCAGTGGTATGTCCTGTTACAGCGCCAGTGACAAAGAAGAGTGGTGGGGATTCAGTGATCGGCAAGAAATGACTTGGTGGTTGTTGAGGTGGTCATGTTAAGTAAGTTAGAAAAAATATGGTGGTTCTTTGTTCCCTGGATCGAAGTCAATGTAAAATGGCCTTCGGGTCCTATAGCGGTGGGATACGCGGATCCAAGGTGGTATGATGTTGGTGCTAGACGTGTTGAAGTGCCCAGTGCAGATCCAAATGATCACTATCGTCCGTTCATGGAACAATGGATAGGCCGCCAAGGACCAGACTGGCAGTGGTACATGGCCAATAATGATGCAGCAGAAAATCGTTTGACAATTCGCATGCGTAAAAAATACGCAATCTATGCGAGTCATATTGCTATAATGTGGAACTAGTGACCAAATCTAGCCGACTTGATCACAGCAATCCATTAAGCAGGCCTTATCCAGTGAGATTGGCCGAGCAGGGCTTTGTGCATGTTGTGCCCATGCGCATGAGTATTGAACCATACAATTTGGATGATGTCCATTACTGGTTGAACGATCATGGACAAAGTGTTAAAATAGACTACATAATCAGCAACTGGTCGGTGTATTTTAAAAATCCAACCATTGCCACACTGTTTGCTCTTAAATGGAGTTAGGGCCGGAAGCATATTAGGTATATGCGTCCGACTCATAATCGGGGGATAGAGAGTTCGAATCTCTCCCGGCCCACCAAACATCATGGAATCTGAATATCCTAATCTTGAGTATGATGTTGAAGGCTGTGACTGGATCTGTGCCAAGATTCGCAGCAATACTTCCTATGCTCAGAACTTCTATGCGGCTCTGTGCAACAATGAGTTCCAACGCAATGAAGTCTGGCCCATACTAAAAGATCAAACCTGGGGATGCACCTGGCGGTATGCTGGAGGTATCGTGGCTCATATTCGTCAGGAAGGTGACTACATAGACTGGTATTGTTCGGGCATCCGCAGAGGCATGATGTTGAGTGATTCTGAGGCTGAACAAGACCATAATAATAACTTTGTCAGCGAAGGACTAATCACAGATGAAGTCCGGCAGGATCTGCTGCGTATAGGCTGGGTGCCTGTTGGCTCCACAGGTCAAGGTTGACCAAATAATCCCCAGACCGTATAATTACGGTATGAAAACAAAAATCACACTACCAAAACCCCGCAATTTGGTCGCTAAAAACGATCACAATCGCGCGGTTCGTCACCGTGATGCTACACAGTATCAGCGGCATTCCAAGCACAGAAATCGTGGGTTAGTCAGCACTTACCTAGTGCAGGTTGACCAATAATTTCCGTTTCTATATAATAGCAGTACAGTAAACAACAAGGAGCCACAGTATGTCTAAGAAACACTTTGAACTGCTCGCCCACTATATTTCAACCATGCTTGATCCACACTGCCGTTTGAATGCTGCTGTGGCAGTGGCATCGGCCTGCAAAGCAGCCAACCCCAAATTCAACGAGCAGCGATTCTTTGCTGCCTGCAACATCAACACAACCGAGGCCTAACATGAGCTATCGTGTGTTCAAACATGGCCAGGAGCATGGCCCACGCCAGGGCTTGGAAGGTCCATTTCATTATCCCAATGGCAGAGTACTGTACTATGATCCAAGAGCCGGAGAGTACTGGGATCCTAGGACTGACTTCTACGTACCTGCGGACGAAGTAGCAGATCTACAGAACAGTATCTTTGACTTGGTCCGCGGTTGACCAAAAAATACCCATTTGTTATACTATTGGTACAGTAACTATCAAGGAGTAGCAAAATGCGTAATCGAATGATTGTTGCACAATTTGTAACTACCGATAATGTTAAAGTTACAATCTGCAAACCCAACAAAGCACCAAAGCATAAAATTCCGGGTAGTAGGCATTTAGGTAAAAGCGACAGTGCTGTTGCAAAATTCACAGGCCGCTACAATCACGCTTGACCAAAAAATACCCATTTGCTATAATATTGGTACAGTAAAAACAAGGAGCAAACAATGCAAGAAAGTGTTAGTCAAGAGCAACTGATGCGTTTGTTAAAAGGGCCGCAGTTTGATCGTGGCCGTCATGGTAGCTTGTGGGATCGTGGCTCGGCAGACAGTTATTACGGTCGTCCGCGTGGTCCGCATTGGTGGCCGCAAGGTACCGGCAACGGCGAAAAAATCGAAGACCTTACTGCCGAAGAACGTGCAGAATATTTGGCAGGTTATGAGCACAATGACCAATTTGGTGACAAGAAAAGGTGGGATTGATATGGGCAAAATGAAAAACCTAGCAATAGACATCATGCGCATGGCAGAGCAGATTGGCGATCCTTGGGGATTCTCAGATGAAACCGCTGACTACATTGCCATGAACCTGCAGATCAGTACCGCAGAAGTGCAGGCTGTACTAGACATGGCAGTGCCAAAAGAATATGCTGAACAATCAGCTGACCAGGACGCAGATTACTACGGGAGAGCATAATGGAAAACTTTCTTATCAGTGTAGAGTACGATCCGGTGTCGGGCTCATACATGGCCAACTTTTATCAAGGACAGAGTATTTTGCTAGGCGCCACTAACTATCATGACGCGGTGCTTGAAGCTGACATGCTGGAACCCGAAAACTACGAAGTGGGGTATAACTAATGGATCGCTTGGAAATTCTAGCCAACGAAATCGCACTGCTTAGTAACTCCAGTATTGAACGTCTGGCTTTTATTCTCGCAGAAGACTACAATCCTAGAGCCAATGTGCTAGAACAACAACTTAATCATGCTATGTTTGATCAAGCAGTATCACAACTGCCAGGTATGGAATAATGAACGGAATCGTTTATGTGCTAGTAGCCTGGGTCACAGCATCTGGTCAGGCCATGAATCTTCCCAATGGCGACATTCGGGCCTATCATCTCACTGCCGCAGACTGTGAACTAGAACGTCTTAGAGTGCAACGAATTGACAATCATGGCTTATGGAACTTTCAATGTGTAAAGGTAAATGAAGAAAATGCCAGTAGATAATAAACTTGATCAGTGGGAAGAAGCAGGCCAGGTGCTGCGTGAATTCAGCCGAGCCTGCAGACAGAGTAACAGTGGCTATGCTTACGAAGCAGGCTGGATGGTTAGTACAGTGCAGCGACTATTAATGAGCTTGCCCGCAGAACAGTTTGAGACTGAACTTGACATGCTGCGCAGCCAAACACATCAACTTGAGGCCACTGCTATCGTGGCCAAACTCACAGGATAACCATGAACAAATTGCTAGTAGACGAACTTGCTAGTCAGGCCACAGATGACATCCTAGGCGTGCCGGTTCTGGATAGATATCGATTTGCCGAACTAATTATACGCCGTTGTGTGGATGTGATTGATAAAGAATATCAAAAGACTCCTGAACGAGATTTATTTGACGCTGGTTGGGAAGGTGCCCTGGCCTTTGCGCAGGAAGTTGTGTTTACTGAGTTTGATCTGGAGTTTGAGGAATGAACGAACGAATTAAACAACTTGCCGAACAGGCTGGTATTGAGTTACCAGACAGTTCAGCATACAATGGTCATATCTACAGGAACAGTCTTGAACGGTTCGCTCAGCTGCTAGAGAAAGACATCGAAGCCCAGCATTTCAGTTCAGGTTATATCGCCGGACAATCGGATGGCATCAAGGAAACTGTAAAGCAATGTTTGTTCTTATGCGATCAAGTTGACCTAGTAGGTGCCGACGATTGTATTGATAATATCAAAGACCATTTTGGAATTCAAGAGTGATACCACCAGTGACTGTTTACAAGAATCTTGTGCCCGAGTCAGTGAGAACTGGTCTCCAGGCATGGTTCGAAGAACCGGACCAACTCACTGATAGTAGACCCGACTGTGTGAGCAAAGCACCAAAATGGAACCAGGAGAATTGGCCACGACATCTCTTGGAACCAGTGATACGCTATGTGCATTCTGATGCATATGAAGTTGAAATGGTGCAGTTTTTCCACAACCTTACCAGCAGGTTCGGTGTGCATGTTGACAGCGGTCTAGGTGAACAACATCAACGCATCTATCAAGGAGTGATCATTCCATTGGCAGTTGAGGGAGACATTGGAACTGTGTTTTTCCAAAACTTTTGGACTGCTAGATGCAGCAAGTTTACCAAAAAAACTCAGCCCACACAGGATCTTTACCAGCCCAATGGTGAACTAAGAAATCAAGTGGTTTCAGATTACCAACAGGTTCAGGGTTATTCTGGTCGACCTTTTAATCAGAATGTCTATAATAGATACTTGCAGCATGTTGATTATGATGATTTAGAAGGCCTAGAGTTTGACTGCTATGTGCCTTGGATACCGGGTGATGTGATTGTGTTTCCAAGAGAACAACTGCATGCTGCTAGCTCGGGTCCTTTGCCTAAATTAGGTGTTTCAATTTTTACCAATAGAAAATGAGCACAGATACAATTGCATTGATGTGGGACTGCTACGGACTAGAGTCGGCGGTGAACATCAGCGACATTGATAAAAAACGCACCTGGGCAGTTCTCCGGGGCGAGGAGTCAAAAAACCTACCCGTGCCACCTAATCTACTGCATTGGAAATTACGAGCACAGTACAATCCGCAACGCCATTATGAAATCTATGTGATCACAGTGCAACAGGGCATAACAGTAGATGACATTCGGGAGGCCTTTGATGCTTCACCGCAGCACATGGCCGAGACCATACGACGCATAGGACATAGATTTTATGGTAACCCAATGAACCCAGATCAGGTGAAAATAACATCATGAACGCTAGACCTATCACTGGTGATCTTGGTACCAAACAACAGCAGGCCGTTGATGGTCCATATGGACCTCCCATGCAAAAGTTTGACTGTCAAGGTTGTGCTAGAACTTACTTTGACACAGGTTTGTATTTTTATGGTGTAAGTTCTACTAGGTGTATATGGTGTAGTAAATTTCCCAAACCCAGTGTGAAAAAGGACAAGTAAATGGGACTGGACATGTATGCGTATGTGGCTTCAAAGCCATCACAGCATTGGACCGATGATCATGCATCTCGTGAAATTGCCTACTGGCGCAAGCATCCCAATCTGCACGGTTGGATGGAAGAACTGTGGCGCAGCAAAAACACTGATCCTGCTCAGGATCCTGCATTCAATGGCATTGAACTAGAGCTGACCTGGGAAGATCTTGATCAGTTGGAGCACGACATCAAAAACAATCAATTGCCACCAACTTCAGGATTCTTTTTTGGCTCGGATGCAGATGATTATTACCGTGAGCAGGACCTAGAATTTGTGCGCAAGGCTCGAACCGAACTGTTCATGGGACTGCGAGTATTTTATAACTCAAGCTGGTAAGGAGATTGGTATGAAAAATCTTGTGATAGGATTTGTTTTTGGTCTGGTAGTGGCCACAGTGGGATTCACAGGCGTGGCTCGAATTCTAGATCACGGTGTAAACAAAATCAAAACAGAGAGCAAGGAACTTGCTCAATGAGTGACAGTTTTGATCTAGAACAGGAAATCATTCGTTGTTGGTCTGTGACCAATGACATTGGTGAAACCCTGGACGATGTGGAAAATGCCCATATAGACGTTGATACTGCTATAGAAGCACTTAGAGCTTATCAAAAGATCTATGATCTGCGGTTCGAGCGTTGTTGGCGTAATTTTGAGCATATGAGCCAGCAAAACCGCGAACTACGCAAACGGGTGCAGGATTTGGAACTGGCTGGAGCCCAGAAAAAACTGGTAAAATCCACCGGATCCAAACAGCAAAAAAAGGTTGACCATTAAATCTCTTTTTGCTACAATATGGGTATGCTGAGAAATTGGCATGCACTTTAAACAACTTTATGGCTTAATAGAAAGGCAACATCATGGCAACTGAAAAAATGTTCACTGTAGCTGGTACCGCAACCAATCCTGATGGCACTGTCAAGGCACGCTTTGCCAATGACTTGGTGGCTCGTATCAAAATCCTAAACAAAGCAGGCTGCACCAATGTAAACTTGGTGGAACTGCCGCGTCCCATGACCAAGCTAGAAGCACTGCAATATTTGCAGCAAATTGGTATCACCGAAGGCGATGCTGGCTATGTTGTAGCCAACAAAATCGCTGAAAAGAGTCGCGTTAGCCGCAAGGACGAAGTCAGCGTTACTCTTAAAACCGGTGGCAAGGCCAAGACCGCTGCCACAAGCAAACAAAAAGAAATGGCCTAAGTCATTGTGCTGTTTGCACAGGCCCGCAAGGGCCTTTTTATTTGACTGTAAAATCTGCGACTAAGTAATTTTATGTTAGGTGATCCAACTGAACAACAGTACGTGGACACATACCAAGATCACGATCCTCCCCACCAGTACAAAAGCTTTGTGTTTTTTGAAAATCTAGCCCGTGAGTTGGTACCAGATCATGGTATCAAGATACAGCTAGGTGTGGGATGGGGCTATACTCTTGAGGCCATGAATCAACACTGGGGCCAAGATCGTGTGATGGGTATTGACCTAGTTAATCGAACGCAACTGCCCAATGTGTGGTGCATTGATGCCCTACAGCTTGTTACCGAGATACCAGCTACCTATATTGAAAATGACATTGGTCGCACCTACACACAAGCTGGTCGTGATGCTCGTTGGCATGCAGCAAAATGGGGCGTAAGATGTTTGCAGCCTGGTGGTATCATGATCACCAGTCATGACAGACTATTAGGCTATCCCATGGTGGCCTATGCACTAGATCAAGATTGTCAGGTTCAAGATCTTACCATGTATGATCACGAGCCCTGGGCACAGTTCCTCAACAACCAAACACCTTGGCATACCGAAAATTGGCTGTTGATACGTAGAATCTAAATAAATATTACTATGATCGAAGACATCCTTGAACAACGGATCAAAACCGCTATGCATCAAGTGTTATTGGTATTGTATGACAATGGTGTCAAACAGGTTTCAGCAGGTGCCTTGATGCGCTTGTTTGGTGTTCCAAGTGACACAGCAGCAAACTACGACGACACCGTTTTTGAACTTGACGAAAGCGTGGAAAATCTAGACACACTGATGAATCCCACTTTGTCATCCAATCAACTGCATTGACTTACAATACCACTGAAGCTCTGTATCTTATAATCTATCGCGACGCCAGTGCTGAACGCAAGCTACGCGAGTGGGCACGATCTTCCTCGCACAATGCTTTCCATGTTGAAGGCAATCGTATGAAGATCTTTGATAGATATACATATGACCGATTTTGTACTACCTGGAACAATGGTTGGGACGAAGTCATAATATGGGACGTTTGGAATCGTCGTCACATCTATTGCTAGCCATAATTGTTGACTTGTTGGCAGCAAGGCGTATATAATCTTACAACTTACAAAGGAGATCCACATGGAAGAAACAAACCACGATATCATTAAACGTGCATTTGAAACCTACATTTCTGAAAACGAAAAGTTTTCTCAGAAAGGTATCAAGGCTTCAGCAGCACGAGCACGCAAGGCCTTGCAAGAACTCAGTAAAGCGATCAAAGAACGTCGCAAGGAAATCACTGCTGAAAAAGAAGCCCTGGCAAAATAAAATGACCCAGCTCTCTGATACCCAGATACACTGGAACAACAAAATCTATAACTACGATCTTGAACGCTACAACTGGCCTGCCTGGGCACTAGGTGTGATTCAAGAAGTAGCACCACAGGTCAAGGAACTAGAAACCCTGCATGAAGTTCTTGATCCAGCAGAAATACTGCGTGTGAGCAATCATGTGCAGAACTCCTGCAGTCGTAGAGACTTCATGGAAAGATTTGATGCGTTTGCAGCGGAATGCGTGCCACAGCGCATAGGTAATCGACGTTATATGATTCAACGCCAGGGCACACTGCGTGTGGTAATTCCCAATCAAGAAAGCGTGGGACGCAGGTTGGCTTTTCATCAGGGTATTTTTGTTGGCAACGGTCGCGGCTGCAGAACTATCTGGACGCCGTTTACCGAAGCACGAGGCACCAATACCATGTGGATGTTGGATCTGGATATCAGTAGAGACATAACCAAGAGAGTGTTGGCAGAAAAATGGAGTCTTGACAGGTTTGAGGACGAGTGCCTGAAGTATGCCTGGCCAGTGACTCTAAGTCCTGGTCAGAGTCACTTGTTCTTCCAAGAACATCTGCATGGCAACAAAAACAATCTAGAAGGATACACTCGTGTGAGCATGGACATGCGCATCCTCATAGAAGGTGAAGAGTGGGGTCGTAGACTACCCGGTGGATTCATGCGCCTGCCTGGTGACTACGAAGTGGCTGCTGTGCAAGACTACACAGGTGCTCGATTCATAACCTATGCAGGTTGGAACAGTGCTTTCAGCAAACACATACCCTTGCCCATGCAACGAGCAGTGATCGAACCCTACTGTGTGAAAAATCGCATTGCCTACACTTCGTATGAATTTGAAAACGAACACATGGACTGGCAACCTGGGCTGGAATGGTATATCAAAGAACGTCCAGACGGTATTGTGTTGTGCAGCATGTATTGTTTGACTGATGATGTACAACGTCGTTTGGAAATCTTGAATTTGGCCTTGGACCTAGGAGTTGAACTGCATTTTGCCAACGAACTTGTGAGTTTGAAATCAAGAGCAGATCTAGACAAGATTGAAACCTATTTGAACTTTGCAGTGGCCAAATCCGGACCACACGTCTGGGAAATTTAACGTCAAGGAGATATCTATGAACACTTTTGTTTCCAGTGCCGAACATCTCAACACCGCAGTAGCTGGAGTGTTGGCTAGAATGACCACTGGTATTTTGGCCACAATGCTGTGTGCAGCGGTACTGTCCGGACTGGGATTGGTTCCTGTGCTGTTTGCTGGTTTCTTTGGCTATGTGTTGATTTTCTTGCCATTGGTCTTGAGTCTGTACCTGGCCTGGCGAGGGGACACCATGGATATTGCACAGCTTCGCGCTTGGTTCTTTGGATTTGCTGCTGCCATGGGTGTTAGTTTGAGTCTGTTGTTTCACACCTACACCAGTGCGAGTATTGCTCAGGCTTTGACCTGTACCACAATAAGTTTTGCAGCGGTAGCAGGTTGGGGATATTTTACCCGCAGAGAATTACAAGGTCTTGGACCCTGGCTCATGGCCGGTGTAATTGGATTAATTGTGGCAGGCCTACTCAATATCTTTTTTGCCAGCAGCACCTTGCAGTTGGTTATCAATGTGCTCACAGTGGTGATTTTTCTAGCACTCACTGCCTATGACATGAATCGTATTCGTGATGAGTTCTGGGCAGCGGATCATGACAGTGTTGAAAGACTACAATGGTTTGGTGCACTAAGTCTCTATATTAACTATATCAATATTTTTGCAGCTCTGTTGCAACTCACAGGTGACCGAGAATGACCATGGATAGCGAACAAAGATTTGTTCGGACCTTGGTGGAAGACCCCGACAATCCTGGGGAGATAATGATTGACCTTGGCCTAGAAATGTGCGAACAACTGGGCTGGAAAGAAGGCGACGTCATTGAATGGATTGACAACAAGGATGGAACATGGACACTGAAGAAGAAAAACTAGCCGAACTAAAAGCAGCCCTAAGCAACTACCAACCTGCTAAACAGCCTGAGGCAAACACATTTGCGAGTCTTTGGCACACTGATTCAATCGATTGGAACTCTCTGCAGAGCATGCAGATTCCTGCTCTGACAACAAGTCAAATTACCACTATTGATTTCAGTCAACTCACACAAAACACAGTGTTAGGTGGATCAGGTGGATCAGGTGGTGGAGGTGGATCTGGAATCGTATATACTACCCCAGTTGTTGGGGGCGGCGCAGGTTCGCACTCTAACACTACTATTAGCGGCGCCCATCATACCTGGACAACCACCGGTACCGGCACAGGCTACAATTGGCCCAATCAAGGTGTGATGCAGGTACATGCTCAAGATTTAGAAATCAATGGCAAAAGTGTGATGAAAAGTCTTGAGCGTATTGAAGCACAGCTTGGACTGCTAGACAGCGACGAAAAGCTAGAAGCAGATTGGAAAGAACTACGTGATCTTGGCAATAAATATCGCCGTGTTCAAAAACGCATTCAAGACAAGCTTGCAACCTTTAACAAGCTGAAAGAAACCAACAAAAAGGTACCTAGTTGAAAACCAAGCAACGAATCAAACACATAGTTAGGTGGATCACAGACTACGCCAAAAAACATGACATAAAATCATTGGTAGTTGGTGTCAGTGGTGGCATTGATTCGGCTGTGGTATCAACCCTGTGTGCTCACACCGGTATATACACTTTGGCTGTGAGCATGCCTATTAGGCAAAGTGAACACACTCATAAACTCAGTCTTGCTCATTGCTCTTGGTTATTGAGTAACTTTACCTACACTGATCATTACAATATTGATTTGACTGACACATTTGAACATTTTGAAACAGCCACTAGAGTTTTCAGTGACGAATTAGCCTATGCTAACAGTCGATCAAGACTGCGCATGATGACACTGTATCAATTGGCGCAGGCCAATTCTGGCATTGTTGTGGGCACAGGTAACCTAGTAGAAGATTTTGGTGTGGGATTCTTCACCAAGTATGGCGATGGTGGTGTTGACATTAGCCCCATTGCAGACTGTCTCAAGACCGAGGTCTGGGACATGGGACGCGAACTAGGCGTTCTCAAGGAAATCATCGAGGCCGAACCCACTGATGGACTTTGGGCTGATGGTCGCACTGATCGGGATCAACTTGGCATGGATTATGCTGAGCTTGAACGCATGATGGAGCTGGATAAGCAGCCCAAAAAGAAAATTCGTCGATCAGTTTCTCAATCCGATTTGGCTAAATTGCAGCAATATCGCCGTTTACGGCGCCAAAACCTGCATAAAATGAGGCCAATTCCGGTGTGCAGATTTGACAAATAATTCAATCTCAAGTAATATACTACTTTTAGTTTTATCTACGTATATCTTACTTTATCTGCACCATATATAAAACTACCATGAAAAACTTTCAAGGATGCTTATGACTGAGAAAAGTAACACATCATCAGATTTGTGGGTATCCCCAAAGGGAGATTTAGATATGGCTACAATTATACGAACCGTACTGTTCGCATTGGCACTGTTGGTATCATTCAACATTGTTAAGTGGGCAGTTGATATCAAGTACAAGGATATAAATAGCAGCGAGAACCTTCATAAGACTTCTGTTTCAGACATTGACCGTCAGGTCAATTGCATGACCAGAAACATATATTATGAAGCTGCTTTCGAACCGGCAGAAGGAAAAATCGCTGTGGCACAGGTAGTAATGAATCGAGCAGCCAGTGGGTTGTTCCCCAAAGATGTCTGCCAGGTTATTTCTCAAAAAACTGTATTCCACTCTACTGTAGTATGTCAATTTAGTTGGCTCTGTGATGGAAGTGAGCAGAATCGTCCGATCAATCGTGCGATGTGGGAGGAAAGCCGTGAAGCCGCCAAGAAAGTTCTTTTGGAAGGTTTCAGACTACCTAGCTTGAAAAATGCCATGTACTATCATGCCGACTACGTGAACCCCAGGTGGCCGCACCAGCCAATCATCAAGATTGGTAGGCACATCTTTTACAACCCTAAGAAACAGGCGACATGATGAAAATTTTGGATCAACTCAAACAAATCAACTTGCAGTTCAGTGCTGATCAAGGTCTACAGTGGTTGCGTGAACACACACCACACATAAGTTCCACAGCACTGCAACTGCTCACAGTGATATTGCTACATGCCACCACACTGCCTAGTTTGCTCAGTGTGATGATGGCATGGACTGACCGAATGCCAATGCTTGACATGGTAGTATTGGTATGGGCAGGCTTGATTGCAATGTTCTGTCAGAGTTTGGTGGTCCGAAATCATCTAATCGCTATTGTGATATCGGTGGGATTCATGTTGCAGAGCCTGTTTATGGCCATGATCTTTTTCCGATAAACTCTAGGTTGACGGCTCACGTTTTTTCAATTATCATGTTTGCATGGACACTACTTCTCAACCCGTAAAAAATATCATGCGTACTGGTGAATGGCGAGATGCTCACTCATTTAGACTAGCATGCGATTGTTTAAGCAATCAACATGATCTTGATGTTTGGGTAGAAGTCACTCCCGAATTAGATTGCGACGATATCACTGTGACCTTCTACAAGGACATCTATGTGCCTTTTTGGAAGTCCGGTTTCAACCGAGTAATGGAAGCCTGGCGTGTGTTGTTCACAGGACATGCCACAAGACAGGGCGATTTCATTATGAATCGTGCAACTGCTCGTGAACTTTGTGCTGCTATTGAGCGCAGCATACAAGATCTAGAGACCAAGAAATCCGCTTGACCACAAATTTTGGATATGCTATAATAACGGTATGATGTACTACTTTGGAGACCGTTTATGAGCATGCATCTTGAAGGTCCTTGGCTTACTACTACAGGCAAGCGGCGCAGCAAGCGTCGATATCAAAGTGCTGACGCTGCTCGCCGAGAGCGCGAACTCAAGGCTGAGTGGGATAACAAGCAGGCCGAATGGGCAAAACTTGCGCCCAACTTTTCTGCAAAACGTGTGCCAGCTGATCCTCGTATGCCACGCACAGCATTCAAGCCTCTCAAGGACTATAGTCTCAATCATCGCGGTAGTGATACTGCAAGGCTACCCAGCGTTGACACAGGTGTGAAAGGTGCTGTTACTACCAAGGCGCCGCAGAAATACACAGGCACCAAGATCATGGGCATAGGTACCATGCACAAGAGCAATGCTGTGCCTATCTTCAGTGACGACGATGCCAAGGACATTGCAAGGATGCGTAGATGATCTATCGAGCTAGAATAAACTATGATCATCCCACTTTGGCTGGTTGGCCAAATTGGTCCAACATGTTGTCACGTGTTGTTGAAGTATTTGGCCTGCCCGGTGATAGATACACCACATCACCCAATGTAGACTTCATGGATTTTAATTTTACACACGAGCAAGATAGATTGTTATTTTTAACTGGCTGGCCCGCTTACATTCCAATGGATATAAATGAAAATTGCGTTAACTAGCGATGTACATCTAGAGTTTGGTGACTACGCCATAGACAACCCACATGGTGCGGATGTGCTGATTCTCAGCGGTGATATCTGTGTGGCAGAAGACATTCGTGCTGTTGGCAAAATACCCGGGGGCTGGGACGCAGACGCACATTCAGGATTTGAACGTGCCAAGCGTGGCATAATGTATCAAGAATTTTTTCAAGAAGCCAGTTTATGGTATCGTGATGTGGTGTATGTCATGGGTAATCATGAACACTATCATGGCGACTACAGTCGCAGTCACGAAATCATTACAGACATGTTGCACAGACTTAACCTGCGCAACGTGCATTTTTTAAATCAAAGCCAGGTAGAACTCCACGGATATACTTTCCTTGGTGGCACTTTGTGGACTGATTTTAATCGTAGAGATCCATTAACTCTGCAATCAGCCGAGCACATGATGCGTGACTTTCAAGCAGTTAAGCATAGTGTGAAAGGACGCCGCACAGGTAACTGGAAATTCCTGCCCACGGATGCACTCAGCGAACATGACAGCACAGTGAAATGGTTGAAGAACACACTGGATCAACGTCGAGCGCAGGATATCAACAACAACCGTGTGATCGTTGTAGGACATCATGCGCCCAGCATGCTCAGTATTCATGACAAGTACCAACATGATTACCAGATGAATGGTTGCTATGCCAGCGATCTTAGCAACGTGATGTTAGACTATCCAGAAATTCAGTTATGGACACATGGTCACATGCACGATGATTTTGACTACACAATTGGATCAACTCGTGTGGTGTGTAATCCACGCGGTTACATTGGCTACGAAGCTCGTGCCAACGGTCATCAACCCAAAATTATTGAACTAGAGGACTAAATGAACTTTGAACAACAGAGTATGTGGAATCGCCTGCAGGGCACACCAGGTAACTACTACAGTGAGGCAGTTGAACCAGAGCGTGAAAAGTTTCGCGAATTCTTTAAAGGTCTTCTATGGGATGGACCTGTACTGATTGAGTTTGTAAAAAGCGATGGTTCTACTAGAGTTATGAACTGTACGTTAAATAGTGCTTTTGGTGCAAAGTATCAAGAAATAGCAGTTGACCCAGGCAGCGGTGACATAGCAGAAATCAAAAAACCTGCTAAAAAAGTCAACCAAGATGTATGCGCTGTATGGGACATGGATCAAGCTGCATGGCGCAGTTTTAGATGGGATAGATTGAAAAGAATAGAGTTCAAGATTGGCTAAAGAAGAAACTTTTTTAATGGAGGGCGAGATCGTGGAAGTCTTGCCCAATGCTACATTTCGAGTGAAGTTGGACAATGCACCAAACTTGGTCATGGGTGTGATATCAGGTAAAATGCGTCAACACAACATCAAGGTGCTGTTGGGCGACAGGGTAGAGATAGAGTTCAGCCCCTATGATGTGAGCCGCGGACGTATAGTAAGACGCCGATAAATAGGTATATGGACACCTTGCCGCATTTAAGACAAACGCTAGACCTGCTGGAAGCAAGCACTAGACCTGCTAAACTAGAGACTACACCGTTGCCTTATGGTGTACGTGATCTTGAGCCTGTGATGAGTGCAGAGACTCTTGATTATCATTATGAAAACTTGGCCAAGGGATATGCAAAACGATATAACGCCGGTGAAGGTAATGCTAATTTTAATCGTGCTGGTAGTTTTCTACATAATCGATTCTTCCCTCAATTCCGAGAGCCAAAAGCAGCCAACCGTCCCCGCGGTGCAGTGGCCACGCTGATAGAAGAAAAATTTAAAACCTATGAAGATTTCAAAGATCAATTCACGGAAAAAGCAATGGCTATACAGGGCTCGGGTTGGATATATCTCTCCACTCAGGGCGAAATCAAAACTATTCCCAACCACCAAGTCCGCACGGATATCGCATTGCTAGTAGACTGGTGGGAGCATGCCTGGGCACTGGATTACCAAAGCGACAAGCAACGCTATCTTGACAATATCTGGCGTATCATAAACTGGGACGTGATCAGCGATCGACTGTGATCACCAGGATCATAACAGTTGGCCCACAGAGATTGGGCAATTTGATATTGTCACTACATCATGATCATTTGCTTGATCCCAGACCCAACTGCACAGTTATCATAACTCCTTTGCCTGTCCAGGCAGTTACCGATACGATATCACATAGCTTTCCTGCGTTGAACTTTGTGGTAATAGCAGATGATGATTTGATTGTTCAATATCCTGGCATAGCAAAATGGCAAGATCCAAAAAATTTCAGAGCTGGTTGGCTGAAGCAACAGGCTCTAAAGCTAGCAGCACTGGACAGTATCCAAAGTCAAGTTTTTTTGATTCAAGATCCTGACACCTTCTTGATAGCTGAGTATCAATACTATGATCAAGGTCAATTGTGTCATTTTGTGCTGCCCGAACAGTATCATTATCAGGGATATTACCAAACACTTGAAAACGTGCTAGGTATCAAGAGACAGACCACAGCAAGCTTTGTTACTGAATTCATGCCTGTGTTGGCGTCTGATTGGTATCAGTGTCGAGAGCGTATCAGACAAACCATCCAACAGGATTGGACCTGCATCATTGATCATGTGCCACTTGAGCCATTTGGTCAACATCGCATGATACGTTGGTTTAGTGAATATGAACTCCTAGGCAACTGGTATAGGTATCTTAGGTCAGGAAAAACCATGATACAAAACAGATTTGTGTTCAATAGTCTTGACACACTAAACGATTTAAATACACAATACAACGCTGTGTGTGATCGCGGCATACGAGGGCAGATAAAAGGACAGCCTGGTTTGTTTAGTGATCATTGTGATGTAGATTTTGATGCAATTAACCAGGCCCTGGAAATCATAAGGAGTAAAAATATATGTTGAATGTAACTGAAAACTGTGTGCAAAAAGTACGTGAATTAATTCAAGAAGAAGGCAATCCAGATCTCAAACTACGTGTGTTTGTACAAGGCGGTGGTTGCTCTGGATTTCAATATGGATTTACTTTTGATGAAGTTCAAAACGAAGATGACTGGGATCTAGACATTCAAGGCATCAAGTTCTTGGTAGACTCAATGAGTGCTCAGTATCTTCAGGGCGCCAACATTGACTATGTTGAAGACATTCATGGATCCAGCTTCACAATCAAAAATCCCAACGCCACTACCACCTGTGGCTGTGGTTCAAGCTTTAATGTTTAACACCGTAGCTGCGTTCTAGTTCTGTGACCAGTGCCATGATGGCATTCATTGTGGCTTCGCGCTGTCTATCGCGTAACAGGGTCAAGATAGGTGGAATGTACTGATTATAAATGTGATTCCAAATGTCTTCACGATTGGGCCTAGAGTTGATGTCCGTTGTAATAGCTTGACTTCGTATGTAATAATCTAATACCTGAGTGGGGTTCGAAACCGATCTCAACTCTTGCAGCAACGCGGTGTCATTGAGTATTTCTGATGTTTGATTCAGACCCATGGCATTGTAGAGTATACAACTGTCAACTCTACTCAGTAGTTCAGTGATGCAATGATGTTGATCACCTGACTCTTCGCATACTGCACAAGGCTCACGGCCTGCCAAAAACTCCTGTATACTGATTCCCATTTCAGTCTCGTTTCAAAAATTTCTTGATACGCTTAATTATGTTGTCGGTGCCGGATATCACTGTAATGATACACAGCAGCACAGTTGTTGTGCCCCAAATCACCGCTGTCTTGGCCCACATTGGCATAGACTTGCCGCGGCCAAATTTGGCTATGATTCTACACATTGGCAAACCAACATTCATAATGAACCTACCTGCAGGGTTGGACTTTTCATATCCGCGGGCTTTCATTCTATATGCCATTTCTTCTGCCCAGGGTCTTGCTATACCGTCTAGATAGTGAGCTACAATTTTGATCTGTAGGTCACGTCGAGCCTGTTCATCCCTCAACCACGGGAATACAATCTTTCTAAACGTAGCACTACCGCCACCTTCCAGTAGATCAACCACTGGCCCTGCCCAACGTAGATAACCATTGTAGGCATCTGGATCAGTGTCTCTTAACAGCATACCAAATCTTTGATCTGCGTCGTTCATTTCGGGATCAAAGAAGCCCATTTCAGCCAACTTGTTGCAGATAATCTTACATCCACCACCACCGCCTCCACCTCCACTGCTGGGAGGAGGGGGTGCAGTTGGTATGCCAGGTGCTGGAGGTCCACCAAAGTTATTGGGATCAACTGTTACTGAAATAGGCACAGAGCCAAACAGTGATCTCCATACTCCGTTGACCTTGACTGCACTGCCGGCGATACGTTTCCACACACCGTCAATCTTTACCCACTGACCTATGATCTGTTTCCAAGCGTTATTGACCTTGACCTTTGCAGTGCCTTCACCGCCTTTGAACTCTAAAATAATCAGTCCATCACCACCCTGTGGACTGCCACTGGGCACTGGTGGACGTCTTGAGTTGAACACCATGTTTTGAGTGCCAACTTCTGTGATGGTCAAAGCAAAAGCACCTTGTAGATTTAGATTGGTAGCTGATATTTTAAGAGTGTGCATGCCCACACCCAGTTTTTTAGTGGCTGTTAGACCATTGCGTTGCCAGTAGGTTCCGTTGTCTCGATTAGCAGGAGTCATGTCAATCACTATGCCTCCGTCAACAAATACCTGAGCTCCATTGTCAGCTGCTGCTTGGAATTGATAGCTGGCTTCTTTTGCGATGTAAAAACTGTAGGTACGGTCAAAACTTGATGACGTTGGGCTTTGATTCCAAACGCCATAATTGTTCAAGAAGTCAGTGTAGTTGCTGCTTCTAACTGGGAATACGTCGGTGTTGTCACGACCAACTCCTCCATAGGCCACACCTTGAACATAGTATGGGTAGTCAGTGCCAGCAGGAGTTACTCCGCTGCCACGATATAATTTGCCTTCTGGAACATCTGGTTGGAACACCAGCTCACCGCTTTGACGGCATTCGTGAATAGTGTAGCCATTCTGTTGTATGGGTGGCACGGGTCGTCCGCCAACTATGTAGGTGTAGATGGGAGCGCCTGGATAAGCAATAGCCACAAAACCTGTACCACCTGATCCACCACCACCATCAAACCCGCCACCGCCACCACTGCCTGTGTTAGGCTGTGCGTCTATTGAATAGTTGCCCGACCAAGTGGCTAAAACATAACCGTCGCCGCCTCGACCACCAGCAACTTTGTTGCTGCCGCCGCCGCCACCAGCACCACGTCCGCCTGCACCGGGCTTGGCGTTGGATGTTACTGTGATACCACCACCACCTTCACCATAGGGAGATGATGCTCCTGATCCGCTACTGAAATTGGGACTGTCGCCTTGACCACCACTATCACCTGTTTGTCCATTGGGTGCTCCTCCTTTGCCGCCCAATGGTGTGTTACCAGTGGATGTTCCAGGAAAGCCGCCACCCAAGGTCACTGTTGAAGCAGGTATTGAATCCTTGGCATAGAATCTTATTATTGTGTTGCCACCTGTTGCATTGCTGGCGCCGCCTGGCCCAACTGTGATATCAATCTGTTGTCCAGCAGTTACAGAATAAGCAGTTTTTGTCAAATATGCACCACTGCCACCGCCACCAGAGCCGCGAGTTGAACCACCACCGCCACCACCACCAGCACCAACTCCCTCAAAGTACATTGTGGTCACACCAGTGGGTACCCAGATAGTGTAAAGTTGTGCTCTTGTGAATTCAATTTCTGGACCGGTACCCGAGGCGCCATCGCCACCGCCTGCTTGTCCATAGCCCACAAATGGACCAGGTTGGTAGTATCCAGCGGCACCACCACCACCGCCAGCTAGAGTATATGTTCTTCCTGTGTTGCCCAGCGCAACTGTTTTGCCAGGACCTCCGTTGCCACCACGAGCGCCGGTACCGCCCACTGATCCAGCAGTGCCAGCTGCTCCATTACCGCCAGCTCCACCACCGCCACCTGGACTCCAGCTTGGTGCTCCTGCACTATTACCACCACCTCCTTGAAAAGTTGTAACTCGGATAGCGGGGTTGACTCCAGGGGGGTGTCCCTTGCTGCTTCCACCAGATGCTGTGGCCTTGGTTGATCCTGTACCAGCACCTCCGCCGCTGCCATTGAATTTATTTGTATTAGTATTGTCTTGAAGACATCCGCCATTCTGTCCGTTGCCATTTTTGGCCCATGGTGAGTTGATGTAACCACCGCGTCCACCTGGCCCCACTGCCCAGTAGGTTCTTTCATCAAACCATATGGCTGATGCGCCGCCTTCAATCTTGGCATCATCGGTTCCACCTACCTGAATGTACTGATATTTGCGTAGCTGTATTTGTCCGGTGCTGAGACCGCCTGCTCCACCGCCACCACCATTGCCACCATCACCACCTCGTCCTACCATGACAAAGTCAGCAGTGGGAGGGTTCAAGTTCACAGTTACTACCTGTGAACCACCTGTGTAGCCGCCGTCGCCTCCTGATCCTGTGCCGGAGGTCGCTGCTTTGCCACCTATGGCTCCGTCACAGCCACCACCTCCACCGCCACCACCACCGCCACTGTTGAATGCACTAGCACCCACACCACCGGCGCCTATGGAATTTGGATTTGGTTGAGGAGCAATCAAGTAATCATTGTTGCCATCGCCGCCGTCACCTTTGAAGCCAGCACCACCACCGCCTCCACCGCCACCAGCAATGGCCACACCCACTCGACTTTTTTGATATGTCACAGCAGTGCGTGTGAAGCTTATACCAAACATGTTGTCGTAGATCTGCTGTTGTGTTCTTGCTTCTCTCCAGAGTCTTACATCACCAAGGTACCCTTGCCAGTTTTGGTTGAGATCTGTTCTACTGCCAATAAACAGTTTGTAGCTAGTAAATCTAGGTTTGTATCTTGGCACACTAAAGGAATTGATAGCACCAGTACCACTTGAACTAAAGCCATCCACAGATGCTTGCCATTTTTTCACTGCATCAACATATAAAATAGTATCATTGTCAAAGAATACCATGGAGATCAAAGCACTGGTATCCTGTGGCAAGAAATAGTTTGTGAATATCCATCCGCTGCCAGGATAAGAATTGTTGATACCTTGACCCCAGTCCACGGCAAATATAATTCTGCCATTGGCCATTCTGGCTATCTCATACTCATAGTCTTTGTTGATTATTTCACCACCAAAACCACCAGGATTGACACCTGGACCTGTTGCACGTACCCAGGCTTCTATGGTAAACGGTTTTGGTTTGTTGTTGGCATCAAGACCGCTGATATTAAGGTCGCCAAGGCTGGCACATGACGCATTGCTTGTGGTTGTGCCATTGACCAATAAACTGCGTAGTTGAGGACTTCTTCCTGGCATGATTGCCGCAGAAGCACCAGCACCCACGGTTAGATTCACTCCACTGGGTTTGCCAAGTTCGTTATACCATACAGGTGGCTGTATATCGTTGTACCAATTGGCTAATAAACGATCGTTGTCGGGGTTGGGAATAGTGGTTTGTGTGGCTTTTGACACTGCAATATAAGATGACCCACCACCGCCTCCACCGCCACCTGAGGTTTGATTGGTACCAATCTGCCCACCGTAACCGCCATAGTAATTGTATTTTTTGTCACTTTCATTAGTGGCAGATTTTCCACCAGCACCGCCTGCATAAAACTGACTCACAGTGCTGTTTACAGTCCAGGTTAGATTGTCGCTGCCTCTTTGACTAGGAGCATTATAGATCACACCATCAGCGTAGCCTACAATATACAGGGTATCTGCTGGAGGTACAGGCAGTTGCCATTTGGCAAATTCTTTGTTACGGCTACGTCCAGAAGCATTGTCATTGTACCATTGACGTTCTGTCCAATTGCTTGGAGTACCAGTGCCGCGCCCCTGCATGTTGTTGTTATTGGTAGGATTGCCTATCCAGTTGTAACGTGACAACTCCCAGGTCTGTCCTCTTTTGAACGTGTAGTATCCTGTGGCACACACCTGATCAATATTACCATTGCCAGTGATAGTCACAGGATAACTTAAAGATATTACTTTGTTGAAATTGAGATTGAGTCTGTTTAGTTCTGCTTCGGTCCAAGTGCTGTTGTCGCTGATAAAGCACAGACCTACTTCTGGTACTCCGGCCCAGTTATATGACGATTGTGGACGATAAAAATCAACCACAGGGGCATACAGCAGTGGCACTTGATCTGTGACATCAACGTTGGGTCCAAATCTAGTTGACCAAATCACATTTTTCATTGACGCACCACCTGGGTAGGTTATAACATTACCCCCACCCATATAGGCTGGATTATTTCTAGTGATCAATATAGCACAACCCGCTGGATTGCCACTGCTACTGCTAGCGTTGGTCAGCGTGTATCTTAACTCATATACACCGGGCTCTGGCACACTGATTGTGCGTTCAAATGGACCGTTGGCAAAATTATCTTTTGTTGTGGTTGTAAAATTGCCAAAACTCCAGGTCACAGTGTTATCTGCGGCAATCTGAAGTTTGTATTGACCTGCTTCTGGAAAGTAGATATTGTTTGTTACTTCTTCTGTGCCAGGTCGATTTGAGGGCAGGTTACTCACTGCCCAGGCGTTCATAAAAGCGTTCCACCGATCAAAGGTTCGAGTGGCCAAAGGATCATTGTATCTAGGATAAATGGCCTTGGTAGGATCGTTTACAAAACCATAACTCGCAGTGGGACCAACTCCACTGGCGCCAGTGCCTTCAATAGTACAACTGTAGAGTTTTTTGTTTGCATCAAGACTACGACCCTCTTGACCACCACCACCCACTATGACTTCTATTCTGTCACCAGGATCAGCATTGAAACTGCCTGTAAGATAGGTACCTGCTGCTCCATTGCCGCCAGTGAATGCGCCGCTGTCGCCACCAGCACCACCTCCGCCGGCCCACATATGATAGCTGACCTGTCGTTCATATCCATCTGGCATCACAAAAACTTGACGCCCATTTGTGTATGTAAAAATTTTTCTTGCTGTAGACATAAATTATGGTTGATATTTGAACCAAAAATCTCCATTACTTCCTTGTGCAGGATCTGGATCAGCTGTGGTAACATACTTAGCAGCCCCTTGCCAAAGGCCACTGCCAATCGCAGTCTGTACAAATGCAGTTGTGGCTATCTGCGTGGTGCTTGTACCAGCAGCGGCTGTTGGTGCCTGTGGTATGCCTGTGAGTATGGGACTGTTTTTAGTAGCATACAAACTTAGATCAATGTTGTTGATGGCATTGCCAACAAAGGCCGTTGTGGCTATCTGTGTGTTGGCAGTGCCTGACGGTGCTGTTGGTGCTGTTGGTGTGCCTGTAAACGCAGGTGATAATTTTTCACCCTGCACAAATGCAGTTGTGGCTATTTGTGTGCTGTTGTTTCCATAGGCCGCGGTGGGCGCTCTTGGTACACCTGTAAGCGTGGGACTGTTTTTTGTAGCATATATTGAAAGATCAGGATCGTTCACAAAGTTGCGCACGAACTCAGTGCTGGCTACCAGTGTGTTGGCAGTGCTGTTGCCATAGGTAGGAACACGCACCAGACCTGTGAGCGTGGCATTAACCTTGGTAGCGTAGGGAGAAAGATCTGTGGCATTAAACAGATTACTCACAAACGCAGTGGTTGCTAACTGTGTGTTGGCAGTAGAGATGTTGGCTGTGGGAGCCTTGGGTACGCCAGTGAACTCAGGACTGTTGATTGGTGCCAGGTTGCGCGACGTGATTTCATTGTTCACAAACTCTGTGGTAGCAATCTGATTGGTGTTGGTGCCAATGGGAGCAGTCGGCGATGCTGGTGCACCTGTGAACTGCGGCGATTCTTTTTGTATCTGCACAAACTCAGTGGTTGCCAACTGTGTGTTGGCAGTGGGTTTGGGGGCTGTGGGTCCACGTGGCACACCAGTGAACACTGGTGATTCTTTTTGAGCTTCTACATATGGCACTGTGGCCAGTGTGGTCCATGAATTGGCCATGTTGCGCACACTTAGAGCACTGTTGCTGGTATTGAACCAAAGCTGTCCCTGTAGGGGTGAATTGGGTGCTGTGGGCTTGGCAAAGTTCTCTAATAGAAATACATAGTTTTCGTTTTCAGCTATACCATAATCAATAACACCGCGTCCAACCAGTGAAATACTGGTACTGGTGGTATCGATGGTACCGTCTGGAACGATCGCTAGGATCTGTCCACGACTGTCATTTATTATGTAGGCCACTGATTATCTCCTTGATACTACTGTGTAAGTAAAATTCTATTGCATCCATCACAAATCTTGTGGTGGCGATTTGGTTGCTTCTAGTGTGTGGTTTTGGCGCAGGTGCTGTGGGAGTACCTGTCAGGTTTATGTTGCACTTTTGAGTCTGCACCCACTGTGTGCTGGCCAATCTTGAGTCGCAGGCTTCTTTTTCTACGCCGCCGGGCAACACGGGCTCAGGTGCGTTGGGCTTGGGATAACGACACTTGACCTCGTGAATTCGCGCTGCCATGTCTGGAGGAAACACACCAGCATGATACAGAGCATCCAGCTGTTCTTCGATGCTGGGATACTCTGCACGCCTGCGTTCTGCGTAGTCTTCATAAGACTCTGTGGGCAGAATTTTGAGTTGAGCTGAAGTCATTTTAGCTTAATTCTGCCCAATAGTCAATCGCACCAAAGTCTGTACTCGCCCTATAAGTGCTACCCGGCGGAACCACAGCAGATACAAATCCAAATGTAGGCACCTCATAGTTACCTGAATCTACTACTCGCCCAACAACCACATTGTTCACAAGTAAAGATGCAGAGTACCCTTGGTTTACTATAAAAGACACATTTACCTGTATGGGAGATCCAGTGGTATTGGTATAATCGGTATTTCTAGATCTACTGGCTGTGACATTCTGCCAAGTTTGGTTATAGCCTAGGCCTGAGCCACCTCCACCTCCTCCACCTCCGGTGCCGCCACTGAGCTCTCTCCATACAATATTGGACACTCCAGTAATGCTGGCTAATCTATAAGAGCCTCCAGGTGGTACAATAGCATACACATAGGCAGGTGGTATAGCACCCCCTCCTATTGATCCACCAACCTGAGCGACTGGTTGGTCGTTTACAAAGAACCAGTTCTGATATGGTACTCCAGGGGCCGCTGGTGGATAGTTAGCAGGACCCGAAGAAAGCAAAGCAGAAATAGAAACTTGTAAAGGTTGGCCTGTATTGTTTGTATAGGTGGTTCCTGCTACCTTGGATACTGTCTGCCAGGTAGCTCCAGTAAATGCCGGAGTACCATCGCCACCACCGCCACCACCAATATTATTGACTACCTGGAAACGAACCTGGGGATGACCTGCTGTATTCCAAACCAGACCGCTAGCGGCCTGACCCGCCGAAGCAGTAAAATAGTAACTGTACTGTATCTGAAAACCATTCACGGTTTTATTAATAATGTTTATACCAAGATCATTAACTGGAAAATAATTAGATACAAATACGGGACTAGTACTGGTATACGCAGCATCTGCGTCCACAGTATAGTTTGTGTTGGGCAATGCACTACTAAATGTAATTTGCTGAGTAAATGTATATGTTAATAACAGGCTGCTACCTAGGCCAGATCCGCCTGACAATTGTCCTGCTACTTGAATAGGACCAACTGTGACATTTTGTCCCTGTACCGAGGCCGGCAGTGAAGCAGTAAAAGTACCTGGAGCTCCTGACCCTGGAGGATTCACAGGAATGGTTCCACCAGTTCTTATAATTGTGCCGTAAGCTGCTATACCACCGCCACCACCACCACCGCCTCCAATCTCAAACACACCATTGTTGTTGGTCACTGTGATACTGCTGCCAGAAGCTGGAACAATGTTTCTTACATTGGCTGATACAAAGGCACCGCCTGGTGCGTTTTGTACAGTAATACCAGGTCCAGCTACCACTGGATTCTGTGAAATGGTGCTGGAAATTGTAGCATAGCTACCAGATGTTGTAATGGAAATACCTGGACCTGCTTGAATGATTCCACCAGTGTTTACAGTGTCATCATCCAGCTTGATCATGGCCACCATGCCTACGTAAGGAGGTAGGTTCTTGCCAGTGCCGCTTTCGCCACTGGATTGAATTGAAATACCGGTTACAGCAGAACCAGTGATGTTGTTGCCAGAAAATTGAGTAGCTACAGCTGGACCCCCTGTAACAGTTTGCAAAGCAATTGTTTGTACAGAATGCGTATGTCCAGGATCTGAAACTTCGTGCGTATGACTTACCACCACAGCATCTGCTGATCCACCAACACCGCCTCTTGTGATACTAGCACGATTAGCACCTGTGGCGCCAGCGGTTTCACTGGCAATGAATCTACCGCGTAGGTCAGGAACATTGAATGTTGTGGTGCCGTTGCCTGCACCATAGGTTGTGCCAATTCTAGCAAACAGCGCAGGATAAGCTGCTCTTAGTAACTCTGATCCATCACACAGTTGCCAACCTGGTGGGAAATTGTTGGGAGCATAGGCTACCCACTTGACATCACCTGCACGGCTGGTATCACCGCCGCCTGAGCCACTACGTTGAGTGCCGTTGTCATTGACCTTGATGATGTATGGAGCAGATTGGTATCCAACATCGCTTTCTGTGGTTGTAGGGCGTGCTTTGATAATATACCGCACAGCCATGTTGTGCGGACGGGTGATACCCCAGACAAAGTCTCTTCCATAGTATCCATCTGGAAACTGTTGATTATCTAGTGCGCTTTCTCTTTGAGGAGAAGTGTTTGTACTAGGACTGGTAAATCCTGTGTTAATGACTATAGGACGACCAGTTGGTGAGGTAGTTTTAGCAGCGAATCCTGCACCAGCATAGGTAAATTCTGTTGCGATGTACGCTGCGGAATAAAGATTTTTAACTGCACCAAAACTGTCTTTGCCTACATTTTTCACGGTGCTGCCATGATAAGGGGCACTTGATTGATAGTCTACACCACTGGTAAAAGCATAGATACCAGTGTCTCCGGGTGCCGAACCTGGCGAGTCACCGCAGTCACTCCAATGCAAAGTACCTTTTTGAAACGGAACTGGGCCATTTAATGCACGTAAAGGATCAATACCACGACCTTCGTCTAGGCCACGTAAAAACATCGCACGATAGTCAGGCAATCTAAACACAGTGCTGCTTTCGCCACCGGTGTTATAGGTTGTGCCAATCACAGCAAACAGCGCAGCCTCGGTGGTACGAGATGATGTACTACCGTTACACAACAACCAACCGTTGGGAATAGCACCAGTAGCTGTCCATGCCACTACTGAACCAATTGGGGCATAATCTAGAGCTCCAGTGCTACCACGTGCTTTTGTTGCACTGGATCCCACCGCAGTGCGATTTCTAAAATCTGGTATATTAAAGGTGCTAGATCCATCACCTGCGCCAAACGCAGTGCCAATTCTTGAGAACAAGCTCACATATTCTGTTCTGCTGATAGCACGCCCATCACAGAACATCCAGTCTGTGGGTTCTGTGGCACCTCCCCAGATCTTGATAGTGCCTGCGATGTCAGCTGTGCCACTACCACCAGAACTGGAGATTGTGATGTTACCGGTCTCGCTGCTGAGAGTGATACCCGAGCCAGCGATCAAGCGTCTTACACCCACATTGGTGATTGTGGAGCGGCCGTTGCCTGTGGCGATGTCTATGCCTGCTCCGGCTTCCAGTGTGCCGCCGCCAGAACCATCATCACTCATTTTAATGATGTAGTAGAAAGACTGATAAGGTGGTATATTTCTTCCTGTACCCTCAGTAGAATTAGCCGGCGCAGATATTGAAACTGTGGCAGAAATACCAGTGGTCGCAGGTTTTACTGTGGCGTCAAACCCCTCTCTATCTTGATTGTTTTTTTGGTAAGAGCCATCAATCGTGCCGTCTCTACCTGGCAGTACTCGTGTAATCCATTGAGCAGTACCAGAATAACCTAGTATATTATTGTAGTCAGGATTTTGGTGAATATGTCCAGGATCACTTATACTAATAGTTGATGGATGCGTATGTGAAACCAGCGTAGCATCTGCAAAGCCACCAGTGGAGCCAGGAGGGAAACCAGTGCCAACGCCAATAGGAAATCTAGCCTGTAGATTAGGTAGGTTAAATGTTGTGCTGCCATCGCCTGCGCCATAGGTAGTGCCTATACGGCTGAACAGCCTTGCATACACTGTTCTACTCACAGCCTGTCCATTACACAACCCCCATCCTTCGGGTGGATTGGCACTGATCCAAAGCTTTACACTGCCTGCTAGTTCTTGGGCACCACTGGCATTGATTTCACTGATTTTTGTGGTTACAAATTCTGTGGTAGCAATCTGTGTGTTGGCTGTGGTGTTTGCCGCTGTGGGTGCTGTGGGCGCACCTGTGAACGCAGGTGAAATTTTCTGTAGTTGTACAAATTCTGTTGTGGCTATCAGTGTGCTGTTGTCGCTGGCGTTGGCAGTGGGTGCTCGTGGCGTGCCTGTGAGCACAGGGCTGGCCTTAGGCGCATATGGACTGAGATCTAGGTTGCCAAACAGATTGTGTACAAAAGCAGTTGAAGCAATCTGTGTGTTCGCAGTTGTTACCGAAGCCGTGGGTGTGGTAGGCACGCCCTGTAGGTTAGCGTCAACCTTGGGAGCATACAAGCTCACAGTGACATTGCCATAGAGGTTCTGTACCCAACCAGTGGTAGCTATGCTATTGGTATTGTCAAAAATGTTGGCCAGAGTAGGTGCTCGAGCATTGCCCGTCATTTCGCCATCAACTTTGGGAACGTATAAGGATGAGTTTACATCGTCAAACAGTGTGCGAGCAAAAGCCGTTGTGGCCACACGAGTATTAACTGTGCCCAGTGGAGGCGTGGGCGCGAATATATTGCCTGTAAAAGTAGCACCATCTAGTCTAGCATAGGGTGAAAGATCAATATTACTCACCGCAGCGGTAACAAAAGCAGTGGTTGCTAGTTGCGTGGTGTTTGTTCCAGGGGTAGCTGTGGGTGCAGTGGGCACACCCGTGAATGCAGGAGAAATCTTTTGAGCCTGTACGTAGCTATGATCAGCTAGGCTGCTCCAGGTATTAACGTTGAGACGCAGTTTGATTTCGTTATTAGCAGTGTCAAACCAAAGCTGTCCTTGTATGGGCTGTAGCGGGGGCGTTGGGGCAGCAAAATTTTCCAAAAGATACACAAAATTTTCATTTTGTGCAAGGCCAAATTCCACATAGTTTTGTCCAATCAGCGTAAGATCAGTAGCTGTGGTGTTTTCTTGCCCCGTTAAAATGGTAGCTATTGTCTGTCCGCGTGTGTTGGTTATTACATAAGCCATTAGAATCTCCGATTTCTGTGTATTTAGCTAGAGATTACGTGGCTGTGTGTATCGGTGGCCTGCGCACAAGGTAAATATCAAGAGGAAAGCACAACACATGAGCCAGGAAATTATCAATGTAGGTGAAGCACCCAATGACGGCGCAGGTGATCCGCTGCGGGTTGCCTTTATCAAGACCAACAACAATTTCAGCACACTTTTTGCCACAGGCGGTATTACTGGTATTGCCAACGGTACGTCTAACTTGCAGATCCCCTTGGCCAACGGCGCAATACGCATGGCCGTGGGCAATGTTGCCAACATTGTGGTGGTTACGTCGGGCGGGCTAACAGTCAGTGGTAACAGTTCAATTTCTGGCACTGCAAACATAGGCAATATTTCTGTGGGCGGCACTGTTGTGGCCAACGGAACTATTCAAAGTCTAGGTGCGGTCACTGCGGTAACGCTCACTGCATCAGGCAACCTGGTTGGGGGTAATCTCAACATCATTAACTCTGTGCGTACCAGTGATCTACTGGTCACAGGAAACATTGTAAACGCCGAACTCAATGTCACGGGCAATGTTGTTGCTGCTAATTTAACCAGCCTTGGTGGTATCACTGCTGCTGGATTCAGCACAGTAAATGGCAATATCACTACCACTGGTCCTGGACTCAGTATGTCTGGATTCAATGTAACCAACGGTAACATTGTGGGCACAGGATCTTTGCTGAGTATCACAGGATTTTCAGCTAACTCAGGTAGATTAACTGTCAGCGGAAACGCTAATATCACAGGCAACGTTGCTGCGCCGTTCTTTATTGGCAATGGATCTCAGCTCACTGGTGTGACTGCTGCCCCTGCCAACATTTTTAACATTGTTTCTGCAAATGGCACGCTGGTAATTGCTACTTCACCTAACGACACTCTGTTGATGACCGTGGGCAATAACATGACCTTGGTTGGAAATGCCAGTGCTCGTTCGGTGGCCATTGGATTCTTAGAAAGTCCCACTTTCACAGGCACCGTGACTTCAACTGCTTTTGTGGGTGATCTCAAAGGCACAGTGGTTGCAGACGATTCGTCAATCATGGTTGACGCTGTAAACAACAAACTCTACGGCGCAGAAGTCATTGCAAATGGCAATGTATCAGGTACAAATGTTGTGGCCTCCGGAAGTGTTCTAGCCACAGGCAACATATCGGGTAACTTTGTTCTTGGCAACGGCAGTTTGCTAACAGGCGTAACTTCATATGGCAATGCCAATGCAGTGGCCTATGGTGAAGCTGGCTGGGCCGGCAATATTCTACCCAGTGCTAACATAACTTATGATCTAGGCAGCTCCAGTCGTAGATGGAAGGATTTGTGGCTGGCCAACAGCACAATCTATCTTGGACCCACAACTATTTCTGCCAATGCTGCTGGAAATATCATCATGGGCAATGTGGATGTCACTGGATTGACATCCACAGCTAATATTTCTGCTCCGTATATACTTGGTAATATCATTGGTAACGTCACTGGTAATCTCACAGTTTCAGGGTCAAATACCTTTGTGGTGTTCAACGACAGCGGCACAGCCAATAGTACATCAGGATTTACATTCAACAAGGCCACAAATGCCGTGGCCATATCAGGCAATACCTCAGTAACTGGCAACATCAGTGCAGGCAACATCAGCACCACTGGCATTGTAGTGGCCAGCGGCAACATTTCTGGCAATTATATTCTTGGCAATGGCGCATGCTTGACTGGTGTTATCACCAGTGTGGCCAATATCAATAATGGTACCAGTAAAGTTGAAATAGCAGCCGCAAATGCCAACGTTGCCGTAACAGTGGCCAACACCGCAAACATTGCTGTGTTTTCAACTGCGGGCATGTCAGTCATTGGTAATATCGCAGCCACAGGCAACGCAAGTGTATTGAATCTCAATGCCACAGCCGACGCTAATGTACAGAACGCCTTGATTCAACAGATTCTGTTTGTGAACTTCAGCGGCAATGCCAATGCCATAGTGAATGCTGCGGCAAATGGGGTGGGTAACATTGGTTCCAATGGCAATCGTTTCAACACAGTGTTTGCCAAGGCAACTTCCGCTGAATACGCCGACCTTGCTGAAAACTATCTATCAGATGCAGACTACCCACCTGGCACAGTGGTAAGTTTTGGTGGGCCAAAAGAAATCACAATCAGCACAGCAGCAGGTGATAATCGAGTGGCTGGTGTTATCAGTACCAATCCTGCATTCAGCATGAACAATGCACTCACAGGCGAACATGTGCTACCAGTGGCTCTCACTGGGCGTGTGCCATGCATGACTTCTGGTCCAGTATCACCAGGTGACATGCTGGTGTCAGCTGGCAATGGTAGAGCCTGTGCTTCTGCCACACCACAGATTGGCACAATAATTGGCAAAGCTCTAGCAAGTTCTCCTGGTGGAGACTCTGTGATTGAAGTTGTTGTTGGCAGGATCTAAACATGACGGTGATGCTTCTCACCTATGACCCAACAGTATCTATCAAAGGCAATGGTGTTACTGGACAGGTCAGTGCAGTGCTACAACCAGGCAACGCTAGCTGGCTACTAGGCAGCAGTAATCTGCCCGGCAGTGTGCAGATTGGCCAGTTTCCAAACAGTCTTAATCCCAACAGAGTCAGTGCCAATCGCATACAATTGAATTGGCCACTACGCGGCGGACTTAATCAACGCTCTTCAATTCCTCCCACGAGGCCCACGGGCACAGTGGCTTTTAGTTCTGTGGGACTGCCGTTCGCTGCTCCCGGATCAGGTCAGGCAGTGCCTGGACTTCGCGGTACTACCTGGACACTGAATACCAACACAGCAGGTATCTATGGACCAGATCAATTTGGGGGTATTGTAGATGCTTCGGGTTCATACAAATATATCAGTCCTGCTTTTGTTAACACGCCGGCATGGTCACTGATCTCAGGCTTTGTGGATGGTTATAGACATCTTGACGGACACAGTAAGATTCTGGGTTGGGCCGTAGATGGTTATCCTATCTATGGACCCTACGGTTATCAAGATCCACTAAGCGGAAATAGCCTAGTGGTAAGAATGCGATCCGGTTATGAGTTGGCCTTGCGTGCCAATCGTCCGGGTAATGTGGTACTAAGAGTACGCGGTCAACAACGCAAAAGCACCGAGATCACACTCAACAATCCAGAACAAGCATGGCCTGGTCTGGTACTAACAGGTGCAGGCCTTGATGGTGCTGTGAAAATACTCAGCAAACAACAAAACATAATCACCATAGACCAACGTGTGAATGTCAACAACAATGATGTTCTACAGGGATCATGGCCCTTGGGTGTGTTTGTTGAAGACTGGCAGTACAATGAAAACAGTGTGCAGCCCACTGTGGGCTTTGTGCCACCCTATGACAAGCCCTTGGACAGACACAACGGCAGATTCTGTGTGACACCAGAATATCCCAATGGTACCTATGCTTATTTTGCCACGCTAGATGAAAATCTAGCTCCTGCATATCCTTACTTTGTAGGCAATACTCTGTATGGCGATCTTGCTATCACTCCCTTGCCTGAGATGCCCGGTATCACATGGGTAACTCCTGAGGGCGATCTAGGCACCGTGGCACAGGGCATATTTTATCAACTGCCTTTGGATGCTGAACTTCCAGGATCCACTGTATACTACAAACTGCTGTCAGGTGATCTGCCCGCTGGTCTACAGGTGGTGCGCACAGGTAGTATCACTGGTGTGCCCAACACAGGGCAGTACACAGAAGATTTCACTACCAAGTTTGCTGTTAGAGCCTATACGGAAATGCTGGTCAACAACGTTCCAGTGATTGACCAACTCGCGGATCGAACCTTTACAATCACAGTGAGTGGTCGTGGTCTGCCTCGTTGGGTCACTGAGCCTGGACTAATCGCAGCGTTCTACGACGGTACTCCTATTGAGCCAATTCAATTGAGCTTTGTTGATCCTGCTGGCAATGCTCGCATACGTTTGGCCAGCGGAGAACTGCCACCTGGACTGGAACTAACAGAAACCGGTGAAATTCGCGGAGTCATACTGCCTGCGGCCATTATTGATCAACCTGCGGGTTTTGATCTTACACCAGAATCTGTATACGGTTACGACTTTTTGATTCGCAGTGTGAGCAAAAACTATCAGTTCACCTGTGAGATCACCGATGGTGTTGACAGTGATCTACGCACCTTTGAAATATTTGTACAGAGTCGTGATGCGCTCACGGCTGACAACGATTATATCACATCTGATGACACCATCATCACAGCAGATCAAAGCAACAATAGAGTACCGTTCCTGTTGAATCCTGTGGGCAGTATTGGAACCATAACACACGACAACTGGTTTGCCTACAAGTTTGAAGCAGTTGATCTTGACGGACAACAAGTTGAATACATTATCACGGTGAATGATGATCCAGGTGACACCTGGAGCCTGCCACCAGGTCTAAGTCTTGATCCAGGCACAGGATGGTTGTATGGCTACATTCCCAGCCAAGGCACCAACGAAGTCACTTACAAGTTGGCTGTTAGAGTGCGACAAAAGTTTGATCCCAGTGTGATCAGTGAATATTATTTTTATTATCTAACAATACAAGCAGGTCTTGACACTAGAATTGATTGGTTGAGCCCGGTTAATCTTGGTACCATTGTGAATGGCAGCACCAGCATTCTAAGAGTACAGGCAGAAAACCTAGCAGGTGTTCAATTAAATTACCGTCTGTTACAAGGTAGCAACAGCAAGTTACCACAGGGCCTACAATTACTTGATACTGGTGAAATCGCAGGCAATGCCAGCTTCAACTGTTTTGCCATTGACAACGGCACCACTACATTTGATGTCAACACCAGAGGCACCGCACAGGCCACGACCTTTGACACTGTGTTTAAATTCACCGTTGAAGCCTATAGTCCCTTGATAAGAAATGTATCTTACAGCGTTGGTAGTATCACAGTGCAAACTCCGGGCATAGGCTATGTCAACCCCACAGTGACCATTAGTCCGCCGCAGGGTGTAAACAGTGCTCCAGCAGTGATAAGTTCAGTTGATTTGGACACAGGTGGTATTGCAGCTATCAATCTATCCAGCAATGGCAAAGGTTATAGAACTCAGCCAGCGGTAACCATCACAGACAATGGACCTGGATTTGGTGCCACAGCCACTGCCAATCTTGAAACATTTGAATCTGGTTATCTTGTGAGTGCAACCAAGCGTTTTGAAATCAAACTGGATCGCAAGTTTAACGAACCGTTACAGTCAATCTATATTACTGCGTTGGCACCAGAACAAGATCGTCAATTAGTGGACAACCTATTGCAGGATCGTAATATCTTTAACAGAGATGTGGTGTACCGACCCAACGATCCTAACTTTGGTGTTGCCACAGATGTCAAATACAATCACATCTATGGTCTAACTGCCAGCACCGTGGAAGCCTATGCACAGGCACTGTATCTCAATCACTATTGGCGTAGACTAACTCTTGGTCCAATTACAACTGCACAGGCTAGAAACGCAGCAGGTGAAGTTGTATATGAAGTTATCTATAGTGAGATCATTGATGATCTCGTAAACAACGCTGGGCAAAGTGTAAGCAAGGCTGTAAATTGGCCATATCCAATTGAGGTTGATGGTGAAACCATAACCACTGTGTACCCCAACAGTTTGATAAACATGAGGGATCAAATACTCAGTCAGATACCGCAAGACAGCACAGTGCTGCCACTGTGGATGACCAGTCCTCAAAGCAGTGGTAGACAGTTGGGCTTTGTACCTGCCTGGGTGATTGCCTATGTACGACCTGGCACTGCTGCACAGGTGTTGTACAACATCAACAAAACCTATGGTGAACAGCTCAACAAGATTGACTTCACTGTTGATCGCTATGAGCTTGACAGACTGTTGAGCAAGAACTGGGATCCAATCTACGACAGCACAGGTGGTGCATGGGTACCCACTCCAAACTCCACAACATTTGATTACGACAAGCACTATCGTGAACTCACCACAGATGGCAGCACCGAAGTGTTTACTCCCGGAGTTGACTATGAAATTGGCGACGAGATACGTGTGCTAGGCAGTCAGTTGGGCGGTAATGATGGCGTGAATGATCTGCTGATTAGAATACTGGATGTGGGTCCAATTGGTGACATACGTGAGTTTGTGTTTGAAGGCACTGCTAACTTCTTGGCAGTGGGCAGCGAATTCACTGGAGTTGTGGGAACCAATATTATTGGCGTGGGCACTGGAGCAACATTTGATGTTGTGATTTCCAATAACACACCCACTGTATTTGACGGAAACAGCATGCAGTTTAACCGCCCTGTGGATATCTATACCAACACTGATAGATACAATAAATATCTGGTATTCCCCAAGCGGACCATATTAGGATAAACAAGGACATATTATGACATCGGCTATTAACCCTAACAACATCGACAGCGCCTATCCCGTGGCTGGACAGGACAACGATTCACAAGGGTTTCGCGACAATTTCACCAACATCAAAACCAACTTTGAATATGCTGGTAGCGAGATCACTGACCTACAAAACAAAGTTCTGCTCAAAGCCGCTTTAACAGGCAGCACACTGAACAACAACCTGAGTGGAGCTGCGCTGATTGGTGCACAGATACGCAATTTTTCAGCTACTAAATTTGACTTTGGTGTAACTTCGGGCACAGTCACAGTTGACTACAGTGTGGCTCACTATCAAACAGTGACCAGCGGTGGTCCAATCACACTGGCATTCACAAACTTCCCCGTGAGCACTGCTGGCATCGTGCGTTTGGCTATCACTATTCCCAGTGGATATGTGCCCAGTACCAACACACTGACTTTGCCAGCTGCTGTGAGTCTTGGCACACAGAACATTCAGGGACTGAATCCCAGCACCAACACCATTACCTTCAGCACTTCGGGTACTTTTGAATTTGAATTCTTGAGCACCAATGGTGGCACCACTATTTCTATTATTGATTTTAATAGAAACCGTGACCCAATCTATCTATCCAGCACAGAAGACGTAGCTGCTGCGGCTCCTATCAGTTTGACTAGAACCAACGCTCGTTTCAACACCGTGACCAGCGAGACGTCTACACTGGCCGCGGGCAACGAAGGACAGATCAAAACTCTGGTGATGGAAAGCTATGGTGGATCCATGCAGGTCACAGTGAGCAATGCTGGTTGGAAAAACTCTGGTTCCGGAACATTGACCTTGAACTCACTGGGTGCAGCAGCCACTCTACAGTACATCAATGGTAAATGGTATTGTATTGGCAACAACGGTGCCACTTTTGCTTGACCTTTCTCATTGACCATGGGCGTGCTCTGTGTTAAACTGTAACAGGAGTCGCCCATGGAACATCCTTTTATACAAGATCTCAAATCACTCAACGAAGATGAACTAATACAGCGTATTAGTGATCTACGTTCCAAATTAACCTGGTGTATGCAGTCTGGCAAAGGTGAAATGGCACGCCAAATCACAATGGCAGTGGAAAGTTATCAACAAGAATACAATCGACGCCTTGCGGAAAAGAACAAAGCAACGGATGGATTCCAAGACAAAATCACTGTAAAATGAATGTACGTTTGATTTATGAAATGGCATTTGGCGCAGGGCTATGGTATAACTCTACGTTCTACGTCAACAACTACACAGTAAAGATAAATTTGGTAACCAACACCACTGACGGCGCCGAACACAATCTAGCTCTGGCTAGAATAAAATATTTTGTGTATGAGATACTAGAAGGCGCGGTGTTTATCAATGCCAAAAATCTTGATCAACGCAAAAAACTCGAAGCAGCAGGACTACGAGTGATCGCACTGCCAGAAGAGCCCGTGGATCAGATTCTGGGCATGGCATTGACCTGTAAGTTCAATGCCATAATGCAGGCTAGAATGATTGTAACTGACCTAGATATCAGTAGCGAACACGGCGATAACATAGTATACTGCCATAATGCACAGGAAGCCATTGGTCCTTTGGAAGTCACAGGCTGGTGGCATGATGCTGAACCAGTTTATAGTTCCCACACTGTGAATCGTAACCAACGTGTGATTGCTATCAACAGAGTGCCAAAATGGCATGATCTTGATCTAGCATGGGAACCTCAAGAATCCGATGACAACCAATCAGATATCGTGGTAACAAGTTTCAAACGTGAAGACAAATAAATTTGGTGAAATAATTTTTGATGAAAAAGACCTGTGTGACTTGGTCATGCAAGGCCATGATATCACCAGCATGCGCAACGTCTTGATAGATCCCAGTATCAACATTGAAAAATTAATTTACCTAATACAAGATCCCGGCCAACTAATGACCTGGACATTTCCAGATGGATCTGATCGTGCAGTGCCTGAATTTGACGCTCTGCGCTACAATCAGTGGTTGATGCCAAAAGACTATCAAGAACTAGACATTGCCAAATACATACTGGATCTCTGCCAAACTCCCGAACAGCTACAGCGTGTGGGTCAAGAACTGTTGCTGTATCAACAGTATAATCTGTTTGATCTACTGCGTTATCTCAAATATCTAGTGGATGTGATGCATACTAACAATGTGATTTGGGGCGTGGGGCGTGGTTCCAGTGTGAGCAGTTATGTGTTGTATCTACTGGGAGTGCATCGCATAGACAGCATGTACTATGATTTAGACCCACGAGAATTTCTACGTTAAATATGTTTTTTGGAGTAAAACAATGACAGCAAAACAGTATCGAACCGCACAAGGACGCATTGTTGACCTTGGTGCTTTGGTGTTGAAAAACGAAACAGTTAGAGCAGTTGGCAACATGGGTGTGAATGCTCGCGGAGATATCATTGATAGTCTAGATCAGCCCATTGAATCCAAAGCTCAACAAACACGCAGACACTATGACAAACAGGCCAAGGGCAATGTGAGTTATCGTCCGGTCAAGCAGACCCGGGAGAACAAATGAGCAAGCTGGCTTTTAGCCCCACTGAAGTCAAGGAACTGCAGGTTCTGCGCGACCATGTGTTAGTAGCAGAAATGAATTTTAAAGATCAGCGTCAATTGAGCTCGGGCATTGTGTTGCTCAGTGACAATGGCAAAAACTCAGGTATTCGACCACGTTGGGGACGAGTGTATGCTGTGGGCCCAGATCAAAAAGATGTCAAAGTAGGCGATTATATCTGTGTGTCACACGGACGTTGGACTCGTGGTGTTGACATCGAAGACCATGAAGGTACCAAGACCATCAGACGTATTGATAACAATGATATTCTATTGGTCAGTGACTATTTGCCATCAGATGACACCATGAGCGATGCCTATATTCCCTGATCCACAATGGCATCTTGATCAAGCTATTTTTTTGGGCACAGTGCCTGTTTCCTGGAATATCGATAACAGCAAAATTAACTGGATAGAAATTGACATACAGGGTGAGATCACCAGTATATCCAGGCAGTCAGCAGCAACACAGAATCAGTGGCATCTAACCTGGGTGCCACGTGAATCCAGTAGGCACAGAATGGCATTCGAAGTACAGGATCTTTTTGATGTTGATGCCATTGCTGCTGTTATTCCAGGAAAAAATCTTACGTATTCTTTGATTGAAGTACCCCCGGGTAGAATACTGCCCTGGCACAGAGATCACTACAACACACATATTAAAAAATTTGCAGTGCCAGAAGGTCTTGCTCACACTGTGAGCCGAGCAGTGATATGTTTACAAAGCTGGACCTATGGACAGATAGTGCAGATTGGTTCGGACATGTTGCATCATTGGCGTGCAGGTGATGTATTTTCTTGGCCACATGCTGCCTGGCATGGTGCTGCTAATTTTGGCGATCATGCCATGACATTTTTACAGATAACCTATGACAACTTATCAGCTACCACATCATCGTGACAAACCCTATGGAGCCGCAGGGCCTATTCAGGATCCCTGGATGCTGGAGTTTGTGCAGACTCGATGCAGTGATGCTGCTTCATGGCTGCAGGATGAGTCCTTGCATGAAAAGTTTGTGTCACGTTACCAGGAATGGATACCCACTAGTGAACTCAACAGCTGGCAAGGTCTGGAGGAGTTTTCTCATGGTGTTGTTATGCAGGGTACCACTGAGGCATTTGACAAATTCTACATGGCCAATCATGCTCGTAGATTTCGTTGCTTTCGTGGCGAATACATGTATCATCAACTGGCCTGGCGTAACCACTGGCCCAATCAGTGGAGCTACATCGAAGATGGTCCCATACTAGAAAATGATGCAGTGGTGATCAGTCTGCCGTTTAGCGACACTGGTAACAAACATCAACATCATGATCGTGTGATCACTATATGTGAGAAACTGGGAGTGCCTGTGCTGCTGGACTGTGCATATTTTGGCATCTGTAGCGGCATAGACTTTGATGTTTCCTCTGAATGTATCAAGGTACTCACATTTAGCCTAAGCAAGACCTTTCCAGTGGCTCATGCTAGAATTGGCATGCGACTAACTCGCAGTGATGATGACGATCCAGGATTTGTTAATCACAAGAGCCGATATGTTAACCGCATGGCCTGCGGGCTTGGTGTTAGTTTGTTAGATAGAGTGGGACCAGACTGGGTATATCGTCAGTACCGACCACAGCAGTTGGTGTTTGCTCATCAACTGGGTGTAGAGCCTAGTCAGTGTGTGATTTTTGGTCTAGGAGGTCAGCACTGGCAACAATACAATCGTGGTACCACCACCAACAGATTGAGTTTTCATAAATGGCTACCGCTGGGACGATTGCCACAATAATTTGACTTTATCCAGTTTTCTAAGTAAAATAAACTTTTTGCAAGGACACTCATGAAAAATCTCTGGGCTGAAACTTATCGTCCCCGAACTCTACAAGACTATGTGTTTCGAGACGAAGCACAAAGACAACAGGTTGAAAGCTGGGTGAAAACCGGATCTATCCCTCACTTGTTGTTTTCAGGTGCTCCGGGTGTGGGCAAGACCACACTGGCTAGAATCATTATCAATGAACTCAACATTGATGAATTTGATGTGTTGGAAATCAATGCGTCCCGTGAAAACTCGGTTGATACCATACGTGCCAAGATCACAGGCTTTGTGCAGACCATGCCATTTGGTGAACTTAAAGTGGTGTTGCTAGACGAAGCTGATTTTATCACGCCCAATGGTCAGGCAGCACTACGCGGCGTCATGGAGACATATCATGCCACAGCTAGATTTATTCTTACTTGCAACTATCCCAATCGCATTATTCCTGCTCTCCACTCCCGGTGTCAAGGGTTTCATATTGAGCGAACGGACCTCACAGAATTTACTGCTCGTGTGGCTACTGTGCTTGTGGCTGAGAGCGTGGAGTTTGATCTTGACACCCTAGACACTTATGTCAAAGCAACATATCCTGATCTGCGCAAGTGTTTGAATCTGTGTCAGCAGAATTCAACCACGGGACAGTTGATAGCGCCAAGAGGTGATGAAACCGGCGGCCGAGAATGGAAGATAGATGCTGTGTCACTGCTCAAGGCCAATAGAGTAACAGAAGCACGTAAATTGATCTGCGGCAGCATACGTCCTGAAGAAGCAGAAGAAGTGTTTAGATGGATGTATGATAATCTTGATCTTTGGAGTGCTGAGCAGGAAAAGCAAGACCAAGCCATTGTTTACATTCGCAATGGCATAGCCAATATTCCCTTGGTAGCTGACCAAGAAATTAATCTTAGTGCCACTCTTATTGAACTTACTAGCCTATGAGATACCTTGTTATAACCTATATTCAAAAACCTGTGAACCGTCGCAATCCACAAGGCGGATATGATGAAAGCGTGGAAGTTGTCAAACGTCTGCGTAGTCGTGATATTACCACGGGCAGTGTGATTCTAGATTTTCGCGACATGGCAGTGGTCAAATGCACTGTGAGTGGTCAAATTGGCAGTCGCGATTGGAACACAGTGCATGATTATTATCTGCAACACTATCGCCATATTTTTGAAAGACTACATCTTGAAAATGGCCGGCAGCTCATGGTTGAAGACGCTAGTTCAACAACTGATAATACGGGGACGGAACACCCACCCGAGCAGGATAGTCACAAAACTCCCCATGCTGTTCCAACATCTGCCTAGGAATATGATCTCTCACATAAGCTGAAATATCAGCGTAGTTTGAGATCAAATAATTTTTGTCAGGGTAGGTTTTTTGATAAATCAATTGGTTAGAGGGTAGTAGGTCAATCATTACTTCATATACTACCACAACGCTTTGAGCGTGTAACTTTTTGATACTTAAATCAAACCACTGTTGCTGACTCTCAATCACAGGATCTACATCTTCTGGTGTGAGAATTACAGGTTCAAGATTGGGTCGCTGATCTTGACTGGCCAAGTGCCAAAGTTCTAGCCTATTGGACAGAGCATGCGAAACCAAGGCTTCCACAAGATTTCTACGCACACTGTATATTGGTGTCACGTAGTCTAGCTCTTGTGGTGAAAAAAAGTTATGGCTATGAAAACAGGTTGGAATGTTTTTAAGCCATTGGATTTTGTCTAGATCATCTTTACTTTCAAGATGCACTATCAAACTTTGATATTTTCTTCGAGCAATATAACTTGCTAATAACACCGAGCCTGTGCGGCCCGGTGTCAGTACTGCCACACTATTTTTAAACATCCTGTACTTATGAGTACAATTTTAGGATGTCAGATATGATTGGGTGACGTCGAATATCGCGGGTGCCCATTTCAATAAGTGTTAGGCCATTGACTTTTTCGCTGCTGAGTCTGCGACAAAGATCCAGTAGACCGTTGGTTTGGATATTCCGGTCCGCTTGTTCAGTGTCACCCGTAACTGTGATCTTGCTGTCCTCACCAATGCGAGTGAGCAGCATTTTGAACTGTGCAGGTGTGGCGTTTTGCATTTCGTCAGCAATGATCCAAGATCGCTTGAAAGTGCGCCCACGCATATAGGCCAAGGGAGAGATTTCAATGATCTGATCTTCTATCATGCGAGTGATATCTCGCTGGTGATAATATTCCTGCAGCACATCAAACAATGGACGAGTCCATGGCTCCATTTTGCTCACAAGATTACCCGGTAAAAATCCATGCTTTTCATCTTCAACGCCCACTGCTGGTCTAGTGAGAATCAATCTGTCAACCTGACGGCTGCGCAGTGCTCTAATAGCTGCCAGCATGGTCAGATAGGTTTTGCCAGTGCCTGCAGGGCCCACAGTGACCACAATGGGTGTGTTTTCATCTAGTAGATTAACCACTAGGCGTTCTTGATTTATGCTCTTGGGACGAAGTTCTACGGTACGGTTTGAGTTGTGTTGGCTGGGGAAAAAACTTATGTTGTTTACATCTTGTTCTACCAGGGTCATGCGTTTTTGAGCTTTGGCTCCGCGGGCTCTAGACAATTCCAATCCTCCTTTGATCATGTCGCTACCTCCATGGATATTTAGACTGTTGCGTAGGTCTATGTGTGCTGATGTATCTGCATGGTCAAGCATCATAAGTAAAGAGCTTGTCAGTAATTTTCCTAAAACCCAGCACCTTGACAGAGTCAATAAATAAGAACATGGACAAAGACCTTTTTTCCGATCACAGAGATTACTGGAACGTAGCCCAGAATATAAAAAATATCTACGTTAGTCAAAATAGCCTGCTGACTTTGCTGGACTTTGAGCGTGTGCTTGACGAACTGGATCTTTATGCATTTCGCAACTGGAGCCTGGGCGAGCTGGTGCAGGGACCAGATGTTGGAAAATACACCGTGAGCTGCACATTTATGTGGCCGGAAAAACTCATGCCTGATCCGCGTGGTGCCAAAAGACTGCTGCCATTTGACTGTAATATTGAATTCAAAAAAACCCAGATCAAAATTCCTGTGAAAATTCAAGATCCAGGTGATTATATTCCTGGTACCAAGAAAGCACGTATCATAGAAAAACCCATTTGGCTTGTGGAAATCACCATGCCCAAGGCCTTGATCAGCGACATACGCACAGGCTCCGTGGAATTTGAAGACGAGGAAATAGATCTAGCAGATCTGGATCAAGCCTATGAAGACGACCTGGATCAAGAACAGTATCAAGATCAATCTGCCTCACCTGCACAGCAGGCCTTGGCAGCACCGCAGGCTCAACCGCAGCCTGGTGCAGCAGGAGCGATCAATGTCTGATCTACAGCCAATTTTTGAATCCTTGGAATACAAGGATCTCGTGGGCATGATGAAACCCACTATTCACATCGATGAATTTAGCAGCAAAATGGGCGATGATGATGATGTGATTGTGATCAGTTTTTATCTGCGCGACCAGCAAGCCGCCAAGGATCTCATGAACTGGTTTGAAAAAGGCTATGATTTTGTACTAGACGCAGATAGATCGCCAGGTGAAATCAAGCCCAACAGATATCTAGTGTACATTGAAATTCTGCGTCGTAGCACCGCAGGTGCCAAGGTGCAAGACCTACTACGAGATCTTGAAACACTCACAGAGTACAAACTAGATGATTGGGTCATGCACTACGAGGGCAAGGAACAGCCATTTTCACGTGATGAATTTGATCAGCTGGTGCCGTTGACTCCTGCTGCATACCGCGCCAAAAAAGAATCAGATCTAAATGAATGGCGTCAGCGAGCTGGACTTGACACCAAACCTATACACGAAAGAGATAGGTTACTAAGACAGTTGCAGAACGCAGCAGGAATCTAAAAATGCTATTACTTGACTTGATCATGGAACAGACTATCACACAGCCACCTGGTAAAGTTCCAGCAGCTGGTGGAGTACCAGTGCCTCCCACTGTGGACACATCTGGTGATGCAGCCAAGGCAGTGATAGCCAGTCCAAAGCCTGCGCCCAGCACAGCCAAACCACAGCCCACTGGTCAACCTGCACAACAAGCACAACAGGCCAAGGCCGCACAACCAGCTGCTCAATCAGCTGCCGCGGCACAGTCAGCAGCACAGGAAAGTCAGGCCGAACTAGAAGAGCGTGTGATGAAACGCCTTCAACAGTTGGCTGGCATGCTAGGTCGTTGATTTAACATATTCAAAATACAGTCGGCTGTTGCTGTCTTTTTTAAAGGTAGCAAGATGCAGTGCAAACTCAGTTTCAAATTGTTTTACTGTGGCAAAATCCCAAGGAAAAATATCTACCCAGGGTCCAGCAGCATGAGCAATGCCTGGATTCACCCGCAGGTACATGTGTCCACCCGGCGTCAATAAATTCACACAGTGTGCGATCCGCGCCTGAATATCATCGCGACTGTTGAAATTAATGCTGCCAAGAGCAATGATATGATCATGCGATTCAGGAGGCACCTGATATTCTAGAATATCCACTTGATAGTCAGCACAGTTGTTATAGGGATCAATACCTATTAGATTTTGAATTCGGCCTTTGAATGGATGATATCCACAGCCTACGTCCAGCACTGACCGTGGATTGTGTTTGTTGATTTCGTCTGCCAGAGCCCAGCCTGTGTAGGTATATTCGTCGGTTCTAGGTTTCCAGATCTCTCCAAAGAATCTTGCACTGTAACGAGTGTCAAGGTCATGCACAATTTCATTCAGGGTGCCTACAAAATCACAGGAGAGCTGTAGTTCGCGTTCGATATTGTCTTTGAACTTTTTATATCGTGCAGGAGTCCATGGCAATGTGTGCACCTGTGTGCTTTGGTCAAACCCACTGGCCAAGTTTCGGTATCTGGCTAGGCCAAAACTCTGCTGAAGATTTTCCAGTATCAAACGAAAAATTTTGGTATTCATTGAATTTTTTCTAAATGGACTAAATATTTGTACACAAAGCCGTAAAAAATTTTATCCCCTTGTGTTTCCACATATATATCCTAGGAGAAATCATGTTAACAGGAAAACAATTTGTTGAAAAAATTCGTGCCGAAAACTCAGCTCTGTTTGAGGCCAGTCGTCACAATGTTCGTGCCTACTTTGAAAGCCAGCCCAGCCAGCAAGAACTGGTAGACCATTTTGTTGGTCGCATGGTAAACGAGCGCATGAACATGGTAGAAATCAGCCAGGCCATTGCTAACCTGCCCGCTGACACTGATCCAGTTGAACTGCAATTGCTAACACAGCAGGCGCATGACGAAGCTGTGCATTTCCGCATGGTCAAAGAAGTTATTGAACACATTCAAGGTTCAGAAGTTGATGTTGAAGCAGCCATTGCTCGTGAAACAGCCAAGCCCACTGCCAAGGGCGCTGGTCTATTGGAAAAATACGGCGCACAAAACGACGAAGCCGCACTGGCAGCATATCAGCTAGTGGCAGAAGGTCGTGCTGAAGCTGTGTGGAACGAAATGGCAGACTGCATTGAAGATCAATACATTGCCACTCGCTATGCTAAAATTGCTAGAGACGAAGGCTTTCACAGCAAGATTGGTGCACGTAAACTGGCTCAATTGGTTGAAAGCGCAGAAGAACAAGCACGTATTGAAAAACTAGTGAGTGCAATGCGTCGTGATCTGTATGACATCAGCTGCCGTAACACCACTGCGGCCGAAGCAGGTCGTAAGCTGGTATCAGAAGCCTACGGTTGGTAAATTGCGCATAGGACTTACACAACGAGTCCTATATCACAGAGGTAGGGCTTATGACTCACTAGAGCAAGTGTGGTACGAATTTCTAGATGGTCATAAGCTCTTTTTAATTCCCAATACCAAAGACTACGATTATCAAGAGCTGTGTGCAAATCTTGATTGTCTTATAATAACCGGTGGTGATGACAGTGCAGTGCGTAGACGCACAGAACTCAAGGTTGCCACTATCATGATGCAGAGTTTCAAACCCATACTGGGCATTTGTCATGGTGCTATGTTGCTCACAGATGTGCTGGGAGGCACCGTGACTGGCACAGATGGACACAGTGACACTGTTCACGAAATAAACTATGCAGGCAGACGTATCATGGTCAACAGTCATCATGATCAAACCATAGGACGAGCCCACAATGCTGCCCGGGTCTTGGCCACTGATGATGACGGAAACTGTGAAGCCTGGATTGACGGATTATTGGCTGGAATAATCTGGCATCCAGAACGCATGAAAGCACCATTTATTCCAGCAGAAATTCAACAGGTAATAAAACTATGATGATCAATATTCAAGGTGTGTTTGAAACTCAGGATCGCTGGCCTTTGCGAATTATCAAACTAGAAACAGGCGAAAGTCGTGCGTTTGATTATACTCGTGGCACATACTATATCATGTTGCAGAATGCCAGTTACTACAGCGATAATGTCAAATTTGAAGATGTTGATGCTGCGCTGTGTGTTAATAATCACTTTACAATCAAGTGCGCACGTGGCAGCGCAGTGGTCGTTGAATATCTAGGACTGCGTTTGCTAGAAAGTCGTTACTATGTTCAGGATCAACTAGGACAAGGTAATTTAAGTTATATAGATGGTGGCACTAACACCACTGCGGTGAATCCAGGTAGACTGGGTGATCCTGTTATCAACTACGTTCATTTTCCTGCGGGCATGACGCAGACCCTACACACCCATCCTAGTCATCGTGTGGGCATGGTACTCAAAGGCCGTGGACTAGTTGAATTGGACAACAGCGATTTTCCATTAAAACAGGGTGATGCGTTTTTTCTGCAGCGTAATGTTCTGCATAATTTTACATGTCCTTACGACGAAGACGTGGTTTTATTTGTGTTTGCTCCAGATTCGGGCACAGGTCCTACAGACGAAGTAAATCCATTAAAAATCCGTACCTATATTGGCCAACAACGATATGCCCGCTAAAAGACTATTGATCCTAACAGGGCCTCAGGGCTCTGGAAATCATGTGCTGAGTAGAGTTTTTTCCTGGCATCCTGAAGTGCGTGGCTGGGACGCACTGAAAAGCAATTATTGGGTACCCAGTGACCAAGAGCCATTTGCAGAATTTTGGGTGCATCCAGAGCGTTTGACTGCTGATTATTTTCGGGATCATCAATATTATTTTGCCAATGTGAGTGCACCATTTTTCTATGACGGTGTAAGACAGTTGCCAAAAATACGCGAAGTTGCTGAACGTGCTGAGAGTTTTGGCGTAGAGGTAGTAGTGGCCATAGTGAGTCGGGATAAAAATATCAATGCCTATCAACAAGAACGTGTGGGAGGTGAGGTCACGCTGTATTCTGCAATCGAATACTATCAATCCGAGCTGCTGGAAAACTTTGAATGTCATTTTATCAGCAATGAAACCTTTTTTCTTTGGCACACAAACTATCTACAGTACCTGTCACGGTTACTGAGATTCCCCATAGATCTAGAACACAGCACTGAAATGATTGATGCCAACCCCAACAGAAAATACGTGGCAGCAGTGATAGATCACTGGTTAGACAAACACATACAAGCCGGACGCAGAAAATTTGTGGATCGTGTGCTTGACAAACTACAGGAGAAATAAATGGCAGAACGCATATTGGTCATGGGACTACCTGGTGCAGGTAAAACCTATTTCGCAGAACGCTTGAAACAGTATCTTGAGAATCATGGTACTATCAACAATATTGACCCCTCAAGAGCCTTGAGCATGGAAAACTACATAGGTGATTATCGTGTGCAAGTGGACTGGTTCAACGCTGATGAAATACGTCGCAGATTCAATGACTGGGATTTCAGCCGTGATGGACGTATTCGTCAGAGTCTGCGTATGTTTGAATTTGCCATGAAATGCTCGGGTGATTATGCCCTGTGTGATTTTGTGGCGCCTCTGCCGGAAATGCGTGCTAACTTCAAAGCAGACTGGACTGTGTGGATTGATACAATTGATGCAGGCCGTTATGAGGACACCAATCGTGCGTTTGTGCCTCCCGAAGTATATGATTTTAGAATCACAGAACAGCATGCTGAACGTTGGGTGGAGTTTGTAGGTGAACACATACTAGATCAACGTCGTAGGCCTACGTTTGATTATCGCCGAGAAACAGTGCAGATGCTGGGACGTTGGCAACCTTGGCATAAGGGACATCGTGCGCTGTTTGACAGGCTGATCACACGCACCGGACAGGTGGTAATTCAAATACGAGATGTACAAGGCTGGCAGGGATCCAATCCATTTAGTTTTGAACAGGTTCGTGAAAGAATTCGCAGAGATCTAGATCCCCTGTATCAAGGACAATATCTAATTCAGCTGGTGCCAAACATCGTACACATTGGCTGGGGTCGCAACGTGGGCTACACCGCAGCAGAAGAAATATTTGATGATGATATTAATTGCATCAGCGGCACTGCGATCAGAGCACAAATGGGCTTGAAATGAAATATATTTTTGTAACAGGTGCGCCGGGTAGTAAATGGAGTTCGGTAATAAAAAATATCTACTACAGCCGTGACATAGATCGTTCGGATTTTAGTCATGCCCGCACCTACTATCATGATGCCAACGGACACATGGATTTGATGCATCTGGGCAGCTATTTTGACCCTGGCATGGAATTTGGCGACTGGTTTGATCGCATTGAAGGACACACTCGCAAGGAGTGCGAGGCAGAATTTGATCGGCCTTTTTCAGGCACAGGCGTTAGAATTATTCGCAGTCATGTGTTTGCACACAACATAGCGTATCTACGCACACACTGGCCTGACTCGCCGGTGATCATGGTACATCGTTCCGATGACGCCTGCCTGGGCTGGTGGGTAAAATGCGGACATTTTGATATTACCTATCCAGACTACAGTGCATACTACAAAGACCTGCGTGTGATGGCGCATCGTATTGAACAGCAAAATGGTGACATCAGCATGGTATGGCGACAGCAACCTGGTGTTGAACCCAAAAACAACATCGAGCTGTGTGCTGCTCTGGGTATTTCGGCTCCCACTCTTTCCTCGCACAAGCAGGTATATGAATATCATGACATCGAAGTAAAAGTCCTGGGAGCAAGAAATGTCTAACGATTCAAGTTCTTGGCAGTGGTGCAAACAGCGCAGCAACTATCATTTTGATAACACAACATACGATCAAGCAGGCGATTACATACATCTCATGGGCAGGTTTGTGGGCGACTGGTCTCAGGAACTTGATCAGGTGCTGCAACAAACTCACAGTGTGACCTGGAGCACTCGCAAGAATTATCAAGGACAGTCTCGTGTGAGTCCTATGTTGGCTCAAGAGCTCTATGACCTTGAGTCAGTGGGAGCCGATCCTGATCTAGTGCTCACTGATCGCATGGATTATCCGGATCAAGTGCCTGTGTTTGCTCGCATGATTGAATACTTTGGCATGGAAAATTGTCGTAGTCAGATACACATACAACGCACCGGACAGATGTTTAATCTACACATAGACAAACTGTATGAATATGCAGACCGTGCTGAAGATGTGTTTAGATTTGTTGTGATGCTCGCAGACTGGGAGCCCGGACAGTTTTACTGCTATGGAACCTATCAATACACACACTGGCAGGCCGGAGACTTCCACTGGTTTGATTGGCCCAACGTTCCACATGCCACTGCCAATGCCAGTCACACACCGCGACCCACACTGCAAATCACAGGGCGTGCCACTGGTATTACCAAACAACGGATCAATCAATTACATCTGGACCCGGTGTTTGTTTGATCAGAATCATGTTCCAATAGTGGTACGTCGTGAAAACGCCTGAGTTCCTGGCGACTGTGATCCAGTAACTGTTGTTCGGTATAGGGTTCACCAAGGCCTCGACTTTCTACCCACTGATTATACCATTCAACTGATTGGTCAAAATTGCGTGTGAGCAGTTTCTTTTCCAGCATGGTTTGTAGTTTGATAGGCACGTTGCTTACCAGAATCTTGTGGTCAACCAGTTCATCTATGGCCTGTTGACTTTTTTTGTAGTTCAGCGCATTGTCACGTAGAAACACTTGGTCACGACTGCTGAGTGTGGCCACGGCTTCTCTTACTGTGCGTGGTGGTGTGGGCAGCGCACGGTCTTGTGATGGCCCAGGCAGCAACAGAGTACGATCATGTTCTAGTCTGGCTCCCACTGCACTCATGTCACTCACTAGATAATGACATCGATTCCAGTCTCCAAACTCTATACCAAACATGTTGTTCCAGCTCAAGCGTTGAGTCTGATTTTGGAAAATATCTAGACCTAGGATATAGCTTTCGATATTTTTCATGTGAGTATCATATTGAAAGTAACTGTTCACATGAAAGTGTCGGTCGCACCAGTCTAGATAGTCTCTATAGGCGTCAAGATATTTCCATAGATTGGTACGATCAACAGTGATGCCATGCTGATAGAGATCTGCTAGGGTCTCAAACTTTTGCTCATGACTATAAACATTCAGTTGTTTGGTCTTGGTCACTATACACCAGCTCAATGCATGCTCGAATAGATTTTCCCTGCGAGCACTGATGATGTAAAAATTGTCATTGAGATATTGATAAAAAGGAATCTGCTGTGCTAGACTGTCTTCACGATTGCGCAGATGATACAGAGCAAGCCTAGAAGTCTTGTAGTGCTTGACACTGTCAAGCAGTGTGGTTATCTGCTCTAGAGTCTGAAAATATCCATACTGTCCTTTTTCTTTGCTTTTGCCCAGCACCTCGGTACGAAACACCGGACTGTAGTATTTGATAATTCCGTTGGTGAGCTCGTGAAGATTGATCACTGGTTGATCAAATTCATGAAACTGCATGTAAATGGTAATTAAACGCTGTAAAAGTGTGCTGCCCACACGATCTGGCGTAAGTATAAGAACATTCATGGTAGTTGATTACTTAGTGAATTTTTTCAAGGTGAACACAAGATGTTTTGGATAATTTCTTATTTGCCCAGCGACCTACTGTCAGCTATTGGTCTTATATTGCTGGGCGCAGGCGTGTTGATCACTGCCCTGGCATCATTGATAAAATTTGTGCCTGTGATCAATATGTATCGTTTGCACTTTCAAGTCTTGGGTGTGATCATACTGTTGGCAGGTGTGTATTTGCGTGGTGTGTTTGAAACTGAAATAGTCTGGCGAGAACGAGTACGAGTAGCAGAAGAAAAAGTTCGAGCCGCAGAAAAACAAGCCCAAGAAGCCACTGCACAAGTGGTCACAGAATATCGTGATCGGGTGAAAGTTGTAAAGCAAAAGGTTGAAGTTGTGAAAAAAGAAATACAGGTTCAACGCGAGGTTATCAATGCCGACTGTAGACTGAATCCCACTGCTGTGGATCTTTATAATCGCAGTATTGCTGCGCCTGTGGAGAACAAAAAATGACTTTGGAAAAGAACCAGCAAAAACGCAGCTTCCTGATTGGCATGCTGCTGCTAATCCTGTTTGTGGTTGCCATGTGTTCGGGCTGCTCCACTCCGGTGCCAGTCACACAGAAATTTCCCGCTGCTGATCCTGTGATGATGGAGCCTGCCCCAGCACTGGTGGCCTTGCCCAAGGACACGGTGGAACTGGACAAGCTGATTGAAAACACAGCAGAAAACTATGGACGTTATCATGAAATGGTGCGCAGACTAGAACTCTGGCAAACATGGTACACCAAGCAGAAAAAGATATTTGACTCCGTGCAATAACATGCTGTTTCCGGATTTGATCTTGCACAGCCGTGTGAATCAAACCTGGCATACGTCGGGCATGGACAGTCTAGAACACTGCAACGATCCACAGCATTTTCAAAACTATCCTTGGCCCATTGTTTATCAATACAACAGTCGTGGCTTCCGCGATCAAGAGTGGCCTAATAATTTTCAAGATGTGATTTGGTGCGTGGGCGACAGCTTCACAGTGGGCATAGGCTCGCCCTTGGAACACACCTGGCCCTGGCTGTTATCACAACACCTAAATCGGCGTATCATCAATGTCAGCATGGATGGCGCCAGTAATCAATGGATAGCTCGTAGAGCCAGTGAAATACTTGCATCTGGACTGGCATCGCACATGGTGATACAATGGAGCTACACACATCGCCGTGAGAATCAGGACCTTGAGCAGCTGATTGATCAAAGATGGCGTGCGTTCTATCAAGACGTAAGAGATCACAGCTGGCCAGCGTGTCCTGCCTGGCAGCAGCGTGATCAGTTGCCAGTGAGAATTCAACAGGAACTTGCTCGTGATCCCTACTGGCAACAGATTGATCAGATACACGACGAAGAACGTAGAATAGATGTGCCTAGAAGAGAAGCAGTGCTGGATCCCACTTTGAATTCTCAAAACTTTCGCGAGTGTTTGAATCAAGTGGAACACAGTCAGGGCATGATCAAGGTACTGCATACCTTTATACCAGACTGGAGCAATGATCCAGCGTTGACAGCGGAAATTCAGCAATGGCCCAGGCATAGAACCTGGTTGCCTGAAATTCAACGCCTGGACTGGGCTCGTGATCACCATCATTATGACCTTAAAACAGCACACAAACTGGTGCTGGACATCCAAAATAAACTACTAGTATAACCAAGTGTGATAGCTGCCCCTGTTTGCTAAATATTGGCAAACTACAACAGGGAGCTACAATGGAGCTAAAACTCAACCAACTCAAAGAGATGGTGCACGGCATACCCTATGCTGAACAATGGCACCACGCACTGGAGCAACTACTTCCAGACTATCAAATCAATACCCCCAAGCGTATCGCAGCGTTTATTGCTCAATGTGCGCATGAGTCAGGTGGGTTTAGATTTGTCAGCGAAAATCTCAACTACAAAGCGGAAAGTCTCATGAAGGTTTTCCCCAAGTATTTTCACACCAAGGAATTGGCCAATGCCTATGCTAAAAATCCTGAAAAAATCGCCAACAGAGTCTATGCCAATCGCATGGGCAACGGAGACGAAGCATCAGGTGATGGCTTTAAGTATCGAGGCCGCGGATTAATTCAACTCACTGGCAAAGAAAATTATTCTTGGTTCGCAGCCAGTCTGCAGATTTCCCCCGAAGAAGCCACAGAGTACATGAGCACTTTTGAAGGTGCTGCTCAGAGCGCCTGTTGGTTCTGGGAGACCAACAACCTAAACAAAGAAGCCGACGCAGGTGATATCAAGCTCATGACACGCAAAATCAATGGTGGTTTCATTGGACTTGAGGATCGTATCAAACACTATAATCATGCACTGCATGTGCTAGGAGTATAACATGGCCAAAGCAAAACAAAGCGCAACCGCTGTAACACACACTTCGGTACACAAGCGTACCAGTCAAGGTGGACGCAAACCCAAGACCAGTAGCATGAACAAAAATCGTCGTCGTGGGTTCAAAAAGAATCGTGGACAGGGAAGATAATATGTCTATGAAATATCTAATGGCGTTGCTGGCACTGCCAGTGCTCATGGGCTGTCAGGAAAACTATCGTTATCCCTGTCAGGATCCTGACAATTGGGAGAAAAAAGAATGCCAAAAACCCTATTGTAGTGCCAACGGTACCTGCCCCGAAGACCTAACACACTATGAAAAAGAAAAAGTCAACAGCGCAGCACCTCAACCTGTGCCTGCGCCTGCTCAAGGAGAATGCAAATGATTAAAGACATGTGGGAAGGCCCAAGATACACCACAGAAGAACTAAATGCCAGATTAAAATTCTTTATTGGAATTGTGCTGGGATTGACCCTGTTTGGCATTGTGTTTGTGGTGCTATACAGTTTGATTTTTGTCACACAGCCCATGAATGGCATGAGCCCAGTGGATAATAAATTCTTTGAATTGATTATTCCCATTGCTACGTTCTTAACTGGAACACTGTCAGGAATCATGCTAGCAGGTGATGACAAGGATCTGCGTGCCAAGGCTCTAGAGTCTGCCAACAAGCCTTACACACCACCACCTGCACCAGCTCCTGTGCCTGCAGCCAAGTCTGTGAACAGTTTTGCTCCAGTGGCCGCAGCAGCACCAGTGGCTGCGTTCAGTGATTTTGTTCCGCAAGTGGTATCAGGGTTTGGTGGCAAGCCAGCACCAACTGAACCTCCGCATCCGGAGCTGTGAACATGACATGGCTATGTCGCATGCTCACAGCAGAAGGTGAACGTTATCCTAGCAGCAAGCGTGTGATAACGTTTGTGGCCTTTGTGCTGGTGGCCGTGGGATTTTTTGCTGAAACTTTTTTTGGTTATACCACAAAACAATTTACCATGGAAAGTTTGATGTATATAGTACTAGGAGGCCTAGGATTCACGGCCTCAGAAAAATTTTCTAGAAAGGAAAAACAAAATGACGTATCTCAGTAGCATTCTATTCGCAATTATGTTGGCCATGAGCCTGCCTGTAATGGCCAATAATCATGAAGCCAAGCCTGAAACCAAAAAAGTCTGTATCAAGACCAAAGATGCAAAGAGCGGCAAAGAAATCGAAAAGTGCCGTGATGTTAAGATACATAAAAAGCTCGAGGGCACTGAAATTCCACCTAAAAAATAATAGGTGAAAAAGGCCCCGGTGGGCCTTTTTTTATGGATCATTACAAAACACTAGGTGTAGATCGACGAGCTTCAGCTGAAGATATCAAACGTGCATTCCGCAAGTTGGCCATGCAACATCATCCAGATCGCGGAGGAGACGAAGCTCGTTTCAAAGAAATTCAAGCGGCTTATGATGTGTTAAGCGATCAGCAGCGTCGTGCTGAATATGACAATCCACGACCACAGGGCTTTAGATTTTCCACAGGTCCAGGTGCTGGCGGCTTTGACTTTGATCAAATATTCAATATGTTTGGCACTGACATGGGCAGACGTCCCATGCGTAGTCAATTAAGACTGAGTCTATGGATCACACTGCGTGATGTGGCACAAGGCGGTCGTCGCACACTGAATGTGAGCAGCAGCGCAGGATCAAATCTAGTGGAAATTGAAATTCCCGCCATGATCGATGATGGTGCCACTGTGCAGTATCCTAAAATGGCACCAGATGGTTCGGATCTCTTGGTACAGTTTAGAATCAAACCAGATCCGGTTTGGCAGCGTCAGGGCAGCACCCTGTTATTGGATAAACCTGTGCTGATCTGGACTCTGCTTCAGGGAGGAGAAATCACTGTTAACACTCTCACCGATCAAACACTCACAGTGCGAGTTCCTGCTCATACTCGTCCGGGCACCATGCTGCGTGTGCGCGGTCATGGCTTGAAAGACAATCAAGGACGATCCGGTGATCTCATGGTACGTGTGCAAGCACAGCTTCCGGACACAGTCAGTCCAGAATTAATGGCTGCTATTCAACGTGAAACCCATGGCTAAGTATTTTTATACCAAAACTGTTGATCACAAAACCAAACTGCTGTACAATACATACTCAACTACCAAGGACTGGCAATGACCCCAAACCCAGATATTGAAAAAATTGTAGATCATGCAATACAGTTGGCCAAAAAGCGCCAAAATGCCTATATCACCGTGGAGCACGTACTTTTGGCCATGGTTATGTATCCTAGTTTTCGTAGAATACTAGAACGTTTTGGAACCAACTGTGATGCCTTGCAAGGTGAGGTCGAAGCCTATATTGACTCACAGAAAAACACAGCTCGTAATCCCACGGATCAGCCTAGAAAAACACACGCACTGGAGCGACTGTTTAATCGAGCACTGACTTCTGTGATGCTCACAGGTCGTCGTCAAACCAATGTGATCGATATCTATCTTAGTATCATGGCAGAATCACACAGCCATGCTCAGTATTTTTTGTTGAAGCACGGAGTCAACAAACAGGCGTTCCTGGAGTTCTACAACAAACTACAAGGACGTGACGACGCTAGACTCAGTCCAGATCAGGCTAATGAAATTCTCAATGAGTACTGTACCAATCTCACTGACATGGCCAATCGTAGCCAGCTGGAGCCCATGATTGGTCGTGAGCGCGAAGTTGAAGAAATGATCACGGTGCTGGCCAAGAGATTCAAGAGCAATGTGCTCATGGTGGGCGATCCTGGTGTGGGCAAAACAGCCATTGTTGAAGGCCTAGCACAGGAAATGGCAGCAAATCGTGTGCCAGAGTTTCTACATGATCATGAACTATACAGTCTTGAAGTAGGCAGCTTGTTGGCAGGGTCAAAGTACCGCGGCGAATTTGAAGAAAAATTCAAGCTGGTCATGGCCGCATTGGAAACCAAAAAGAAATGCGTGTTGTTTATTGACGAAGCACACACCATGCGAGGCGCAGGTAGTTCAGGATCCAGTACCCTGGACATGGCCAATATGATCAAGCCTGCTATCACCAAGGGCGCACTGAAAGTGATTGCCAGTACCACCTGGGAAGAGTATTACGAAAGTTTTGAAAAAGATCGTGCGCTGATGCGACGTTTCTACAGACTCAGTATTGACGAACCCACGCCAGAGGTAACCGAACAGATCTTGATTGGCCTGAGTCCTAGATTAGAAAAGTTTCACAACGTGGAAATTACCACAGAAGCCATTACCACTGCGGTTGAACTTGCAGGTCGTTACATACACGACAAAAAGAATCCAGACAAGAGCATTGACCTTATTGATGCTGCCTGCGCACGTGAGCGTGTGAAAGACGCAGGCACTGTGCCTATCACTGCTGCCTTGATACAGGAACAGCTCAGCAAGGTCAGCGGAGTGCCTGTGGACAGACTAACATCTGAAAGCAGCCAAAATGTCATTGGACTGGAAGGCAACATCAAGAGTCGACTGTATGGGCAAGACTCAGCTGTTGACTCTGTGTTGGAGAGAATCTATATCAGCTTTGCAGGCATTGCCAAGGTGGGCAGACCCATTGCCAGCTTTTTGTTCCTAGGTCCAACGGGCACAGGCAAGACCGAACTGGCCAAGCTGTTGAGCAGCAATCTTGACATGAAGCTGCTGCGCTATGACATGAGTGAATATCAAGAGCGCCACACAGTGAGCAGTCTGATTGGTGCACCGCCCGGCTATGTGGGCTTTGAAGACGGCAACGTGGGCGGTGGCAAGCTGATTTCAGATCTCAATAAAAATCCGTTTTCTATTCTTTTGTTTGACGAAATTGAAAAAGCACACCCTGATGTGATCAATATCATGTTGCAGTTGCTGGACGAAGGACGCATTACCTCCAGTAATGGCAAAACAGTGGACTGCAAAAACACCATTGTGATCATGACATCCAACCTGGGCGCACGTGACAACGAAAACAACAACATTGGTTTCAGTACCGAACTAGAACGCTCGGGCGAAGAAGATCGAGCCATGAAAGAGTTCTTCCGTCCTGAACTGCGCAATCGTATTGATCAGATCTGCAAGTTTAACAAACTTGACACTCTGGCAATCAAGAAGATCGTGGTTAAATTTGTTGAAGAACTACGTGCGGGACTAACACAACACAATATTCGCATCAGTCTCAGCGAACCTGCTGTGAACTATCTGGCTGAACAGGGCTACGACAGCAAAATGGGCGCACGTCCACTGAGTCGCAAGATTGATGAACTTATCCGTGTGCCATTGAGCAAGCGCATATTGTTTGAAAAACTGCGTGACTGTCAGATACATGTGGACTACGATCAAGAGCTGAAGTTTGATGTCAAGCCCTTGATGACACATCGTGTGGAAAGTGACGGGCTCATAGTTGTAGACACGCCAGAATAATATCTTGGTGTTTAATGAGCTAAATAACACACTATGGCAAAAATACACGAAGAAGTATTGGTTATCAAAGTCAGCAGGTTAGTCAAAGACGATCAAAGTCTTGCTCATGGTTCCCTTATCACACCAGAAGCTGTGTCTGCGCTTGAACAGGTAGCACAGGAACTGGTGGGACCTGGGTCTGTTGTAGAAGTAGAACAGGCCTGAACTACCCGCACTTGCCCGGCACTGCATGGCCTCAGTGACTTTTTCCTGCGACATTTCAGCACCCCTAGACGCGAACTTGCGTCTAGAAGTTTTCTGTGACGGTGCATCAGCAGCGGTATTTGAACCCGTACACAATCACAAATTCACATACACTTTTGCAGACAGTGTGGAACTCACGGATCACAAGATTGAGTTTGTGATGACAGGCAAAACTCAGGATCACACTCAGGTTGATCACGCAGGCAATATCACAAGCGATTGCTTGATCTATATCACAAACAAACAGTTTGAAAACATTGATGTCAACTATGCTTTTGACAGCCATGCTGTGTATCACCATGATTTCAATGGCACCGCTGCTGCTGTGCAAGACGGTTTTTCAGGCATCATGGGCTGTAATGGACGTGTGAGTTTTGAGTTTACAACTCCTATCTACCTTTGGATGCTAGAAAACCTCTAGCGGTAAATAATAGATCATGCAAACACTTGTGATCTATCCCGGCCGTTTTCATCCATTTCATCGTGGCCATTTGGCCAGTTATCACTGGCTCACCAAGAAATTTGGGGACAACTCTGTATTTGTGGCCACTTCAGGCAAACAGGAACCCGAAACATCTCCGTTTAGCTTTGCAGACAAGCAGATGATGATGGTCAAACTGGGTATTCCCGCAGGACACGTGGTACAGGTCAAAAACCCTTACCAGGCACAGGAAATCACACAGAACTTTGATCCCAACGACACAGTGTTGATATTTGCTATCAGCGAAAAAGACGCTGAACGCATCAGTTTCAAACCCAAGCGTGATGGATCGCCTAGTTATCTACAGCCATTTCCTGAAAACGGCAAAGGACTCAAGCCCATGAGTCAGCATGGTTATGCCATACTAACTCCCAAGGTCAACTTCCGTGTACAGGGTCAAGACGCAGACAGTGCTAGTCAGATACGCAAACTCTATGCACAAAGCAACGACTCGGGGCGTGACAGTATACTAGTGGATCTCTACGGTGATGCGGATGGTAATCTAAGAAAGATATTTGATCAACGGTTATTGCAGTCTGATGAAGCAGTGGTCAACGAAACTGTGTTGATCAATGATCCCGAGGCTGGCATACAGCTACGTCCGCCAGGCGGCATGGGCACATGGGATGAATCAAGTCTGGTTAAAAATCTCACCAGCAAGATAACCGATCTCAATAGACTGCTGTCAACTGGACAATATCGAGCACTATACCAGGTAATCTATGATCGCGGTACCTTGGAAAGCATGATCAAGGCACTGGCTGATCTAGAAAAATTCCGTGAACGTCAGGGACGTCGTCCCATTGCTCGTGGGCGTGAAATTGATATCAGTGCTGATTACCTTGAAGAAAAATGGAGTGAAAAATACAAACGCAGCATCAACTGCGCCAATCCTCGAGGATTCAGCCAAAAGGCACACTGTGCTGGCCGTAAGAAAAACGAAGCCGCACTGGAATCCCTACGCCGTATGAAACAACGCATTCTAGAAATGCGCAAACGTTCAAAAGCCAAGTAATTTTCTGCCTCTCTGTGCTACAATTAAATATCAAGCACTTTTTATCAGAGAGGAATTTATGGTTGACCAAACAACAAACGACAGCGTAGCAGCAGAAAGTCTGCCCGTTGAATCTGCACCTGCTGAAGCACCTGCCGCGGATAACAACTCAACACAAATTCAAGTTAATGTTGATTTCCTAAGAAAAACTCGAGTACACATCTGCATGCCCTGCTATGGCGGCATGCTCACAGAACAATGCTTTATGAGCTTTGTTAAATGGGGCAATGCCTGCAGACAACTGGGCATTGACTGGACTGTGGAAACCATGACCAATGAGAGTCTGATTTCACGAGCACGAAACACACTAGTGGCCAAATTCCTCAGTAATCCAGAAAGCACACACTTGATGTTTATTGACGCAGACATCGGCTGGGAGCCTTGGCATCTGCTGGCTCTGCTTAACCATGACAAGGATGTTGTGGGAGGTCTTTATCCCATGAAAACCATTCCTGTGAAATGGTGTGTGAACGGCATTCCTGGTGCTCCAGACAATGACCCCAATGGACTACTAGAAGTTACCAAGACTGGCACAGGATTTCTGTTGATCAAACGCGAGGTATTTGAAAAACTCAAGGCACACCCTGCTGTAAAGCCTTTTGCCAATGACATTGGACTTGACGCTAGCCTAGACAAAGACATGAAAACCTACTTTGACACTGCTGTGCGCGAAAATCGTTACTACAGTGAGGATTGGACCTTCTGCGAAAACTGGCGCGATCTGGGCGGTCAGGTCTGGGTGGATAAGCGTATTCTTCTGCGTCATGTGGGCACACATACCTTTGATTTCGCTACACAGGAAAACATGTATCGTGAACTGCACAAAGTAGCACAGGCCAATGGCAAAGCCTTGAACGCCGACAGTGATCTAACACAGCCTGTGCCTGCTCCTGTGGTATCAGGTCCAGAACCAGTGGCTGCTCCTGTGAAAGCTCGCGTACTAAGCGCCAGCGAGAATCTAGAAACCGAGCCAGCTGCCTAAACAATAAATACAGTTCATATGCATATCGATGAACTGGAAAATTATAATTTAGCCGACGCTGTACGATTTCACGACGAGCTGAATCCTGGACTTTGGGGCAAAGACGAACATCTGCGCCCCGAAGTTCGTGAAGCACTGCTGCGCATTGCAGACGATTTTCGTGAATTTCTAGGTGTTAGTGATCTTGAAGTTCAAGACATCACTATTTCTGGCAGCAATGCTGCCTATAATTACACCCCCAACAGTGATATTGATCTACATCTAGTGGTCAATATTCCCGAGCTTGACGATGAAGTCTATCGCGAATTATTCAACGCGAAAAAATATCAATACAACGATCAGCACGATATTCGTGTGCGCGACGCTGATGTTGAACTCTATGTGCAACCAGCCAATGATCCGCATATCAGCCAAGGCATCTATAGCCTAGTAAACAACAAGTGGCTGTCAGTTCCCCGACGTCAACGAGCCAAGATAGATGACGACAGTGTGCGTCACAAGGCCGAAGATCTAGAAGCTAGAATCAATCAGGCCATTGAATCTGGCGATCGTGAAACCATGGATCGCTTGTGGCAAAAGATCAAGGACATGCGCAAAAGCGGACTAGAACAAAAAGGTGAATTCAGTACAGAAAACCTAGTGTTCAAGATGCTGCGTGTGAACAAATTAATAGAACGTCTGCAAACAGCACGTCAAGCAGCACGTGATCAAGAACTCAGCCTTAGCGAAAGAAAACGCAAGAAGTCTCGTAAACGCTATGCATATGGTGGTTACTGGTATCCAGGCTACAGCTATTATGGCAGCGGTTCTGAAGGCAGTGACAGTGGTGGCGATGGCGGCGGTGAAAGTGTTCAAGAAGACGTAGGCTCAACCTGGGATGGAGTGAGTCCTACCACAAGAATGTTCACTAGCGAACAAGAACACACTGAAAACAAAAACGTAATTGGTAAATTTGCTAGATTTGTGGCACAGCAGATAGGCATGAGCAAGTTGCCACGTATCCGTGTCACACGAGATCCAAAATGGAGTTCCAAAAACGGTACATTTGGACACTATGATCAAAATACACAAACACTGACCATTAGTCTGGCCAATCGCCATATCATGGATGTGCTTAGAACCATGGCTCACGAGCTAGTGCATGCACATCAGGATCGCGAACATGGCTTGCCTAGCACAGCTGGCAAGACTGGTAGTCCATATGAAAACGAAGCCAATGCGGTGGCGGGTCGTATCATGCGACGTTGGGCCAAGAAACATGGCAATATGTTTGATCAGCCTGCCACAGAAGACTATGATCCCAATGCCAGACCTCCAGGACCTGAAACCAAACCCACTATGCCAGCTGGCACTGTGAGAGTTGATGTTAGTGATGTGTATGACTGGTACAAACTAGGACAGCACATCAGTGACCTCGAAGGTCTAGGCAAACATGATTTTGGCAAAGGACCGCCTAGTGCTATTTTTAGTTTTGGTGACGAAGACACCGAACACAAATATATTAACAATCTGAAGCGCACTGGCCTTGATGTCACGGACATTGATCCACGCGATCCCAATCAGCCGCCAGGCATGAAGAAAATCAAAACAGATCCAACCTATAATGTTGATGAAGATTGGAAAAGCAGTCTAGGTGCAGCAGCCGCGGCTGCATGTATTGCAGGCACACCAGGCTGTGCTACCACTAACACAGATAGCAGTCCCACTGCTGATGTGCTAAGAGGTGTACAAACTGTAGGACGTACAGCACAGGCAGTAAAGGACATGGGCGTGGGTGGCGCCAAAGAAGAACTAATCAATCAACTTCGTGACAAACTGCGCGGTATACGTGAAGCCACTGGTTACATTCCCACAAAAAAACAAGCTCGTGATCCTAGATTCTCCATGGCCTTGACAAAGGATATTCAGCCAGGCCAGATTGGCAAGGAAGCAAACAAACTAAAGTTAGACACTGACAGTCAAGGTCATCCTGCGCTGTTAATGAAACGTCTTAACAATCTGCTGGAATCAGTTAAGACAGACGAACAATTAGACGAAGACGAACTGTTTGAACTCAAAATGAGTCCCAGCAATCTGGCCAAAATGGCCAAAGACATTGATGCTAGAGCTGGTCTAGAGTTTGAAATGTATGTGCCTAATGTAGACGCCGACGACGAGGAATTTGAATCCGAGCCGGATTACGGTGCCGACGAATATTTCCCTATGGGTCCAGGCTGGCAGAGTGATGTTATGGATTTCTTCCGTGGTGGAGATATGAGCAGTCCTAGAGTTCTTATTCAACGGGCAATTGATGAACTAAATGAAAATTTTTATGAGTGGGTTGGCGAGCAAGAAGAAGAGTTTTTAGCATCCAACGAAGGACGAGAACGAGCCATAGAAATCGCTACCAGCAATGTAAGCAGAGACGATTTTGAAACAGACGAAGAATATGAAGCTGCCGTTCGCGAATACCTGACAGACAATGAAGACGACATTAGAGATGAATTAATAGACGAATTCCGCGATGATCTTGATAGCAAGTTCGAAGAATGGCTAGACGATCAAGGCATTCGTATGATGGCAGATTTTGCGAGCGAATACGGTTTAGAATGGCCATATTGGACCGAGCCAGATGATTACAGCAGAGGCGGAGCAGACATCGACGACGTAGCACGAGACTTCCAAGATGCTGTTGGACGTCCGGTGAAAACTGGTGGTTATCACAGCGGTGCTTATAGTCAAACCAATAACTATCGTGTGGAAACAGACAGTAGCTTGAGTGATCCAGACGAACCAGGTGATGCAGGCTTGGAGTTTATCAGTCCGCCCTTGACCATTCCTGAGATGCTGGGAGATATCAAAAAGATCACTGCCTGGGCTAATCGTGTGGGTGCATATACCAATGACACCACTGGCCTACACATGAATATCAGTGTACCAGGGTACAGCATGCAAAAGCTAGACTATGTAAAGTTGGCCATGTTCTTGGGCGACAACTATGTTCTAGAGCAGTTTGGTCGTGCAGGAAATACCTATTGCAAGTCAGCCCTGAATAAAATCAAAGCAGAAGTAAAACAAGATCCCGCAAGACTCAAAAACATGCTTCAGGCCATGCAGGGAGAATTAAACAGCATAGCCAGCAAAATTGTTCATACCGGCAACACTGACAAATATACCAGCATCAACACCAAGGACAATCGTGTGGAGTTTCGCAGTCCTGGCGGCGATTATCTTGACATATTAGCCAACGATCCTGCACAGATCACAAACACACTGCTGCGCACAGTGGTAGCTTTGGATGTGGCCATGAAACCTGAAGCGTTCCGTCAAGAGTACATGAAAAAGCTGTACAAGACTCTCACACCAACGGAATTCACAGGCGGTCGAGGCGAGCGTCAAACTAGATTGGAATCACAGACCAACGAGGTCGCTGACCTGCTCAGCAAGTACATCGCAGGTGAATTGCCGCAGTCAGCACTAAAAAGCTTTATCCAGCAGATTAAGAAAAAGCGTGACGATAAGAAGCAGCCACCAGAAACGCAAACACCTAGTCGTGATCAAGAGTTTTCAGGCACTTGGGAAATTGTGGCTCGTAATACCGACGAAGTAGTACGCCAATTTAGTGGTGTTGGTAATGCCATAAGAGATGCTGAAGTGTGGGCAAGAAGATGGGCAATGGATACCGGATATGATGATCCGTACTATGTGCGCCCTGTAATGCGACCAAGAACCGCGCCACCTGAAACCTCCATTTATCAAATTGTAAACTACCAAGACGGTGAAGTGTTAAGTCCGGGACTAAACATGCCTTGGGTTTATGCTCGTGCTCTTGCTGATGATATAGCTCGGCGTCGTGGTATGGGTAGAGCCGACATCAGAATTGTTGACCTAGAAAACAATCAGACCTATAGTTTTGAAGGTAGACTGATACAGCCAAGTGTGAGAGCCACTGCCGGGGAACCTGTACCAGCTGGTAGTGTAGGTGGTGGATTCGCTCGAGCACCACATACCAGCATATATCAATTGATTGATAATAGAAATGGTCAAATAATGCTAGGCGGCGAAACAAGAACTTTTGCTGACACCGTAGAGAAGGCCAATATTTTAATGCGTGACTATAGGCTTACAGCTGATGATATTAGAATTGTTGATATGTATACCAATACTGTATATGATATCAATGGTCGTCCTGTAAGTGGCAACAATGCTAATACTTCTAGCATAGATGGCGAGCAAAGCACAGATGCCAACTACGAAATCATTGATCTTGAAACTCGTGGACCAGTTTTTAGATTCATTGCCAACACCGATCAAGAAGCACAGAGAAAGTTTATAGATTGGTTGGAAGCAGGTGATCGCTTTATTGGCCAGTATTATTGGCGTAGAATTGAAGGTCGTGGCATACCAGGGTCAACAGCAGAACTGCAACGACAGCGATCAGATCAGCAAGTACAAGGTTTTAGAGTCTCTTATACCGTTACCCATGACGATGAAGTTAGAAATAACACTGTGACTATTCAAGCCCGTAATGCTGACGCTGCAATGGATGTTATGAGAACTAATTTACAACGGGCTGGATATGAGGTTCTTAGAATTGAAGCTGAACCTGTGGCACAAACTCTAGAGCCACCACCAGAAACAGTAGATATTTCAATGCCCGGTCAGGCTCGCGGAACAGAAAGCTTACCACCCGGCAACACTCGCTGGTTGATACTTGATCCAAACGACCGTGAAGTATATAGTTTTGTACATCGTAGTAATCAAGGCGAAGCAAATCAATATGCTGTGAACTGGCTAAGACAAAACGGTCTACTAGGCAGTGGCGAATTCATGGTGGTGCCAGCAAGATGAGAGCCAGCGAGTTTATTGTAGAATCAAAGATACCTGATGTGGTCTATCACGGCACGGCATCTGCCAACCTCACCAACATAATGAAACACGGTATCAAACCCAAGTTAAATCGTTATGCATACTCCAATAGACAACACGGTGGCGGAATAGCAACAGGTTTAGAACTAGAGCCAGGTAAACGTAGAAGTGATTTAGAAACTATCAGCACCAGTGTGAACTTTGACAACAGTTTAGAGTATGCCAAATTGGGTGGCAGCACAGGTTCAGGCTCTCCTGGCGTGGTACTAGCGTTTCGTCCATTGCCCAGTGATAGCTTTGAAGAAACCGGCATGCCTGGTGAAGTTGTATTCCGCAATGCTATCTCTCCAGATAGACTACAAATAGTCTGGCCCCAACGACTAGCGGGCAAAGAAAAACAACTCGCACAAAAAGCCGAAAAGAAAAAACAATCAGGTGCTGAAAAAACACAGCAGATCAAAAGCATTAACCAGCAACTCAAAGCCGCAGGTTCTAGTATAAGAATCAAGTCAACCAACCCTAATACTGCAAGAATTGCCATATGGTTTATGGATCCTGACAACCCTGTACAGGTAGGCAACACCAACATAGATGATCAAAATTTCGCAGTATTCTTGAAAAAAGAACTAGCTAACCCTGCACCCAACAAACAACGCTATTATGGTAGAACCAATTGGTTAAATGAATTCGCTCCTGAAGGATTTGAGCAATACAGTTTATACACCGGTGATGGTGTTAGAAATCATTTAGTTGATAAATTTTCGTCATTAAACGCAGCCAAGGAAGAAGTTGAGTTTATATGGGACTCAGATCCCGAAGCTCGTCTGGCTATATGGTTTATTAAAAATCTAAATGATGAAGTGGTGTGGTCCTATGATCCACAGGAAATAGCGGATGCGCCAAGATATCAGTTTAGAAAAAAATCTGATGATCTTGAAGAAATGAATCGTAGAGGATTCCTAGGAGCCATGGGAGCAGGTGCAATGGCTGCTGCGGGAGTTCCCTCACAAGCAGCTAACAAGGTGGGACCACCCATGCTCAGTGCCAACATTGGTGCAGAAGAGGCTCTTCATCGTGCGGCTCGTGCTGCTGGCATACGTGGCGTGGAACTTGCGCAGTTTCTAGCACAGTGTTATCATGAGTCTGGCGGCTTTAAATACATGCAAGAACTAGGTGATCCACGTTATTTTCTACGATACGATCCTAGAGTAGATCCTGCCAAGGCACGTGTGCTAGGTAATGTAAAGCCAGGAGATGGTGAACGCTACAAGGGTCGTGGATTTATACAGATCACTGGCAGAGATAACTATCGTAGAGCCGGTGAAGCTCTGGGTCTGCCCTTGGAAGACCGGCCAGAACTCGCAGCTAGAATGGATGTGGCAGCACGTATTGCAGTATGGTATTGGAAACAAAGAGTCAAGCCCAATGTGTCTAATTTCAATGACACTCGTGCGGTGACTCGGCAAATCAATCCCAACATGCGCGGTCTTGAAGATCGACATGAAAATTTCAAAGACTATAAAAAGGTCTTTAGTATGAATTGGAAAGCTGTATGAAAATCACAGAATTTGTCACGGAAGACTGGCAAAAGACCAATCGCAAGGACAAGACCTCGGGCATGAGCCGCAAGGCAGTTAAACAATACCGCCGTGAAAATCCCGGCAGTAAACTGCAAACCGCTGTGACCACCAAGCCCAGCAAGTTGAAAAAAGGTTCTAAGAGCGCCAAGCGTCGCAAGAGCTTTTGTGCTAGAATGCGTGGCATGAAGAAATCACGCACTTCAGCCAAAACAGCTAGAAATCCCAATTCAAATATTAATAAAGCACTGCGCCGTTGGAACTGCGAAAGCATTGAGCAAATGCAAGAGCTGGTAATGATTGCCGAGCAAAAGATCGCTGCGTTGCGGCAAGGTGTGGCGGAAGATCAAGAAGATATCGTAGCCGTCATTGATGGTGTACGTTCGGATAGAACTTACAACGATAGATATCACGCACACAATTCTTTATCAAAACTAGTGGGATATGGCAAAGCCAAGGTAGCAGAATTGTATATTAACGGCGAAAAAGTAGAACACTTTGAACTAGGAAAAAAATATATTGATTTTGAACCCAAGAGTCTAGGTTCAATGTCAGAGGCAGGTCCATTCTCATACGGTGCCAAGAAGCCTAGAAAAGGTAGTGTGGCAGATCTTGCTGCAAAGAAACGCCAAGAACAGGAAAAAGGCAAGCTGCCTGCGGAACCTAAAGACCATATGGTTGGCACAGCACGGATAATCAAATAAAATGAGAGCACAAGAATTTTTAAAAGAAGAAACAGGCAATGAGCAAGATTTAGAATCTCTCAAGGAAGCCTGCGAAAACTGGATGGAAATGTATTTTGATGCTAATGACATCAATACAATTTTAACACATCCTTATAGTCAACAATTCAAGCAACCACCAGCCGGTATAGAAAAACTTTATCGTGGACTGGTAGTTGCCGGTGGAAAAGTAAAGGCGGTGCCCGGTAAAAGCAATAGAAAGTTTGTGGCCTATGCCACACACCCCTACGGTGCTGAAGCATTCTTGGCCAGTCTTGATGTTGGCGGTCGTAAAGTAATCATTGAAAAACAGTTTAACCCCGCTGACTTTGTGTTAGACTTCACAGGCCTGTATGAAAGTTTGTTTCCTGATCAAGGTCTTCACAATCGGTATGAAACTGAATACGAAGTTTGGATGCGAGCCACAAGATACTATCAGTCAGCGTCAGAGCAAGAAATAATTAAAGACACTGCCTGGGGTCAGACCGACGACGGTGAACCAGGTAGAGGAAATCTCTAATGAGAGCTTCTGAGTTTATCGCAGAAGGTGTGTCAGTGAGAGATCAGATCCTAGCTGATGTTAAAAAACACGGCGGTGATACCGATGATTACTTTGTAAGATACACCAGTGTTGATAAACTAGGCTTCAGCGCACGTCAATGGTTTTCTAGAACCCCCGATGTGGATCATCCAAAATTTCACGTGGACTTTATAGGACACGATGTGGGTCGATTGGCACTTTGGTTTTATCCCTTGAAAACTGCCATGGACACCAGTAGAACTCTGTATGGCAGTGAACAACCCTATGTATGGTTGGTCAAGCTCCGTCCTGATGCTTGGCTACAGACTGTCAAGCGTGGCGACAACACAGTTGAGCCGCCACCTCCAGGCAAACAAAGAGTGGGAATACTGCGCATGAGTCAACCTCCTGCTGCTATCTTTTTCCGGCCCGCATTTGATGTGATTGGTAGATATTATGATTATGCCTCTAGACACAAAAGACATGGTGAAGTCAAAGGGCCTCCCCCGCCCACACTGTTCCAAAGAATTCGGGGTGAACGATGAAAACATTTAGGAACTAGACCATGCGCTTACACGAAATTCAACAACAGCGTAGACCGCATCTTTTTCTTGACATGGATGGTGTTCAAGCAGACTTCTTTTCAGCCTGGGCACGCTTGTTTGGCAAAGAACGCTACAAAGAAATAGGCAATCGCGCACAACGCGAAGCCACTATCGCAGATCTCAATGCACGTGGTCCTGAATTTGTAGAAGAATTCTTTACAAACTTGCCTGTGTTGCCTGGTGCGCAGACTCTAATTAAGTTTCTACGTGACAATGATATCAAGTACACAATTCTAAGTGCGCCGCTGCGTGGCAACGAAGCTGCTAGTATCCGCGGAAAGTTGGCATGGTTAGATCGCCATCATCCTGGCACATCTGCCACTGCGATCTTCACAGGCGAAAAACAACGCTATGCCACTACCAATGGTGAACCAAATGTGCTAGTTGATGACTTCAAGAAATATGTGAATGCCTGGACCGCAGATGGTGGCATTGCTGTGCTGTATCGTTGGAATAATGTTGGCGCTGCAATTGAACAGTTGAAAAAGATCTATGGATTAGAGCCAGGTGCTCAGGTCAACAGTCTTGATGCATTACAAGAGGCAGTGGTAGGCACGCTGTATCCTAAAAAAATACTAGGCACTGCTAGAGTAGGTGACTTGTCTATTCCTATACACCGTCATCTATATGATCAAGCGCAGAGCCGTGGAATTGATCTAAAAACCATAGAACGCACACTGCGTAGACTGCCCAGAATAGCCAGCAAACTCAAAAAAATTGAAGCAGGAAACAAGGTATGGGTTTACAACCCTCACGATGAAATTAGTCTAGGCTTTTTTGCACTGGACAGTGGTGGATATTTGTTGAACACAGTGATTCCCAATGCGCCACATCAACAGGGAGTTACTGATGTGATACGCATGTATGAAGCAGACATTGAAGAAAATTTTGCAGACGGTAAAGTCAAGGGCCGGAGCCGGCCTGGGCGTGTAAAACGTGCGGGTGCCAGTTGTGATGGCAGTGTAACCAGTTTAAGAGCCAAGGCCAAAAAATACAGCGGCGAACGAGGTCGAATGTACCATTGGTGTGCAAACATGAAATCAGGACGTCAAAAATGAGAGACCTACTTAATATACTAGAAGCAGTGAGCCGCGGCTGTCCTCCTGCAACACAAGACATTGATCTTAATCTAAAGAATCGTCAGAAGGCCATAGAAGAATATCATTATGGCCCGCTGAATCCCAATGAACCCAATGAAGAATACTGGGCTGAACTAGCCGACAAATGGAATACCAGTGATATTGAATCTGTAAAACAGAATCGCTGTGGCAACTGTGCTGCATTTGACATCTCAGAAAAAATGCTGGACTGCATTGCCACTGGTATTGGTGCAGAACCCGGATCAGATCCACATGATACCATAGATGCTGGTCAGCTAGGCTACTGTAAGTTTTTGAAATTCAAATGTGCTGCCAAGCGTACCTGCGATGCCTGGGTAGAGGGTGGTCCTGTGACAGGAGAAAAAAATGAGAGCTAAAGAATTTGTAAAAAAGTCCGCCACTGAAGCTGAAATGCCCTGGAAGGATGCAGTGGATGCAGGTGCCATGACCACACAACAGGGTGCCAAAATAGCTGCCAGTGATATTTCTCAAGCCATTGGTGATTTGGAAAAAAATCAAGCTGCCATTGGTAAAGAAATTGCCACACAAAGAGCTGCTGCCAATTCAGTGCCCTCCAACGTACAAGTGACCAGCATGAAGCCAGATGGCAGTTGGACCGGACGTGAGCTACCCAAAACTACTAAAATTGGTCCTATTTCAATTACACGAGGCAGCGGTAATCCTGTAGCCGGCGGTGCAGTGAAAAAAGCACCACCTGCCTATCCCCCAGGCGCCATCTAAAAATACACCTGCTGATTTCAGGCCACTAAGTACCAGGCGAAAATTCGCTTTTTATAGGAGACTTTATGGCAACCAAAAAACCGGCCAAAAAAACAGCAGCGCCAGCTAAGAAAGCAGCCGCTCCTGTAGCCAAAAAACCCGTGGCAAAAGCAGCCAAGGCCAAACCCAAGGCTCGAGCCAAACCCCGTGCGCAGGTAGTTGAAGCTGTGGAACAGGAACTGGAATTCAAACCAGTGAGCAGTTTCTTGAGCATGCATGCTGCCATGGATCCCGAGGCACAAGCAGCCATGATCGCAGAGCAGACCAAACGTGCGTTTGATGTTGAAGCCTATGTACAATTTAATGTGGCTCAAACACAGGTAGCAAGATCAATCGTTGAAGAAAACGTCACTGACGCCATGCAGAGCTGGGCTATCAATGCCGGTGGTAATCGTGAAATGATCATGCGTACCACAGACGATGTTTATCGCAATCGTCTCATGATGTTGAATCTGTTGAAGCCCGAGAATCCTGTGGAAGCAGCGTTTCAGGAAAGCATGATCAACAAGACCAAACTGGAATATCTGCAACATCGTAATGTCATGAACCGTCGCATGGCTGATATTGCATATGAAATGGCCAATGCTATCAAGGCCATTGGTGCAGCGTCGGAGAAATTCTATAATGCCAACGAAGAAATGGCAGCATTTATCAACGACACCGCAGACGAAAATGCAGTATGGTTTGATGGTGAGCTGCGTAAAATGATGCGTGAAGCCTCAAATGTCACAAATGATCAGCGTATTCAGCACACCATGGAAGTGAGTCAGCTGCTAGCAAATGATGCACAAACAGGCCGTGCTCGTATTCGCGAAGTTGCAGAATTTGCACAGGGTCTTGGTGACAGTCTGCAGGAACTGCAAGAGTCAGGCAATGAACTGCGCGAAGAAGTGATTAATATTCGTGAAAAGATCGACGCAGGTCAACGCCGTATCGCTGACACCATTGTAAACAAGCGTAAATAAATGTGGCCCAGATACGTTGGTGCTGGCGTTGGTACGATGGACATACCGCAGTAGCTAGAAACAGTCTGCGTAGGTCCCGTATACTAAACCAGTTACGCCGTATACATAGACAACACCCCGCTTTGACATTCACAGTCAAACGCGGGGAGTTTTTTATAGAAGCATGGTTTGTGGATACAAATGATCTGCTGATATTTGCTTTGATATGGCCACCAACTTGTCCTGTGTGGGAGAAATTTGATGATATTTCCTGATATGCCTAAACGTCAACACTGGTGGGATCAACACACTGAACCTGTGTCGCCAGTTGCAGTTGAAACCCACACTGTGGTTGTGCCAGAACTCACGGCTGTCAGCGCCGAAGAATGGTTTGCCAAACATTTTCCAGACACAGTGCCCACAGCTTTGCCCAGTCACCGTGAGCCTTTTGACTGGCGTAAAGATCCACGGGGCACAGCAGAATTTGCTGCGCTGTGTGGGTTCTTGATAGCATGGGTAGCCTACTGGTATCAAGTATCTCACTAAATAATTGATGCGCTTGAATGAACTATTTGAAAACTTGGTACAAAACTATGATCTATACCAAGCTCAGGTGAAAATACAGCAGCCTGGTTATCTAGGACGTATCAACGTCACGGTGAGTGCGCCCAGCGCCGCTGCGGCACGAGCACTGATCAAAGCACAGTATAATGTAAAAACACATGATATTGGCCAAGTTCGTCGCATGCCCGCAGGAAAGAAACTATAATGCGTGCTAGAGAGTTTGTTCCAAGAGCCTGGTATGTAACAGTAAACGGTGATCCTGGCATTCTCACAAGAAACACCACACCTGGTGAACAGCCCTGGAGAGTCACTTGGTTTGATAGAGAAGATCATGAACCCAATGGTCACACGGACATCAGCAAACTACAAGCCCGTCAGATTCAACGCGGTAACAACATAGAAGTTGTAGATCAAGACATAATTTACTATATAGATGCCGGTGAAGAACTTGCGGAAAACAGTTTGTTCTGGCGCCAATATCCTTGTACCAAAGACTGTTCAGGTCACCAAGCAGGTGATTCCTGGGCACAGGCACGCGGTATCACAGATGTAACACAATGCCCTCCTGGCAACAGCAACAGCTGGTGGGAAGGCTGCAAAAGCGAAGCCGAAAAACGTCCTTATTAAGCTATGAAACAAAATGTGTATCTTTATGCTCCTAACTTTGAGTCAGGACATGGAAATGTAACGTCGGTGTGGCTACCCTATACAGTGGGCTGTATCTGGAGTTACGCCATGACCGATCAAAGGCTACGAGATAACTTTAATTTGTGTGGTCTTGGGTTCCTGCGTGATCCAGTTGATCAAGTGGTTGATAGTCTTGACAACCCAGCGGTGTGTGGATTTAGTACCTATATCTGGAACGAAAACTACAACCTTGCTCTCAGTAAGGCTATCAAGCAAAGGTATCCCAATTGCTTGATCTTGTTTGGTGGTCCTAATGTGCCCAATGAAGAAGAAGTTCTGCGACAGTGGCGCAAGGATCATGCCTGGATTGATGTATCCATTAGATACGAGGGAGAAATTGCGTTTAAAAATGTGTTGCATGATATTCTTGACAACAAGGTCAAAAGAGACTATGTGGCACATAGAGTAGAAGATCTTGAAGTGCCTAGTCCTTATCTAACCGGACTGTTTGACGACATTGTCAAAGACAAACAATTCATGTACTCCATGACCATTGAGACCAATCGTGGTTGTCCATTTCCCTGTACCTTTTGCGACTGGGGTAGTTTGACCTATGCCAAGATCAAGAAATTTCCCTTGGAAAAAGTTTTTGCAGAAATAGAGTGGTCAGGACGTAACCAAATTGAGTTTATTAGTCTAGCTGATGCTAACTTTGGCGTGTTTCCTGAGCGTGATCAAGCCATTGCCGAATGTTTTATTGAAACCAAGAAAAAATATGGGTATCCACAGCAGATCAGTTGTACATGGTACAAAAACTCCAATGAAGTAATTTTAAACATAGCCGAGGATCTTACACGTCATGGCCTAAACCGTGGACTCACACTAAGTGTACAAAGCATGCACGAGCCCACGCTCACTGCTATCAAACGCAAGAACATGAAGATCAATGATCAGAGTCTGCTGTTTCAAGAATGCAATCGTAGACACATACCTTTTTATACCGAGCTGATTCTAGGCATGCCCGAAGAAACACTGGCCAGCTGGCGTCAAGGCCATTTGGATCTAATTGAAATGGGCCAGCATGGTTGTGTGTACATGGCTCCCATTGAGCTGCTGCGCAACGCAGAAATGACCAAACAGATTGATCAGTACAAGATCAAAAGCACAGTGATATCTGACTATTGGACCTGTGCTCGCAGCGGTATCAGCGAGTGCCAACACATAGCCACGGAAACCAATACCATGTCCACTGATGACATGATAGATGCTACTATTTTTTCCTGGATGATAATTTCATTTCATCATCACGGCTGGACAGAGCTATATTCAAGATATCTACACAAGCGTGGCTGGAGCTACAAACAGATCTACGATAATCTTGAAACATGGTTAATGAGCCACCCTTACTACAGCCAACAAATAGCAAAGTTTAGAAGCACAGTGAGTGATTTTTACCATCACAGTAGAAGCATTGAATACTATGCTCTCTGGGAAGGCGTAAAAAACATGTATGTGGATAGACAACAACATCTTGACAACATAGCAGCATGGTTTCAAACTCTTTGTCAAGATGACTGCTGCGATGAAATAATTGAACTACAAAGGCATTGGATAATTGATCCATATGGAACCAGTAAGAACACAGTGGAACTGCCCAGTAACTTGATCTATTGGATATTAGATCTAGAACCCGTGGTAACCAAATCCCCCATACAGTGTGAATTTTCCACTAGCCAAACCGAGTCATGGGCTAACCTAGAGGAGTTCCTGAGTTTTGTTGTGCTACGCAGAAAAGAAAGTTTTGGCAAAGCCATTGTTAATATTTTGCCGCAACAAACACCAGCTGATTTTGAACTAAATATGGAATGTCCAATGACATTGTCAAACTTGTCTGTAAGCTAGATTGCCGCTGGGAAGGGCTTGCCCCAACCTATCGCGCCTGGGTCAACAATGAGCTGTTTACCGAACGCACTTGGATTTGGACTGAAAACTATATTGAAGAAATATTTCAAGTCAAGGCCATACCCGGAAAATACCGTATTAGATTTGAGTTGGTACAGCCCTGTCTAGCGGACTTGATTTTTCTAGAAATGCGAGCATTGCACGGTCCAGTGCGTGTAAAAAGTGGTGGCATATTTTTGATTGATTCTTAACATGAGAGCAAGAGAATTCATAGGCGAAGATGTATCAACTACCAGCGCCAGTATTGCCCCGGTTGCACAGAGCCTGGGACACATGCCAATGATCAGTCGCATGGGCCGAGTGCCTACTGTGCATAAATATCAGACTAGAAAACCTAAACGGACTAAAAATGCTGGCAGAATCGCTTAAAACTATATTGGCTTCAAGCTACGCTTATGTGATCAAAGCGCAGTTTTTTCATTGGAACGTAGAAGGGCCTGACTTTGCTCAACTGCATGATTTCTTTGGCAAGATCTACGAAGAAGTCTATGACAATTCCATTGATCGCTGTGCTGAATTCATCAGAGTACTTGATGACTACGCTCCGGGTAGTTTTGAACGATTCGCGGAACTGTCTATTATATCTGGACAAATCAAAGTACCTCGTGCTCGACTCATGCTGGAAGAACTATTACAAGATACAAATAATATGTTGGCATTGTTAAACACTGCGTTTCAAGAAGCAGATGCAGATCAACAGCAAGGTATTGCTGACTTTCTGGCCGAACGAATTGACGCCATGGGCAAACATCGTTGGATGTTGAGATCGTTTCTCAAGGAAGCACGAGCATGAACGATATCTACACCATCCTAGCCAGACTGGAAGCCATACAAGAAGGCAGTACCACGCCAACTAAACTGTCAAAAGATCTCAACCCGCAACAAAAAGCAGTGCCTCAATTGCCTGCTCTGTTCAAGCCTAATAAGATTTCAGTTCTGGGTGCCAAAACTGATCCAGATCATCCCATGCGTGGTTACGCAGTGGGTGCAAGTGAAAGTGCTGAAACCGAAGTAGAAGAAGACTGGCGCAGTGCCGCAGCAGCAGGTGCATTGGCCGCTGCTAACCTTCTGGGTACACCGGCTCAAGCAACAGAACCTGTGAAACCAATCACAGTAGCGCATGTGACCATAGATGGTGAAACACGCACATACAATCTTGGTGATAGATTTAAAAGTTCCAAAGAAGCAGAAAAGTTTATCAGCGATGTACTAGATCGTCAAGGGCTGTCAGGTTACAGTCTTGACATCAAGACCGGCGTGCCAAAGAACACAGACAGCACAGCAATGAAAGAACAAATAATCGCAGCCGAAGACATGCTGGGCAAAATACGTCGTGACTTAGCAGATTACCTCCGCAGCGTAGAAGATGAACTAGTGGGACGAGATAGATCACTGATACGCAAGGCCAAGCAAGAACTCGCCAAACCTGACATTGAAAAGTTTCTACCAGTCAAAGTTATCAGCACCGACGATGGTAAAGAACTCAGAATACATGGCAACGAAGACGATGGATTTAGAATCAGTGTGCATGAAAAAATGCTACCCACTGCATTTGAAAGCCTTGAAGAAGCCAGCATGGCCTGCGAAATGTACTGTGCTCGTAGGCGTGGCCAGCCCATGGAAGCCAATCCAGACTACGTGGATGAGCGCGACAGCACAGCAAAGCATTAGATGACCACCTTAGGACCGTAAGTGTTGGTCGTAGGCGGCTGCTGCCTGTGAACTAGAACCGCTACCTCTCGTTCCAAAGTGAGCTTTTATAATAACAATAATAATGATCTACACCAGATGGATCGACGACGAAGAATGGTACCATGTGTGCAATGATCATGGCGACTGTTTGATCCACACACGCAACCGACAACTGGCCTATTTTGTAGAACAACACAGTCGTGGTCTACCCCGTGGTTTATATCTGAGCATTGGCGGAGATCGACGTAGAGATAAAAAGCGTCCGTTGTTTAGGCGTCAACGCTGACGCTGCCAAACATACCTTGCACCACGATTTAGCGTTTGATCCTGAGTTTCACCAATGAATCCTTGATAGGCTGACATCACAGGCGTTTGTCCTAGAGCTTCGCTGATCATGGGCACAACACTGAGATGATCTATACGAATGTCCATGCACAGCCTGCCTCCAATTCGCAAACTTTGCAACACCTGTGGCCAGTACATTTCAAACGGTAGATGCCAACACCAGCACCATGTGCTGATCACAAGATCTAGATCCTGTGGCCAAGGGCTATCTGGTGGTTGGAGCACGAAACGCTGCCTAGCCAACTGGTTCGCTGTTAACAATTCTTCAACCACGGGCCAAGAATTATAATAGGGATGATCTGATCCATGTCTGACATAGTATGCAGGATCATAGGTAAAGTCGTTTTGATCAACCAGCCAAAATCTAGATTCTGGAAGTATCTTGGCAGCTATGATGTCCAGTATGCCTAATCCAGAACCAAGGTCCAATATCCTAGCATCAGCAGCTAGATCAAACGCACCTAGACGTTCGCATCTTTGCCAGTGCCATGTATAATATTCTGACAGTTTACCGGAAAGATCAGGAGCTGCACTGTTGATAAAATTACCGGTTTGAATTTTAACTAGATTCTCACAGAGAGGATCTATAGGAAACTGTAGATCAACATTTTGGAATTTAGTTACAACAGAAAAATCTATCTGTGGAAATGTGGGTTTGAAAGTCAAAACAGTTGACACCTATTGAAGTAGAAGCTAAAATACTTATCTAGGAGGATTTATGAACCGAACATTCAGTGCAGAACAAAAAGCCAAACTCACGCAATTGATCAACGAAGGCATGCAGGTCATGCACGAAGTTGAAACACTCAATGGTGGTTTGAGCGACACTATCAAGGCAGTTGCAGAAGAATTGGAAATCAAACCCAATGTTTTGAAAAAAGCCATTAGACTCGCTCACAAAGCTGAATTTGGCAAAGAACAGCAGGATCATGCACTACTAGAAGAGATTCTTACCACAGTAGGCAAGACTTTGTGACCCGTAGAATCATTTTATTTGATTCAAAAAACTATCAAAACCAGGTCTGTCTAAGTCCGTTTGTCAGTGTTGAAATAGATGTACAAGGTAATGTGCGAATGTGTGGCTGTCAGGCCTGGATGCCCACCATCGTAGGAAATCTGTTTGAACAGAGTTTGCCAGAGATGTTGTCGTCGCCTTTGGCTCGTGCTATTAGAACCAGTATAGCCGATGGAACCTATAGATACTGCAATGAAAAAACCTGTGGTATTATTGCCAGTGGAGCACTGAACAGTGTTCACACAGTTCCACCAGAAGTCGCACTGCAACTCAAAGACAACACCAGATGGAGCTTGCCACATGAAATTTTCTTGGCAGGTGACTTGACCTGTAATCTAAGCTGTCCAAGCTGTAGGAACAGTGTGATCACAGTGCCTGATCACGAAGTAGAGCAACAGATGCGGCTTGGTGAAATTCTCAGAGCTAATCTTTTTCCTGAACCCACTGATCAGTCAATAAAAATACATGTCAGCACCAGTGGTGAGGTGTTTGCAAGCCCAAGACTACTGTCTTTTATCAACAGCCTGGATGTTGATCAGTTTCCTAATCTTAGACTACATCTGCAGACCAATGGACTACTGATGCCTGCAAGATGGCATCGTTTGGGCAACATGGCTCAACGAGTTGACAAGGTCACAGTCACAGTTGATGCTGCCCAAGCTAATACATATGAGCTCCTAAGACGCGGCGGTCGTTGGGCCGACATTGTCAAAGCTCTGGAGTGGAGTTCAGATCACTGTGTGGCCAACAACATTGACCTGCATCTTCGTATGGTGGTTCAACGTGACAATTGGCAGCAGATGCAAGAGTTCTATGACATGGCCATGCTATATAAAGCAACCCTGGTTGAGTTTACTCGCATCAGCAACTGGGGGACTTTTGATGCTGTGGCCTTTGCTGAGGTTGACGTTTTTGATCCACAACATGATCAATATGTTCCAGCACAAAACCTGCTACAACAAATAAGAATTTTGCCAAATGTGTTTGTTTCTGGCGGATTATAAGATTGTTTGTTGACATTCTTTGCTTTTTTATATACAATAACTAGATGAGTTATGTTGACGCCCTTTTTGATCGTGACCACGATCGCATACATGTAGTAGAACGCAGAAACGGCGAACGCCGTTATCAAGAATATCCTGCCAACTATGTTTTCTATTATGATGATCCTCGCGGTAAGTTTCAGAGCATATATGGAACTCCCGTGTCTAGATTCTCTACACGGAGTAACAAGGAGTTTCGTAAGGAACTGCGTATTCAAAGTGGAAAACAATGTTATGAGTCGGACATCAATCCGGTATTTCGTTGTCTAGAGGACAACTACAAAGGCCAGGATGCACCCAAACTCAACGCAGCATTTTTTGACATTGAAGTAGACTTTGATCCTGAACGTGGTTACAGCAGACCCGACGATCCTTTCAACGCAATCACAGCCATCTCGGTATATCTTGGTTGGTTGGATCAACTAGTGACCATGGCAGTGCCACCGCGCAGTGTGAGCATGGAGACTGCACAGGATCTTGTGAAAGATTTCCCCAACACTTTTTTGTTTGGCACAGAAGCAGAGATGTTGGCTATGTTTTTGGATCTCATAGACGATGCTGACGTGCTGTCGGGTTGGAACTCAGAAGGCTATGATATTCCCTACACAGTTCAACGTATCACTAGAGTTCTCAGCAAAGATGACACACGCAAATTCTGTTTATGGGGACAGTTTCCAAAACAACGAACGTTTGAACGCTTTGGTGCAGAAGCCCTGACATTTGACCTTGTGGGTCGAGTGCATATGGACTATATGCAACTTTATAGGAAATACACTTATGAAGAACGTCACAGCTACAGCCTTGATTCAATCCTTGAATACGAAGAACTTGAGGGCAAGACCAAATACGAAGGTACGTTGGATCAACTCTACAATCAAGACTTCCGCAAGTTCATCGAGTATAACAGACAAGACGTTAATGGACTGGCCTCGCTCGACAAAAAGCTCAAGTTCTTGGATCTAGCCAACACACTAGCACATGAAAACACAGTGCTGCTGCCTACCACAATGGGTGCAGTGGCTGTGACAGAACAGGCTATTATTAACGAAGCCCACGAACGTGGTATGGTTGTGCCCAACAGACAGGAGAGACACAGTGATGACGACACACAAGCGGCAGGTGCCTATGTTGCTTATCCCAAAAAAGGGCTCCACGAATGGATTGGCTCCATTGACATCAACAGCCTCTATCCCTCAGCGATCCGCGCTCTTAACATGGCACCGGAGACCATTGTTGGCCAACTCCGGCCGCACATGACCAATCGGTATATACAAGAAAGGCAACAGCAAGGCATGAGCTTTGCTGCTTCATGGGAAGGATTGTTTGGCACACTAGAATATACCGCTGTTATGGAACAACAGCGGGGCACTGAAATCATTATTGATTGGCAATCAGGCGAAGAGTCAGTTCACAGTGCAGCAGAAGTATGGCGCATGATTTTTGACAGTCGTCAACCTTGGATGCTCAGTGCCAATGGTACTATTTTTACTTACGAACGCGAAGGCGTGGTTCCTGGCTTGCTGAAACGTTGGTATGCTGAACGTAAGGACATGCAGAAAAAAGCCAGAGAATACGAAGGAGTAGATGATGCACAATTTGAATACTGGGACAAACGCCAACTCGTCAAGAAGATTAATCTTAATAGTTTGTATGGCGCTATTCTTAACCCCGGTTGTAGGTTTTTTGATAAGCGCATTGGTCAGTCTACTACTCTTACTGGACGGGCGATTGCGAAGCACATGGACGCACACGTCAACGAATGCCTCACAGGACGATACGACCACGTCGGAGAAACCATAATCTATGGCGACACAGACTCATGTTACTTTTCTGCTTGGCCTGTGCTCAAGAAAGAAGTAGAGTCTGGGCGAATGGAATGGAACAGCGATATCTGTATTCAACTCTACAATGGCATTGCAGATCAAGTCAACGAAAGCTTCCCTGCTTTCATGGAAACAGCTTTTCATGTGCCAAGAGAAATGGGTTCAGTGATACGCGGCGGGCGTGAACTTGTGGCCACCAAGGGTCTGTTTATCACCAAGAAACGCTATGCTGTGATGTACATAGACAAAGAAAACAAACGTGTTGACATCAACGGCAAGCCGGGCAAGGTCAAGGCCATGGGGCTTGATCTCAAACGTTCAGACACTCCCAAGGTAATTCAAGACTTCTTGAGTGAAGTTCTCAATGATGTGCTACAAGGCGCCAATCGTGAACAGATAGTGGAAAAGATACGTCAGTTTAAATTTGATTTTAAAGAGCGCCCAGGTTGGGAAAAAGGTTCACCCAAGCGTGTGAACAACTTGACCAAGTTTGTGAAAGCCGAAGAACGCGAAGGTAGAGCCAATATGCCAGGACATGTACGTGCTGCCATGAACTGGAATGTTATGCGTAAAATGATGGGCGATAACTATTCAATGCAGATCATGGATGGCGCCAAGGTAATTGTTTGTAAACTCAAAAACAATCCATTGAACTGGACATCAATTGCCTATCCCACAGATGAGCTGCACTTGCCTCAATGGTTTAGAGAACTGCCATTCGATGACAATGGCATGGAATCAACTGTGATTGATGGCAAAGTAGATAATCTACTGGGTGTGTTGGACTGGGATCTGGAAGGCTCAACCAATACTACCAACACTTTTCAAAGTCTATTTGATTTTTCATGAAACTAAGTGATTTGGTTCACTACAGAAACATACTACTGGCCAATCGCAGCCAGGAATGGCGCTGGCCTTTGCAAAACTATCTTGATCTGCAACAACGCAGTATGAGACAAAATGTTGATACCCGTAATAAGTTTGAAACACAATTGGAACACAACATTGGTCAAGTGGCCACGGCACTGGGAAATCTAGAAGACTGTATCACTGACATCATTGCCAATGTAAACAAGATGATATCAGAAATAGAACCACAGTACTTTGCTAAAAGCTACAATTGGTATCAACAAGAATCCAGTTTTGAAACAGTGGATTACATATTGAATCGTAGACTACGGGTGCCTGCGGAAGACTTTGAACCTTTGCAATATCGTGTTAAAAATCTTACCGACTGGCGTTATCCATTGCTGTGCATACGCCCCGGACGTGAAGATCATATACGCTGGTTGGTGCCAGCGCATCCGTTGTATATTGCAGATACCGAACATGAACTGTTAAAACCTGCCATTGAACTGTTCAATCCTAAATATCAAAGACATCTACGTCCTTATAAGATTCGCGAGGATCACAGTCAGATGTTTGACTTTATTCCAGACGAACAGTTGGGGTTGATCTATTCCTATTACTTTTTTAATTTTAGACCGTTTGAAGTAATCAAACGATATCTGTCTGAACTGTATCACAAACTCAGACCAGGTGGATCAATCATCTTTACCTTTAACAACTGCGACTACTCAGGCGGTGTGCGTTTAACTGAAAATCAGTTTTGTTGTTACACTCCTGGTAAGATGTTGCAACGCTTGGTTGAAAGTCTGGGTTTTATCCACATGGAAACCTGCAACACCGACAACGGACTATACTGGATGCACCTACAACGTCCGGGCAATCTTGAAACTTTACGTGCTGGGCAGAACCTTGCAAAAATCATTCCTAAAACAGTTGAATGATCTAAATATCTCTGTTATCATATACAAAAGGAGAACACATGAGAGACCAATTACTTGATCTAGTTGAACACACCTATGACCTTGGCTGCATTGATCTAATCAAGATCGATGGCACGGACAAAGAAACCACAATTTTTGGCTACGCCGAAAACAAAAACGTAGTACTAGAAGGCAAATTTCATACACCAGTGGCCGAATTCATTGGACACTTTGGTATGCCCAATCTCAGCAAGTTGAAAATTCTGCTGAACTTGCCTGAGTATCGAGAAAACGCCAAGCTCAGTATCACCAAGAAAACCAACGGTGATCCTGATGGCGTATACTTTGAAAATCAAACAGGTGACTTTCACAACACCTATAGATTCATGTCAGCTGACATCGTGAGTCAACAAGTGAAAGATGTCAAGTTCAAAGGAGTGAACTGGGACGTGGAGTTTGAACCCACTGTGGCGTCAATTCAAAGACTTCGCATGCAGGCACAGGCCAACTCAGATGAACCTTTGTTGCAGGTACAGGTTGACAAACAGAATCTCAAGTTCTTGTTTGGTGATCACAGCACACATGCTGGCAACTTTGTGTTTCATGCAGGAGTATCCGGTGTTCTAAAACGTCCATGGGCATATCCAGTGGCAGTGGTACAATCAATTTTGAATCTCAATGGTGACAAGAAAGTTCGTTTTTCAGATGGTGGAGCTGCTGAAATCGTGGTTGATTCTGGATTGGCTACCTACAGCTACATTATGCCCGCACATCAGAAATGATAAAAACTATTTCGTCTTCTAGCGCCTTTGTTCAAGTCACTGGTGGTTTTCCATCAAGCGGACCATACCTACAGACTCCCGCAGTGGCAGGACCTCCTCCTGCTGTTGGAGCTGTGAAATTTGATTCTGCCTCACAAAACCTACAGGTATGGGATGGCTTCAACTGGTTGAATATGTACACTAGTCATGCCATGGTTGGTTTAAACCCAGCCGCTGAAGACGCAATTAAGTGGGCTCAACAAAAACAAAAAGAAGAACAAGAACTTGAAGAACTTATGCAACGATCTCCTGCGCTGCGTGATGCCTATGAAAAATTCCAAATAGTAAAGACACTAGCCACTAATGAAAACAGACAACCAGCATGATCTAACTGCTGCACAAAACGACTATGCTGTGTTTCTTCCAGCAGTGAGTAGTTTTTACAGTACCTATATAGGACGTCAACGCTATGAACAGTATGTAGAAGCCACACGCATGCCTGCAGGCATTCCTGACATGGAAATGATGAACTTCTTTAATGATCAAAAGGCATTGTTTCCTTATCGTTGGGCACTGTATTCTGCAGGACATGCCAATCTGGATCTTACCAAACCAGATCCACGTGAAGACATGATGCGTAATCGAGGTAGTCACACAACTCTACTCTGTGACTCTGGTGGATTTCAGATTGCCAAGGGTGTATGGGAGGGAGACTGGCGAGATCCTAAATGTCCGCGAGCTCAAAAGAAACGCGAAGCAGCACTGAAGTGGCTTGATGGCATGGCTGACTATGGCATGACCTTGGATATTCCCACATGGACTGCCAATGTACCTGGCGCTACAGAAAAAACAGGCATTAGAGACTACAACGATGCTGTTGCGGCTACACACTATAACAATGAATATTTCATTAAACATCGTCGTGGTGTTGCAGAAGGTGGCACACGTTTCTTGAACGTTTTGCAAGGAGCCAATCATACCGAAGCAGACGCATGGTATGATCTAATGAAACAGTATTGTGATCCCAAAAAATATCCTGGGCGCCATTTCAACGGCTGGGGCATGGGAGGACAAAACATGTGTGATGTGCATCTGGTTCTCAAAAGAATAATCACATTGATACATGACGGCTTGTTAGAAAAGGGTGTACATGACTGGATGCACTTTTTAGGTACCTCCAAACTTGAGTGGGCAGTATTGCTTACAATCATACAACGCTCAGTACGGCGATACCACAACTCCGACTTCACCATTTCATTTGACTGTGCTAGTCCATTTTTGGCCACAGCCAATGGACAACTATATCACACCATTACCACAAAAGATCGAGATAAATGGAGTTATCAAATGAGTCCCACAGCAGACAACAAAAAGTTTGCCACTGACTCTAGATCATTCCGTGATGCTGTGATGCAAGAAGGTATTCATCCTGCGTTTGAAGATTCTCCAATATCTGCTAGACTAAAAATATCCGACGTGTGTGTATACAAGCCTGGCGACCTAAACAAAATTGGCAAGGAAGGACGCACATCATGGGATAGTTTCAGTTATGCCTTGCTCATGGGACACAATGTGTGGATGCATATCGAAGCCGTACAACGTGCCAACCGAGAGTTTGACACAGGAACATCTCCAGACATGCTGGTGCATCCTCTCAATTCAGACTATGATGTGGCAAAAATTATTGATCAAATATTTGCCGCACGTGATCGACAACGCAGTCTACAGATCATAGATGATCATGCTCGTGTGTGGGAACGAGTGATTGGGACTCGCGGTTTCACTGGTAAACGAGCAGTCAATGCCAACTCAATGTTCAACAGTCTGTTTGAAACAGTTGAAGACATCGAAACCACAGATGAATTGGATCAGGCCAAACTGGATGCATTGGAAGCTGAGTAAACTGAGTTTGACATAATTTGTGTTGTGTTATAAAATTGCAATAGATTATTTGTGACAGGAAAAAGAATGTACCAAGATCAAATACGCCAACTAGAAGTTCAACATCGAGACCTAGACAACAAGATTGACACACTGGAAAAAACCGGCATCTATGAAGACCTGCGTTTGCAAGAGCTCAAAAAACGCAGACTCATGGTACGAGATCAACTCAGTGAACTAAGACGCAGACAGTTTGAACACGATCACGAACGAGTTAATTACGACGATTATGAATAGATTAGGACATCACAACGCCAACTTCTTTATTGGTAATGAAGTTGAGCATACACCCGCACACGGCAAGCGAACTCTGTTTGTGGTTGGGTATCAACCCGTGGAAGATATACAGGCAGTGTTAGATGAACACAACAGTTGGACAGACCCTGCTCTACATATCAAGCATATCTTTTTTGGTGCCAATGACAGCTATCATCCATTGACCAACCCAGATATCGTGGGCTGGGAAAACATCATACACAGTTTTTTGATGCGAGGATACTGGTGTAGTCTTGACATTCCTTTCAAGTACGTGGCTGAATTCAACGAAAGTGGGCTGTGCGAACACAATCGCTTTATTCCTATAATCAAGGTTCCTGTGCCTTATATCAGATTGTGGAACTATAATACCTGTGTGAAAATTGATGACAAAGATTTCGCTGATACCAATCCAGGTGTCTGGGTACACAGACTGCATGACCTCATGCACACAGATTGCTTTACTGATTGGAGCATGTACAACGACGACAAGGTGACAACATGAAATGGTTTGATCAATGGTTTATACGTAAATCTAAATGGGCCTGGGAAAACAAACATTTGGTGCGTGATGCATACGAAAGCGAGGGTAAATTGGTGAGTTCACAAGCAGTGGAAACTGACCTACATGACTTTAACGATGGTTTGAGAATAGCTGTGAAAAAAGTTATAGGTGGGTCTGTGGTTACATTCAAAACCTACGATAGAAAAATTGATCGTAGCACAGACAGAACCTATATAATCACTAACGAACAAGATTTCAATACCGAACTTGGTAAGATTATTACCATGGAAAGTATGCGTCAACATTAATGCAACAACCTCCAAAAATCCTTTATCGCGTAACCAGTCTCGCTGACAGATCGGTTAGAGTTCATCATGTTTTACAGCGTCTGAGTAGGGACCAGGTTGTGCGCATTGACCAGTGGTATATGTGGGGGCAAGGCTTTGTTGCCGAGCACACAGATCTCGCCAGATATACCAAGTTTATTGAATGTGATCCCGAGCTAGGTTACCAGGTAGAAAACGAAGTTGCATCAAACTTTCAGTGGGAAGGACCAGACTGGAATGAAAAAGCTCAACATCGCATGCAAAAAGATCTTGCCAAAGGTGGAGTACAAAGAATAGTGGAACAACAAAGCAGTTGGAAGCTGCTTGAAACAAAAATATGGATCAATGCACCGTTTAGAGTTGACGAAGTTGACTTTTTAAACAATAATATAGTACTCAAGATTGATGTACCTTACAAAGGACAGATTAGAGCATGAACTCACAAGAATACATTGACGTTTTAGAATCACACCTACAGGCCTCATTGGACACTAGGAATCGTATTGTGCAACAGGCCAAAAGACAGATTTGGGTTACGTTCCGCAAAGAAGGCATTCACAAGTATCCAGCGGCTGCTACTGATCCTAATCTAGCCACAGGAGATGCATATGACGTTTCGTTTTTGGCCAATGCACATCGCCATATATTTCATTTTAGGGTGTCAATCGACGTATGGCACAATGACCGTGATATCGAGTTCATCCAATTCAAACGATGGCTGGAATCACTGTATTCAGGGCAAGAAAATTGTTTGCGATTGGACTACAAAAGCTGCGAAATGATCGCAGATGACTTATACAATCAGATTGCTCAACGTTACCCAGATCGAGATATCTGTATTGAAGTAAGTGAAGATGGTGAAAACGGTTGCTGTGTTTACTACAACACACATCAACCTTCTATGAAAGTAAAAATCTAAAGGACTACTATGCCTAATCTAAATAAACTAAACAAGGTTAATGAAACAGTATCAATCTATCGCTATGACAACGGTTGGATGGTTGAAGTTGGTGGCCGTGATGACGACGATGAGTGGGTAACTGCTAAAGTGATTTGCAACACAGAAGTAGAAGTACTTGATTTAATTAAACAATACAATACACTACCATTGGTGAACTAAGGAGATTGAAATGGCCAAGCCTGTAATCAAGCCAAACCCTCGTGTAACTCAAGTGTTTGATGACCTCGAACGTTATCTTGAATTCTGTCAAGAGTTTGGTTACCGTTACAATGAAGCAGAACTTTACAACTGGAAGAGCTATGCTTATCAACAGTTTATGAAGTTCTCTCAAGGCAAACCAGTAAAAGACATGTGGTTTCAAGACCAGCGTAGGCCTGGGAGACCATAATAATGAAAAAACTTTACTACATGGGGCTTGAAAGTTATCAAGCTCGTTACACTCTACAACTAACTGAATGGAATCGACGTGTGTTTGAACGTCGTGGGTTAGATGTGGTATATGTTCCAGGCACTGCTATAGACAACTCACAGGCCATATCTGTGGGACAGGTTCTAGACGCACATGGTAGAAGTTACTTTGGCATGAGCCAAATGATGAATCTCGTGCAAATGCATAAGAACGGAGAGATTAGGCATGATGATGTTATCTACTTTGAGGACATGTTTCAACCCGGTATCGAGAGCCTACCTTACATATTTGATCAGGTCCCTCGTGATCAGCGTCCCCGTGTTTTTGTTAGGTGTCTTGCTCAGTCCATTGATCCTGATGACTTTGTTCATGTATGGGGTCTTGAAAAGTGGATGGCGCATTACGAACGCATGGTCAATGAGTTCGCTACCGGAATTCTCGCCACAAATGAGGAGATGGTTGCTCATATGCGTATTGCTGGATGGCGTGCTCCTATCTATAATATTTCTGGCCTAGCATTTGGCAAACAAGAAGTGCTGGAACGCATTGGTGGTTCTGACAACATCACTCCATTCAACCAACGTCCCATGAGAGTGGGCTTTGCTGCTCGATTTGATCAAGAAAAGCAGCCAGGCTTTTACATGGACTTGATTGATATGTGGAACAACCAAGCTGATTTCCCAGTGGAGTTTTGCTTGTTCTCTGGTGGGCCACTGCGTTCGAACAATCCAGAGTATATCGCTCGAGCTCGTGATCTTGAAGCACAAGGTCTCCTGACCATTCATGAGAATCTAACCAAGAATGATTACTATGATCTGCTCAATAACACGCGAGTTCTTTTCAATTGCGCACTACAAGATTGGGTGTCAAACACTGTTAGTGAAGCTGATACCCTGGGTTGCAATGTATTATACCCTGCTTATCGTAGCTTCCCAGAAACTTTTGCAAATGATCCCAACCGTCTTTATGTTCCTTGGAGCATTGATGATGCATTCCACAAGCTGGAGAATCTACTGAAAGCACCACATCACAACATGGGCTTGATTTCAGATTGGAACGATGGCACAGTGGATCGTGTGGTCGATATCATACTAGGACATGGTGAACAATGGAATCGCAGCGGCAATCGCTACAGAGATCATTTGCCCGGTGACAAATATCATGTTAGAAAAATAGGTGAGTAACTTGCTGGCTAAATACTGGCTCTACTCAATAACTCCCCCATGAAAATATTCATTACCGGCAGTAACGGCTTTATCGGCCAACATCTTTTGCCTTTGTTACAACAACGTCATACTGTGGTTGAGCTTGTTAGCGACCTTAGAGATCATGCCAAGGTTGTAGCTGAACTGCAAGCAGCTAACCCAGATATAGTAGTACATCTGGCTGCTCGCACCGAAGTTGAAAAAAGTTTTTATGAGCAAGTTACTTTTAGTGACATCAACTACGTGGGCAGTGTTAATCTCATCGACGCAGCCAGCAAGTTAAGTAATCTCAAAAACTTTGTGTTTGCTAGTACCATGGAAGTCTATGGCTGGCAACCTATCAGCGATGAAGTCCGTGATCATGGCAAACCACTTGTGTCATTGGCTTTTGACGAAAACACTGTGCCCAATCCCAATGCTCCTTATGCAGTGGCAAAGCTAGCAGTGGAAAAATACTTGGAATATGCTCATCGTGCTCTAGGTCTACCTTTCACAGCATTACGACAAACCAACAGCTATGGTCGTGGTGACAATGACTTCTTTGTAACAGAACAAATTGTCACACAGATGTTGCAAGGTCTTGATGTAGTGAAGTTAGGCTATGCCGAACCCTATAGAAACTTTATCTGGATTGAAGATTTGTTGCAAGCCTGGATGCAAGTGATTGAAAATCCTGAGCAATGCAATCAAGGCAAGATCTACACCGTGGGTCCTGACAATCCAATCAAGATAAGAGATTATGCAGAAAAGATTGCAGGCATGATTGGCTGGCAAGGCGAAATAAAATGGAATACCAAGCCGCATCGTCCCGGAGAAATCTACTGGTTAAATTCGGGTACCACAGCTATTACTCGTGATCTTGGATGGCGCCCTGTGATTGATATGGACACAGGTTTAGAAAAGACTATAAAAATATGGCGCCAGAAATTCAACAAATAAAACAAGGACACATTGACCTATCACGGTTTGGTGATTGGCACGAGAACTGTGATTTTGTTACACACCCAGATCCATGGAGTGGATTTAGTCCTGTGTATGCAGTTGATCGAGAACGTTATTTTAATATCACTGAGATAGCCATTGCTCGCAACATACCCGAGAGTCTTGAACACTATCTCTCGCAGCAATTTGCTTTTTTGTCCGATAAAGTTTATGCAGCACATCTAATTCCAGCAGGCAAGATATTACCATGGCATCAAGATGCATATCGAATCTACTGTGAAAAACGAGCAATCACAGATTTATCATTGATCACTAGAGTAATCATCTTTGTACAGGACTGGAAGGTTGGACACGGTCTACAAGTGGGTGATAGATCCATTGGCACCTGGCAGCGAGGAGATTGGGTGTCATGGCAAGGCGATACTCCGCATCTAGTGTATAACCTAGGTCAAGATCCAAGATATACCCTGCAGATTACTGGCACAAAAATGTCAAACAATCTTGACCACGACCTAAATATTCTGTAAACTAGCAACAGTCATCCTCGACTCAAACTCGGAGAAAAACATTGTCAAACACTTATACCCCTGATCCACTACTCAACACACCTGTAGACACAGAGTTTCAGCCACAAACCTATCAAGATCGATATGTGCCTTTGCCCACAAAGGTCTATGTCAAGGCCGGCGAAGTTGGACGACGCCAAGAATATGTGTCAGATCTAATCAAAGCTCGGATGAAGACTGATAACAAACGTTTTTGGGCCGGTGACAACATCAGTGACTATATCACAGCAGAACAAAAGAGTCAGCTAATTGATGAAGCCACCGAAGCCTTTGAGCTTGTGTTGGATCGATTGTTGATTGATCGTGAAAACGATCCTAACTCACAAGGCACAGCCAGGCGCTTGGCCAAGATGTACTTCAATGAAATAATGGCAGGTAGATACGAACCAAGTCCCAACGCCACAGCTTTTCCAAACGACACAGAAGATCGTTATGAGGGCATGCTGGTTGTACGCAGTGAGCTTCGTAGTATGTGTAGTCACCATCACCAACCAGTCAGCGGAGTTGCATATATTGGTATCATTGCTGCGGAAAAACTCATTGGTTTGTCTAAGTACACTCGTATCGCCCAATGGTGCGCTCGTCGTGGCACACTACAGGAAGAGCTGTGCAATGATATCGCCAGAGAAATCATGAAAGCCACAGGCAGCAAAAACGTAGGTGTATACATTCAAGCCACACACGGTTGCTGTGAAAATCGCGGCATCATGGCACATTCAAGTCTAACACAAACCACTGTATTGACCGGAGCTTTCAAAGACGATCCCAGCGTCAAGAAAGAGTTCATGGACAATATCAAACTTCAACAAGAATTCGCTCCGAGGTAATCATGGAAATACAACCCAAAGACACAAGCAAAGGACATTTTTATGTTAGTCTTGCCAAAAGCGGCATTAGGATATTTGCTGGAGGCGTGTTGATGGTAGGAAACTTTTGGCTAGCAGGAGTATGCATCGTACTGGCTGAAGTATTAGGCGTAGTGGAGGAAATAGTATGAGTGTGTTTCTAGACCAGATGGCTTTTATGTTGGCTTGCGATCAAACAGTTGGCAAGTTCAACCAAGAACAATTCAACATGTATCTAAGCTTGATACAAGAAGAAGCAGACGAACTTGCACAAGCTATCCAACAGCATGACAAAGTTGAAACCTTGGATGCATTGATTGACATCTTAGTGGTTACCATTGGTGCTATTCACAGCCTTGGAGTAGATGCCGAGGGAGCCTGGAACGAAGTGTTGGTTAGTAATTTGGCCAAGATTGACAAAGACACTGGTAAAGTGCGCAAACGCGAAGATGGCAAAGTTCTTAAACCAGAAGGCTGGCAACCTCCTAATCTTGGAAAATACGTTCGTCCACTGTAAAGGATTCAGCATGAAGAATGAACTACCAAAAGACTTTTACAAAAACCAAGCCAGTGCTGTGATAGATCGAGTTAGAAATCTCAAAACCTGGGAAATCACTAGAGTGCTTGACGAGCCGTTGGAATTTAGAGGAGGTCCTGTGCCTTTTGATATCAAGGCCGATCAAAAACGTGCTTGGTTCAAAGTGATAGCATTGACCAAACAAGAAGCAGAGCAGATGGTCGATGATTGGATGCGAGGAGCAGACCATGATCTCTGATCTTGATCGTGCTATCGCAGACAAAAGAGCTCCTTGGACTGAGATAGAACGCACCGAATCTTTGTACACAGTGTTCAGAGATGCATTTGCAGTGACTCCTGGACATTTGTTGTTTGTTCCCGCACAAGAAACCTGGGAATGTGTTGCGGCCTGCTATCAAGCTGCTTACGAAACTGGAGCAGCCGGTGTGACGCAGGGTCAATGGGACGCTTTTAACATCGGACAAAATGTTGGTGAGGCTGCTGGACAAACTGTGATGTATCCACATGTTCACATGATACCACGTAGACAAGGTGATTGTGCTGATCCCACGGGTGGAGTACGTGGAGTGATTTCCAGTCAACAAAACTACAAACGACCTGGATATATCAAACCATGAAGAAACTTTTGACTATGTTGTTGCTGTTGACTATGTCAGTTTCAGTCAACGCTAAAAAATCTACGTCGCATCACCCAGCAGTTTGGGTCTACAACATTACCAAACAAGAGATAGTTACCGCACGGTTTCACAATGAGACCATGCCCATTGCCAGTATAACCAAACTCATGACCGCCATGGTATCCTTGGATTATGATCGCGATCTTGAGAGAAAAATCACAATGTTGCCGGGTGGACGACTGCCCGCAGGTGAACACAGTCGTCGTGATGTAATGACAGCAATGTTGGTGCGCAGTGATAACATAGCAGCCGAAAGCATAGCCAGGGACTATCCTGGAGGTCGTAAAGACTTTATCAAGGCCATGAATCGCAAGGCACAGGAGATTGCCATGGTTGGTGCCAGATTCATGGATCCCACAGGACTGAGTTCTAGCAACGAAGCCACTGCTGGCAGCGTGGGCAACATGGTGCAGATTGCATCACTGTATCCTTTCATTGTGGAAACCAGTGTGAAAAAGCATGTGCTATTTGAGGTCAATAGAAAACGAAAGATTAGAACAATTTCTATTGACAATACTAACAAGCCCTTGCTTATGGAGTTTGACCAAATACGTGTGAGCAAAACTGGTTTTACAAATTCAGCTGGTTGGTGTGTGGGCATGTTAGTAGAAAGCAAAGGTCAGGAGTTTGTGATTGTGATTCTTCACAGTGAAAGCAAACAAAAAAGATATGAGCTAGCGAAATCTACCATTTACAATAATTTGGTTGATCATGAAGTTGATAATGTGGTCAATGACTCAGATCCCCAACCAGAACCTGCGCCAGAACCAGAAACCATTGACAAAACAATTTATAGATGGTATAATAAGTTTTGGCTGTCAATAACCGGCAAATCCTAACTGGGAGAAATAACATGGCTAATTGGAAGGTTTCAACCTACTATAAAAAGTCCTGCGAAGAACATGAGTACTATTACAAAGATGGTGCTAGTATCATCCGTAAAACAGGTTATCGTTGGAGTAGTTTTTTTATAGAAACAGACGACGACAATCCTCCTGAGTTTGAATTTGACTACGTACCAGGGGGCGACGGCAAACTAGACAGCATCAACATGTATGATTGCTGTGTAAACAACATTGTAAATTCAGAACTTGATTCAATGAGCGATGGCTGTTGGGAAGATATTGAGTTTCCTGAAGACATGGATGAGGAAGAACAAGAACGCTTGCTAGAAGCGTTTGATGAATCCAGCATCTACGAAGTTCTTGAAGGCGAAGAAGGTTGGAGTCAAAACGATACTGAAGCCTGGGTATGGGGACCAATTCTTATTGAAGACGAACAAGGTAATCGTGTGAAAATCATCTGCGCTGACAAACAAGGTCGTGCTGTGGAATTCAAAGAGGATGATGAAGAAGAAATTACCTTTGACGAACTGGCCCAAATCAATCCCGAAGAACAAGCTGTTCGAGATAGTATGCCTGTATGGCCTTTCCCCACTGGTACTAGCGAGGAATCAAAATGACTCTAGAAGAAGCAGTTGAACTAATAGAAAATCTCAACGAAGAAGCACATCAACTGGCATGGGATGCGTGGACCGAAGCAGATGAACTAGGAGACTCCGAAGACGAGGATGACTGGATCGCTGCTGAAGAAAAACGTGAAGAAGCCAGTGAGGAACAGTCGCAACACTTCAGAGATCTGTATCATGAGTTGTCAGAAGAAGATCAAGCCGGTATTATTAATTGGCTTCAACAAGACGAAGACTTTAGAGAGCAGTTTTCTTCGTGGTTTGGTGATGATCAATATCAAATTGAGTTTGATTTTTTAGAAGACTAAATATCAATCACAGCGGCCTTCCTGGCTCTTCATCCCGCTTTACAAATTCTGCAGGCCTATATTAACTTATAGGAGAATTACGTGCTTTACCTAAATGAAACACAACCCCCAAGAACTTACAAATATGTAAGCACCAAAGAGTATCATGATGCTTTTCCCTGTGCGTATCGCCAATGGCGTGCGGATAGTCATTGTAACTTGATTCATGGTTACAGTTTTAGCATGAAGTTCTACTTTGGCACAGATCTACTTGATGTGCGCAACTGGGCAGCTGACTATGGCGGCCTTAAAGAGCTTAAAAAGATTCTAGAAGATCAATTTGATCATACCTTGCTAGTAGCCATGGATGACCCAGAACTAGAAACATTCAAATTACTGCAAGAAAAGAAGTTAGCCAAACTTACTATTCTTCCTAGACTAGGCTGCGAAGGCCTAGCCGATATGCTGTACAAGTATGTGAATGGCGTGTATATTCCTGATATGTGGGGGCCTGGAGAGTCTGAAAGACTTTGGTGCTTCCGTGTGGAAGTACGCGAAACACAAAGCAACATGGCGTTCCGTGAGGGTCACCGTGAATGGGATGAAGATCTGTTTGCGTAATTTTTGGAGACTATGGGCCAAAGCCCTAGGAGAAAAAGCCACTCAATCTGATTCTGAATCTGACAAAGTGGCTTTGATTCGCTCTGGTATTGTACTGATCTACATTGTCACAAATTTTTTTATCATAGCAGGTATTATTAGGCACTGGTAGTGTGCTAGGAGTAAACATATGAGTCAACGTATTCAAGAACTTGCCGATCAAGCCAAAGAGTCAGTGCCAAAAAATATACTGGCTCCTGATCTATGGATAAAAGAATACAATCGAATATTTGCGGAATTGATCATCAAAGAATGTGCTGGTCAGTTTAATCTTGTGTATACTGACGAGCAGTATCAACGTAGAATAGACAAAACTATACTCAAACATTTTGGCTTGTACGCATGAGATACTGGACCATATGTTATCCTGATCGTCATCCCACACAAGACTTTGATATTGATCGCTGGGAGACTCTGTCAGATCAGGAGATACTGGATTCCTATTGGGATTATTGGTCAGGTAAAATGCTTGAAAAAGGTCCTAATGATTCTTGCACCTATGAGAACTGCATTACTGATTGGTGTATTGTACACTGGGCAGCTCGCAATCGTTGGCGTGAAATCAAGGAGTACTATGAATGAAACCCTTGATCTATAAGTTTCATCATTGGGCCAAGATTTGGGAACGAATCAAACAAGATAATCCTCCCAGTGTATATCTCATACGCAGCAACATGCGGAAGACGCTGGGATTCACAGTGCGTGATCATTTACACTTTGACAGAGAAAGTCATAGCTATCGGCCTGAGGTACATCTAGATTTTTATGGTGAAAAGTACCTTAGTCATTTTTTACTCAAGTACGGAAATATCAAACATCATGACGAGACCAAGTGATTTCCCTGACTTTGATCGAGCCTACAAGTCGGTGCTGTTACCAGACAATCCTGACAGGTTTGACCATATAGCGGCACAGGCTAATTTTAATATCTATCACAACGATCTTTGGCGCGGCACAGCGCGACGATTCGCTGAGTACATCGTGGAAGAGTGTGCGCAGTGCTGTGGAAGCCAGGCAGACAAAAAGGCCATACGAAAAAGATTTGGTTTGCCTATTGAAGATCCAGTGAAATATCCGGGACCGGATCCCTTGGGCAGTGTACAATCTCAATATGCCCGAGAGTATAATCTTCCAAAAACAGATGAAACCTAGCCATTTTTATTTTGACAATCGCATTCTAGAAAAAGAACAACTGCTGTTCAATCATGCTCGTTATGTGGGACATGAACTGTTGGTTCCTGGCCTGGGTAACTATGCTGTGATCCCACAGGAAGGCGATGGTAGAATGTTGATCAACAACAGTGATGGCGTGCAACTCATGAGCAATGTGTGCAGACATCGACAAGCAACTATCTTGCAGGGATCAGGACATCATGCACAAATTGTTTGCCCACTGCATGGTTGGACCTATGACAATCACGGCAAGCTCATTGGTGCGCCTTTTTTTGATCCATGCCCAGATCGACATTTACAAAAGTTTACCACTCAATCCTGGCATGGATTGATATTTGAACAAGGTCATTTTGATCTGGTAAAAGCACTAGATCAAATCACTCACAAGTCTTATTTTAACTTTAACAACTATGCGTTTCACAGCCGCCAGCAGCATTGGTGCAACTATAATTGGAAGACCTTTGTTGAAGTATACTTAGAAGACTATCATGTGGATGCATTTCATCCAGGACTAGGTAACTTTGTAGATTGCAAACAGCTTACTTGGCAATTCAATGATCACTACAGTGTGCAGAGTGTGGGGATCAAACAGCGTTTACAGACTCCGGGCACACCTGTGTATCGTACCTGGCACAAAGCAGTAACTGACAGATGCCGTCCAAATCTACCAGACTATGGAGCCATTTGGTTGTTGATATATCCCAACGTCATGGTAGAGTGGTATCCAGAGGTCTTGGTAATCAGCAGTGTATGGCCAGAGTCACCACAACGAACTTTGAACATAGTGGACTTTTACTATCCCGAAGAAATCGCACACTTTGAAGCAGATTTCGTAGAAGCACATCAAGCTGCCTACATGGAGACCTGCTACGAAGATGATGAAATAGCTGAACGCATGGATCGCGGTCGTAGGCATCTTGACAGTCGAGGAGCCAATGACACAGGTCCTGTACAAGATCCTATGGAAACAGGACTAAAGAAATTTCATGATTACTACGACCAATGGATTTTTACAGAACAACATAGAGCGTATGTCGCGCCGCGCATTGAAGATCCAGGCAGCGAAGGCGGAACATTGGATTGATCAGATCATGCCCATAGCTCGAATACCCAACTCATTGCTGCAAGAAGTAGGACAATGGAGTTTGATACGCTCGGAGATCAACAAAACCATTGCAGAGCAAAACAATCACGCTAATTATCAGCAGCAGCAACGTATTGATCAACTGCATGAGGCACGTAGAATTCTACGTAACTACCACTATCAGAAAGACACTGAATGGATACGCAATTACGAATTCTATGAGTCGATCAAAGAACAACGCCTACTAGCAAGACACACCGTGAGAGGTATTTTTGTCGATCGTTACGTTTAAATTACAAGCAAGGAAACAGAATGGAAAATTCCAAAAATCACAAATTTGATATAGCAGTGTTGCTGCCTACTAGAGGTCGTACCACTGCACTGATGCGCAGCATCATGAGTCTAGTTAATAGAACAAGAAATCTTGATCGTATTCAATTCTTTATTGGGCTTGATGAAGATGACACAGTGGGTATAAACTATTGGCAGACCGAAGTAGAACCATTGCTGCGTCAACGCTCTGCTAACTTTACTGCCATGGTATTTGAGCCTTTGGGATATATCAGACTCAACGAATATGTAACCGAACTAGCCAAACATTCGGATAGCAAGTGGTTGATGTTCTGGAATGACGATGCAATCATGGAGAGTCAGAACTGGGACGAGGAAATAATGAAATATCAAGGACAGTTCAAGGTGCTAGCAGTACACACGCATCGTGAACATCCTTATAGCATTTTCCCCATAGTGCCAAGAGATTGGCTGGATCTTTTTGGTTACATGAGTCCACATCAACTCAGCGATGCTTGGATCAGTCAGATAGGATATTTGGTTGATATCTGGGAACGCATACCAGTTTGGGTCACACATGATCGTTTTGACCTCACCGGCAACAACAACGATGACACGTACAATAATCGTCCTCAATTAGAAAATCAACCTGACAATCCAGAAGATTTTCACAGCAACAAATGGCACACTCGCAGAGTCAATGATGCTGAACGTTTGAGTCAACTGTTGGCTTCTAGAGGCATTGATCAAACTTGGTGGGAAAATTGCAAATCAGGCAAACAAGATCCCTGGGTCAAACTCAGTGCTAACGACATAAACAAACAAATGACACAAACGAGAACAGTTAATGGCCAATAACAGTGAACTGGTAGAAAAAATTCAAGCCTATTGGGACAGGCAACCCTGTAACATTAGGCATAGTCAAAAACCTCTAGGCAGCGTAGAATACTTTGAAGAAGTCACAGCTCGTCGCTATAGAGTTGAGCCTCATATCTTGGACTTTGCGCAGTTTCATCGCTGGCAGGGCAAGAGAGTATTAGAAATTGGCTGTGGTATTGGCACTGATGCCGAGCAGTTTGTGCGTCATGGTGCAGAATATGTGGGCATTGACATATCAGATGCCAGTCTACAAATCTGTCGTGAAAGATTCAAGGTCATGGATCTTCATGGAGAATTCCACAATGTAAACCTATTGGATCCAGATCACATGGATCTTGGTCAGTTTGATCTTGTGTACAGTTATGGAGTCATACATCATAGTCCAGACATTGATCATCACATCACTGAGATACACAAGCTTTTGCGACCAAACGGTGAGTTTAGATTCATGGTCTATGCCAAGAATTCATGGAAATATGCCATGATTCAAAAAGGACTTGATCAGTTTGAAGCACAAGCAGAATGTCCTTATGCTGAGGCCTTTACTAGAGATGAAATTGAGGACATGTTAGATGGAATTTTTGACATCGAACGTATTAGACAAGCGCACTGTTTCATGTATAATGTAGCTGCATATCGCGAAGGTAGATATGAACTTGAACCCTGGTTTGCAGCAATGAGTGACACTATGCGTGATGCTGTGAGAGAATATCTGGGTTGGCATCTTTTGGTCAAGGCACGTAAAAAATGAAAAAAATTCATATTTCTGACAAAGAAGTACGAGGCATGGTATTGGATATCCTGCGTCAAATGACTCAAGATCGTTGGCTTCCGGACTATGTGGTTGGACTCACTCGTGGTGGACTTGTACCTGCTAACATGATAAGCCAGTACTTGAAAGTGCCCATGGAGACTCTCAAGGTCAGCCTGCGTGACCAAAATTCTGAACCCGAAAGTAATCTGTGGATGGCCGAGGATGCATTTGGTTACATACCTCAAGAACAGCGAGGTGCGTCAGGAACAGTGACTGATCCTGCACTGCGCAAAAAAATCTTGATTGTGGACGATATCAACGACAGCGGCGCTACATTCAACTGGATTACCAAAGATTGGCCATCTGGCTGTATGCCAAATGAAACACATGTTTGGCGAGCTATTTGGAATCATTCGGTGAGATTTGCTGTGTTGGTAGACAACGCCAGCAGCAAGTCTGAGGTTTCTATGAACTATAGTGCTCGTACAATCAACAAGTTCGAAGATCCTAGTTGGATTGTTTTTCCCTGGGAGCAATGGTGGCATCCAACAAAAATTTGACACAACACACTAACTCAAGTATAATCTACACATGGAAAAGATAACCTATACTGAAATTTTCTACAGCCTACAAGGCGAAGGAATGTATGCTGGCGTGCCCAGCATTTTCTTTCGTACCTATGGTTGTAACTTTAGATGCCGTAAATTTGGTAGATCACAAGATGAACAGATTGACGGACATAATCCTGAAGTGGTTGAAATCATCAAAAACATTGCACAGTACAATAAATTTGAAGACCTACCTCTGGTGACCACAGGATGCGATACCTATGCGTCAATCTATCCCGAGTTCAAGCGTTTCAATCAACAAGAAACAGTGTCAACCATTGCTGATCAAATCCATGCACTATTGCCTGGTAACGTATGGCAAGATTCACATTTGATCATCACAGGTGGTGAGCCCTTGCTGGCCTATCAACAACTGTATCCGGAACTCTTAGAACTGTGTAGAGCCAAGGGACTGCGACATCTTACATTTGAAACCAACGGTACTCAAAAGATCTATCCTGAAGTAGAAGAATATCTGTTTCAAGAGTTCACAAGACATGGACGCGACTTTGAGAACTTGACATTCAGTGTGAGTCCTAAACTGCCGTGTTCTGGTGAACCGTTTGAACGAGCCATACAACCTGAAGTTGTGCATCAATACGCATTGTATGGTCGAGTATACTTGAAATTTGTAGTGGCTACTCAGCAAGACGTAGAAGACGCAGAACGTGCTGTGGCCGAGTATCGCAAACACAACGTGAACTGTCCAGTGTATCTCATGCCTGTGGGTGGTGTACCACAGGTGTATAACTTGAATACTCAACAGGTTGCACAGCTAGCACTGGAGAGAGGATGGCGTTACAGTCCAAGGCTACAAGTTGATATTTGGCGCAACGCATGGGGAACGTAAGCAGTCCTTGTGTGAATATCTGTCGCATGCAAAACAACATCTGTATAGGCTGCTTGAGAACATTAGAAGAAATAGCCAATTGGCTTTATTATAGTGATCAAGAGAAACAGGAAATATTACAACAACTGGAGACAAGAAAATGACAGAAACCAAACAACGTACCATTGCTAGAATGGTAAGCTATCGCATCACAGCCTGGCTGTTTACTATCTTCTGGACTTGGTTGTTCACAGAAGATGTAGCATCTGCCACAACGTTTGCCACTGCCTTGCATATCTTGCTCAGTATTGATTATTACATTCACGAACGTGTATGGCTAAAGATCAAATGGGGCAAAATAACGGACAAAGATCATGGGACTGTTTGATAAATTTTTTAAATCTAAACCAGAAAAGTCAGTGCAACCACGCACTAGCGAGACTGAGCATAGACCACCTCCAGCACGTAAAAAAACTGCCAAGGAACTGGCCACTGAACGTGGAGAAGCCTATGTTGGTATTGTGAGTTTTGATCTTAATGCTGACGACATCAACTCAGGCAGTTTTGAACTAGAGTGGAATGACAAATTTATCACAAATCTTGTGCGTGCTGGATATCAAATGAAGCCAAACGAGCCCGAAGACGTGATTGTGGATCGTTGGTTTCAAAACATCTGCCGAAATGTTGTAATGGAAACCTGGGAACAGGAACAAGCAATGCGTGCCTCGGGTATCTATGTGCGTACCACTGACATAGGCAATGGTCGCAGCGAGGTTTCATGATTGAACGTGAACGCATAAACTATCTACTACTGAGTGCGCTGGGCAGTGCAGAACTAGTTTACCAATGGTGGCATTCCAGAAATGCGGCTTTTGAATACGCTACACCTGAAGAGATCTGGCAGGAAGCACCTGAACGTGTGGCCAATTATGTGATACGAGCAGTAAACGTGGGAGGAGATTACTTTTGATTTTTAATCATATCAAAACTCTCAAAGAACAAGGCAAGCGTATAGGCATAACTTTTAGCACGTTTGATCTGTTGCATGCAGGGCATGTGGCCATGTTGGCCGAAGCTAAGAATCACTGTGACTATTTGATTGCAGGTCTACAAACTGATCCAACCATTGATAGACCTGATACTAAAAATGCTCCAATACAAAGCATTGTTGAGCGGCAGATTCAACTAGCTGCCTGTAGATATGTTGACGAAGTCGTGGTGTATCAAACCGAACAGGATCTAATTGATCTGCTGCTGATCTTGCCCTTGGATGTTAGAATACTGGGTGTAGAATACAAAGAACGTTCGTTCACTGGTGACAACGAATGTTATAATCGTGGTATCGAACTGGTTTTCAATTCTAGAGATCATAGTTTTTCCAGTTCCAGTCTTCGCAAACGTGTGATACATGCCGAAACACAACGTGCTCTGCAGTCATGAGACGATACTTCGCTAGCACATTCAATATCACTGACACTGATATGGATATCATGGAGCACATACGTTGGTGCAGAAATAATCTAGGTGAACGTGGCCGTGACTGGGACTTCAGCGGCAATAACCGACGAGTACAGGTCTGGGTCAGAGAAGGGTCGCCTCAATTTACTTTTTACGAACTAAAATATGGTAGTCTACGTCAACGGTGATAGTCATGCTGCTGCGGCCGAAGCAGCGGTGCCATTTGGTTGGGCCGAAGACGATCCCTTTTATTATGGCATGGGCAAAAGACCACACCCTGAAAATGAACGTGTGAGTTTTGGTTGTGAGATAGCCAATCGTCTACATGCTATCTTGGACATAGATGCACAGTCCGGAGCCAGTAATGCCAGAATCATGCGCACCACTAGGCAATGGTTGGATCATGCACAACCCAGTGCCAAAGACCTTGTGATAATTCAATGGAGTACCTGGGAACGCGAAGAGTGGTTGATTGATGGTGAATACTACCAAGTGGGCGCATCAGGCACTGATTCAGTTCCCGAATCACACCAAGACCAATACAAAGAATTTGTTCAAAAGGTGGATTGGGTGGCCTGTAGAAATCATTGGCACCGAGCTATATGGAATCTACACTGTGAACTAGCCGAGCAAAAAGTTCCACATTTATTCTTCAACGGTAATAACCATTTCCTAGGCGAAACTGAGTTGTTGGACTGGCAACACAGTTTTATTGGGCCCTATGATCCAAACAGCACCTACGATGCCCTACTGCGCCTAAATGGTTACAAACCTGTTAACAGTCACAGCTGGCATTTTGGAGCAGATGCCCATTGCTTTTGGGCGGATTATGTGCTACAATATGTTCACGATCATATACTCTAGGTGACCTATGCATTACTTGCTGATTGACACTGCCAACATGTTTTTCCGAGCTCGACATGTGGCACACAGAGCCAGTTCCACTGAAGAAAAAGTTGGTTATGCTCTACACATCACCCTGGCTGCTATCAATAAGGTAGCCAAGAAATTCAATGCTGATCACGTGGTGTTTGCATTGGAGGGACGGTCGTGGCGCAAAGACTTCTACGCTCCCTACAAGAAAAACCGTGCTGTGGCTCGTGCTGCGCTCACAGAAGCAGAAGCCGAAGAAGATCGAGTGTTTTGGGAAACCTATGATCACTTT